GATATTGCCTTCCTTCATTCTGTAACGTCTCTTACTTAAGTTGATAACTGTCATACCTGCTCTCATCATAGATAGAGCTTCTCCAAAGTCAAATGTCTCGTTCATAATCTTATAAATTAAAATTAAACAATCTTGTAGGATGATTCAACATATTCGTAAAGCTCATCCAATGTGCTTATAATTTCTTTACCCTCTTCGTCATAGGCTTTTATATCCGGGTCTCCGGCTTTCTCGTAAACCCACCACATAATCCAGTCTATGCCTTCGTCAGTATAGTTCTCTTTAAATATAGCCATGGCTATACATTCAGCATTACTGACTATATCACTGTCAGCAATATCAATTCCCATTTCAGACAATTTGAAACATCTGGAGTTGATAGCTTCCAATGAATTTACTACTTCTATAAAGTTCCCTTTTACCATATTACACCTTTTAATTGTTCTTGAATTTCATTAATAGTCTCACTGTCATAACCTCTAAGAAGGTCTCTATAGAAATCAAATACAGTTTCATATAGCTGACTTTTATCCTCCTCTGATAGAGTGTTCCCTACCAGAGAAGTCAATAAGTCTGCCACCTTAGCGCTTATAGATATTGAAGTTTTGTTAATCACAGATACATCAATGCGTTAGATAGTATTTTAATTAACTCTGCATCAGAGAAATCATCTACATTTAATAGTGTTTCTCTAATAACAAAGACATCATCATCTGGTTGATAATGCTTCCGCATAATATCAATCACATCATCTTCATTCCTAATTAATGTACTTCTTTTATATGCAACGTCTGATTCGTCGCGATATTTAAAGAACTCCATTTTAGGTTCGCCTTGCTGCCTATATACTACAATGTAATTCATACTTATTCATAGTCTCGGATGCACTTAAGTACTGGTTGTAATGGTCTGCCATCGTCAGAGTAGTAGAAATACTTGACAGTAGCCATTTTACCAATAAGTTCATCCATTCTGTCTAGATATTCATACTTAAGTTCTCTAGGTCCCATAGGCTTGGCTTCAAATTCCTTACCAGCCTGAGTCTTACATATGAACACCATATCTTCAGGACGTAATCCGTCACTATAGCCAACAATCTCAAACTCGTCGTCTTGATACATTTTGACTTTAATCATGGCATTAGTACGTCCTCCATAGTTATATGGTTTGTCCGGGTCTCTAATAACTATACCTTCAAACCCTTCGCTGACATATTTATCATGAAGCTTCTGAATGTTAGTCCACCCTACTACTTCCTCTTCTGGAACTATTCTAACCTTCAGGTCATCTTCATTCCAATTAGCATTAGGGTCAAAATCCACAATTCCAAGTATAGGAGCTATTTCGTCAGATATATAATTCCACCTTTCCTGTGCTGTCATATTAGCATCCATGGTATCATAGATGTAATATTCCAATTCATTGCAGCGGGATTCTCCAGATTCTAATCTTGCTGTACCACTTATATACTGCAAGCTTCGACCATGAATGTAAAGTTCACCATCGAGAACCAAATCTGGCATCTTATTAAATAACTCTATCATCTTGGGATGTGTTCTTAGGTGTACTGTAGAAGCGTCATAATCGCCACCTCCCCGACTAGCAGATACTATCTCTCCGTCCTTTAGATAGAAAGAACATCTGACACCGTCTATCTTACGAGAACCTAGCCAGTACTTGATTTTATCAAATACCTTAGTAGCTACCTCCTCGTACTTCTTGGCTTTCATATGCTTCTTAAATCCATTTGAATCAGTAACACCCTCACCTAGGTGTTCTTCAACAAATGCTGCAACTGCCTTCGCATCCTCTATGTTAACAGAGGATGGAAGTAGCTTATAACCCTTATCTGTATACTTCTTTAGATGAGAATTGTACTCTAACTTAGCCTGTTCTGCAACAGTCCTTTTGGCTTTGCCTTGGAATATCCATATCTCTGGCTGCACAGTTACTTTGCCACCATACTGATAAGTCTTTCTTCTTATAACAAAGCCATGTTGGGCATCATCCCATTCGCAACTAATCTCGACTACTCTAGTTTTACCCTTGTTGTCTTTAGTTACTAATTTATCCATTTAAGATTTCAAAAGCCCTCATTGCACCTTCGATGTAATCTGCGGCAATTGCTTCCACTGCATCGTCATGTTCATCTGCATCACACACGCAAGATTTAGCATACTGTTCAGCGTCTTTCTCAATGGTTTCTACAAATTCTTCGTAATTCATAATTTGTTGTTTTATACGTCAGTGTCTAAATCATCTACAGTTAAAGGCTTATTACACTCTTGAATAAGGTTTCTAGCCAATTCATCCTGTTTAGCTTTCAATTCCTTAATCTTCTCCATAGTCTCACTCATCGCCTTCGCATGATTAGCATAGGCATTATTAAGTGTCTGGATTTCCAATCCTATATCGGATATGGCTTTACTCTTCTCGATTACTTCTACTGTACTTATCATTTCTCACCGGTATGCCCAAATCCACCTTTACGCTCTGTTTCATCTAATCTAGCAACTTCTTCCCATTCAGCCTTAGCTACAGTTGTGAATACCAATTGAGCTATACGTTCTTTATCCTCAATCCATACTGCTTCATGTCCTTGATTAATAAGAATAACGTGTATTTCATTCCTATAATCTGCATCTACAGTGCCAGGTGTATTTAATACAGTAATTCCCTTCTTTAAAGCTAAGCCACTCCTAGGTCTTACTTGGCACTCATAAATAAACTCGCAATCTGAATCAGTAGTGGGGAGAGCAATCTTTAATCCAGTCGGGATAAGTGCTCTAGCTCCTGGGTCAAGACGCAGCATAGTTACTTTATTGCCGTCCATTTTAGGTGATGCAAACACAACTTCGCAATCACCATAAGCTTTAATAGGATTGTCAACTGTTACTCTACTGAAGTCTGCACGTATATCCATACCTGCTGACATAGGAGTTTCATACTGGGGAAGTTTGTTATTCGATAGATTAATTACTTGAACTTTCATTGAACGTAAATGAATAAATTGAGTTTATAGTTGTGAATCTTTTATTCTCCCAGTCAATCTCAATTACATTAGATGTCTTGAACCATCTATCATTCGAATTAAGTTCTAAGGGAGCACCTTCTATAAATGCTTTAGTATATCCAGACTCCTTATGACCTTCTTCAATTCTAACGTTATTGGTTCCCAACACTTTGGTGATAGTCATAAAGCCCTTCTTACCATTGGTAGCAAAGTAGTCTTGCAGCCAAGTATGTACATGATTTGCATTACATTCACCAGCTTCTGTATAGAAAGCTTTGATTAATGTATCGTTATCATCATATACAGCCAAGAAAGGATTCTCTCTAGCACTACAGCTCCCTTTAATCTTGAAAGCCTTCTTGCGTTCCTTATAATGATTCACGTCATAAGTTTCAAAATTAAATACGTAACCGTTCATTGTTGATAGTGTGTCCTTAAATGCATCAGGACGTTGGCTATCATAAACATACTTAAATGTTAGCATTCAACAATATAGTATTTAGGAAATAATATTCCATCTAGTTCCAGCTCTACTTCTTGAACAACATCAAATACATCAAATATGTCATTATAGTAAGCTGCTGCCATTTCCTCATCAGTGATTCTAGTAATGGCATTATCTATCGACTGGTCAGCTAATTTGCTAGCTAACATTCTACGATAGTTATCAACGATTCTACATGCCTCGTGTTCAGTTAATATGTAGAATATCTTACCATTTATATGATATTCATATATTCCTGGCCATATGCTCTCTTCCTCTGTACAAAGAGTGTATACTTCTGGCATGTCTAGTTTATAAGCTACCATGTATAATCGTTCTGGATGTTCAAATCCTCTACATAGAGCTTCGTTTACAAAATCTGAGTAATTCATAGGTATTAAGTCAATACATAAGCATCTGTTTTAGTTCTTGATAAAGATACATATTGAAGCTGTCGTAGTTCTAATAAGTCTCTATCCAACTTAAGATTACCGGTATCTACAAACACATTATTGTAAGAGCTGCCTTGACTCCTATGTGCTGTTATAGCGTATCCATAATCAAAAGTTTGTGGCTTAATTACTCTATTATCAAATAACAGTGGTACTGGGGTTGCAAAGGACTTAGTCATGTCAAAATACTTACCCCATAAATATCCAGATTTAGTTCTATTACCCCACCTTTTCGCCTGTATAGCATCTAGCCTTATAGACTCAATCTGTTGTGCCAAAGTTTGCAGGTAGTCTGGATTTATGTCTGTTGGGTCTATTATGAATACGTCTAATAGCCGTCTATCAACGCTATCATATAATCCCAATTCGAACCCTGGAAGTCTAGTAAAATGAGGTACATTCCTAGTGGTTCTTCTAATGCTTGTAATTATATAGTCTGAAGAGTTAAAGAACATTTCTCCATTATATTCAAAGTTCTCACAGCCAGTTAGAAACTCGAATTTATGATAAGGTTCATTGTCATTGTATAGTATTCTGCGTATACAATCATTGAATCCTTTAACTCGCTTATTAGTATAAGCTATCAGCTTAGTATAATTTACATCATTATGCTTTATTCCATGATTAATCTTATTAGCTGCATCAACCATAAACTGCTTAGTGTCATTATAACAAATGAGAGAACCCTTCTCTCCCATTCGAGTTTCGAATTTAGATATAGGATTCTCTCTTAATGTTAATAATATTGGTGCTAATGCTGTATTCTCGTCTTGCCTAAATATCTTGGTTAGACGGACAACATTTTCATGACTAAACACTTTACTAAGACCTCCGTTCTTAACTGGGGCAATCTGTGCAACATCCCCTATAAATAAGATTTTGCACTGATGTGTTTCACAATAGTCTACAAGTAAATCATAAAGTTCATCACTAACCATAGATGCCTCATCAATGATTATTAGTCCTTTGTTTGGAATGTCTCCCATACCATCGGAATAGAACTTCAAGTCTTTATAGTCTAAATTAAATATATCCAGTTTAGGGGAAAGTGCTAGCAGTTTATGTAATGTAGTAGCTCTATAGCCAGTAGCCATTTCAAGTACTGCTTTGGCTTTATGAGTAGGAGCACACAACTTAAAGAATCTACAACCTCTAGTACTATCTAGATATTGTACAAATTCATTCATAACAGCTGTCTTACCTACTCCTGCATAGCCAGTAAGAACTAATATCCTATCTGGACTATCTAAAAACCTAATCATTCTATCTATAGCATATAGCTGTTCGTCTGACCAAGCTATTGTACTCATAGTTCTCTATTCCAAAATCTAAAGGTAATATCCTTTAATTTAGGACCGTCATCAGTCATTATCGTTTTATATAATCTCTGATTGGTATTTGGATTATCAAGTGGTCCACATTCCTCTATGTAAGGTCCTAACTTGATGTAATCGAAATTGTACAAATCAATTTCATCTGCCAATGTAGCTCTACCACTATACCACCCAATCTTTATATCAAGTGGTACTGTTTGCTGCCATTCCATTTCTGTTTCGGCAGGAATGGTTACTTTGGGAAACCTAATTTCCTTATGAATAGTAAACTTATCAGCCGTTTTAGTGGTAGTTAACGTCCTTACTAATCCAGCATAGTGATTAATGAGCTTAGGGTCGTTATCGCCACCCATAAAGCAAATGGCAGTAATTCCATTATTCTCATTAATAAGCTTCTCTATTCTAGTAATAGTCAGGACTTCCCCAACGTCTCCTGCCAAGTAAGAGCTATGACAGCCCTTACAATGACATGGACAATTGGATATGTTTATGGCTAGTGTAGTCTCGTCAGGAATTTCCCTGAAGACTATATCGAAACCTACATATTTAAGCATGAGTATAAAATCTTCTACTAGCTTCCTCTTGCCTTGCTTGGCTAAAGTTACTAATACGTTTCAAATAACCAATAACTCTAGTAGCATAATCAACGTTCTTACTCCCACATTTTGGACATTCCTTGAGATACCTTTTATCAATATGTCCACAATCATTACAAATAGTATTTGGAATATTAAATGTGAAATAATTAGTACCATTGACTGCTGCCACTCTCAACAAGTTACGATACTGTTCCTTACTAAGATGTTCATCGAGATTCATATGCAATGCACTACCTCCGTCTAAGTATTGTACATATTCCTTGCCATGTAATTTGAACTTGTCAAGTACGGTAAGAGATGTGTCTTCAACAGCATAGAAATAGCTATTATAGCAATCTCTAGGAACTACATAACCTGCTTTCCTGTCCCAATTAGCATGTTTAACCCCAAGGTTCTCTGCCCTTCTGTTACGCCTGCTCCCTAGCATTGGAGCAGTGACCTAGTAAATGATATAAGTCCTTGTTGGGACCATAATCCCCACATAATTCGAGTTCTTTGGTAAGTCTAGCAATGATGGCGTCTTGTTCATTATCGTAGTTTCCCAAGTTGATGGTTTGGTAGTTGTGCATTATACGTGCTACCCATTTGCCATTCCTTAACTGGTTAACTCCAATTACTTTACCACCCTTACGTATGTTCTTCATGTTATCCTTGTGCTCACACACTCTAAGATTCTCCAATCTATCGTCTAGTTTATCACCATTTATATGGTCAACTACACATTTGATTGAATACTCCCCTTCGTGTACTCCCATTAAGTATCTATGAAGTAATACCTTCTTACCATTTACGCTTATAGCAGCATACCAAGTATCTCCACCCTGTTTACGAATGTATACTTTATACTGTTTCAGCTCTTCTACCTTATCTAAATTCACTTTAACTCTTGCTGTCTCATTGCCTTCCTTATCATAAGTAATGCATTCAGCATAGTCATCATGTAAAATGTACTCATTAGGGTCATAGATTGTTCTTGTGGTAATCTTACCCTTATGATACATCTGCATATAGTGTTTCTTGCAGTAAGGTACTCCCTCGAATCTTGCGAATGCTTCAGCATCACAAGCTGTGCATTTAGTTTCTTTTAGTGAATTGCTTCTCTTCATGTTAGTGTTCCTTCTATTAAAGTTAATACACAAAGATACTACATTTCCACCAATAAAACAAATGTACTAGGTGGGAAATCACTTCAGATTTCCTCTACATGTCACCATGTAGTGCAGACTATCGCACACTCTCAGCAATGAGAGTCCCATTCGTTTAGTCGTTCAGGCTGCCATTACGCTTGCCCCCTGTTGCCTACGATTCTCACGTAGTGGTTCCAAGTCAATTAGATTGGGTTTAACGTGCCCACAAGTTTTAGGCACAAATTCTGTGTTAAACATTAACTCCTTAGTTCTCGCTTTACGATTTTCATCACTGATAGTTTTAAGGATAGATTGCATAAACTCTCTATAAGTTGGATTATCATTAACTGGGATTCCTAAGAACTCCGCAGCCTCAATAACTCCATTAACACCTATAGTCAAATACTGCTTCTTCATATCAATGAATCCAGCTGTATATACAGTAAGCAACCCGTCTTTTAAATAGTCTTTAAGCAATTCATTATATGCTGTTTGGAACTTATGAACTTTCTTCACATTCTCACGCAAATACTCAATCATATCATACCCATTATTAACTGCATCCTGAACTAGCCTATTGATATTTAAGGTCATTACTGACTTACTACCAGTAGCAATACCACCAGCTCCAAGAGAATAACTGAATTGATTATCAGTAACCTCATTACGAAGTCTGCAACAGGAAGATAAGGAATCAGGACTATCGGACATATAAGTAAAGAACGAGTGTCCTTTGCTATACATCTCTGCTGTAAAGTCTGCATACTCTTCATCAACAACATCCTCTCCGTTAGTTAGAAGCGCCATGGTCTCAACAGGGAATGTAAGAATACACTTAGTACGTTCCTCATTAAACCATTTAGCAAATTTCTTCTGCAACCAACTAAGAGATTCCCATTGAGGTTGTGTACCGTCTGGGAAATAGAACTCTCCAAAGATACCTTCAAAGTAGTTCTTATCAAAATAACTGATATTCCAGAATACTGATTGGAAGTTACGAGCAGCTGCTGGCTGATTGATTGAATATACAATCTGCTGGAACTTCTGCTCTAACGTCTTGTCAATATTTCTGTGTTTGTCAACCATTTCCTCTGGACGTTTCCAGTAATCATCACCCCACTCTTTACGAGCAAAGTAATCAAAGTACATTAGAAACTCTCCAGTTGCTACTGCACCTGCAAATTGAGAACTAATCGCAAATACCAGATTAACGAACATGCCACAGAAAGAATCCAGGTTCTTGGGTCTGGCAGACAAACCTCCAATTGGCTGTAACCCCTCCAATAGAAAGGGATACATAGTGATAGCCACGCAGTAGGGCATAATCGATGTTTCATCATGCTTATAAAGTAAATGTTGTTCCAGCATACGGATATATTCCTTAGCTAGCTCCTCTCCATATAACTCTCTGATTTTATCAGTAAGAATTGCACGATTTACCTTAATAACATCACCTTTGAACAATTCTCCATTTAAGGTTACAATGTTCTTCTCGGTAACATTAGCATTAGCATCGTATTTACTACCAGTTGCGGCATTCTTGGCTTTAGCATAGTCTTTAATGAATTGTTTCTTTTCATTTAAAGCCCTGCTCTCTGCCCTTTTACGCCTGTACAAGATGAATGCCTTAGCAACATCATAATAATCACATGCCATAAGAGCTTTCTCTAACTGGTCTTGAAGCTCCTCAACTGAAACTATGTTGTTAATATACAACTCATCTTTAATATCCTGAAGAATATCAGAATCAATTGGTTCGTTAACAGCGTTAAATGCCTTAGTAATTGCGGCATCAATCTTATTAACGTCGAAAGGTTCTACTTTTTTGTCTCTCTTAATTACTAACATTAATTAGAAGTTTAATATGTTTCTTAGTAATAGAGTCTTCTCTGCTCTATTCATCAAATCTTTACCCTTGTCATTACTAATTAGCTGCGTAAATGCATTGTACACAGTAAACATATCCACCTCATTACCCACTCCAATATAATATGAAGAATCTGGGTCCTCAAACATAGAACTATACGCCTTAGTAACAAGGTCTGTTCCTATCTTGACATCTCCATAACCTACATTATAAACCATATGCATAGCATTTCTTTGCCATTTGCCTAAGTTTAAACTTACTAAATCGTCTTCAGCTTTCCATGTAGTATTATGAAGATTCTCCAACATCAGCTTTATATCAGAAGTTTGACTTAATAAATGCTCTACAGCTTTATAATTCAAGGCTTCTTCAGGATTAACCGGCTGCATTTGGAGAAATTCTGGGTCAAATACACAGAGATTTGTACATGCTCTGTTAAGTGCCCCTCTATAAATCTTGGCTACTGGCTTACGAACATCTAGTCCGTAGACCATGCCAATAACTTCATCATGATTGTCAAAGCTGCAACTCTCTGGCATTACAGCTTGAATCAATACACGATTATATGTAATATCATCTGCATTAACATCTCCATCGACTGTCCTAGTGACCTGTTTAGGCAATTCTACTTCAACTATAAAGTCTTTAGTAAACTTGGACATTCTTTCAATAAAAGGCTCTACATAGGCAGCAGTTGGTAAATATGCTCTCTTACCTATTCTAGTAGCCTTACCATTCATGAGTTGGTCAATACTTATTTGCATTCTTCGTTTGTTGTTTGATTATCAAGAAGTTCTCTGGTCAAAACTTCCCACACATCTTCATCATAACGAATCTCTATTAATTTGATATTATTGTCTTTACAATATTGCCTAACATACTCGTCACGAGCTTGTTGTCGCTCAAATTTGAAAGACCCGCCAAATGCCATTTTAGGATTATAATGTTGAATGCCATTATATTCCACAAAGGTATTATATTCTGGTAAGTAAAAATCAATATAAGCGTGTCCAGAGGTGTTAATCTCATTAGGCACTTGGATAGTGTATTCCCTTATAAATTTAATTCCATTACTTAACAAAATGTTACATACCTCTTCTTCGCCCTTTGAACTTGAGCAGCTAGGGCAGCCACTACCTTGTATATGGCTATTTGGAGTCTGCCAAAATTCACCATGTTCAGGGCATACAATACAGACCTTTGTATGACTATCGTTGTACTCTACTCTAGAATAATCATAACGTGTGCCATGAATGCGTCTGGCATCCTTTAGAAAGTCATCTAAGGACTTCTGCATATACTTTGCATGACTTTCAGCAGAGCATTTTGGACACCCTTTATACCTAAGAAAGTGGTTAGGAAGGACTTCAAAGTCACCGTGTTTGGGGCATGTTATAACTATTCTAGTATCCCACCCAGTATATACAGTTTTACTATAATCTAAATCTGGGTAGTACTCCTTAAATTTCTTTATGTAAAGGTCATTAAACTTTTTAAGTCTTTCTTCCTCTTTACATTTCAGACATCCTACACCTCTCGATAGAGTGCCAACACGGGCCTTAAATTCACCATGTTTAGGACATACTATGGTAACATACCCTCTAGTGCCATTATATTTGACTTTAGAGTAATCATAATTATCCCCAAACATGTCACGTAAACGGTTAATAAATTCTTCATTAGATAATGAAAGCTTGCTACTTTTAGCTAATGAAGCACACTCAGGACAACCATCCCCTCTAGAAATATGCAATCCGGATATAGCTGTAAAGTCGCCATGTTTCGGACAAGTGATGATTATTCTATCTCTACTTCCAGTGTACACAGATTTAGAATAATCATATTTATCTCCATGTTTAATTCTAGCTTTATTAATCCATTCTTCAGTAGTAAGTTTCTTAGGCATTATAGTAATAATTCTGACATTAAGCATAGTTTATTATCTACAATACTTCCATACATATCCATACGCTGTACTATTTTGACCATTTGCACAAGCATAAATTGTCTTCCTTTTGTAATCAGTCCCATTTTCAATAGAATTTATACTGTCCCATACTTTAATTAAATTTCCATCCAAATCATATTGTTCTATAGACTTGGTTTTCTTCACAGGAGAAACCTCTTCCACAGAATACCTCCAAATGAATCCCCCAGCAGACTTGTATCTACCTTTTAAACAGTTACTAATAGAAGGTCTATTAATTCCAAGAGCTTCTCCAGCTTGTTTAACACTATCCCATTCCTTGATTAGATTTCCATCTAAATCATATTGATAGATTGTCTTAACTTGCTTTGCTGTTCTCTTAGCTATAGCTTCCTCAGACAACCTCTTTCCCAAGTGAGCCTCTCTACATTTCCGCTTAGTTTCCTCAGTCCTCTTGACTCCTAAAGCACTATCAGCAATCTTTTGAATATTCAGGTCTGGTTTCAAAGTGTCTATCCACCATTGCTCCCTCTCTATGCATAGTTCCCTAGGACATAATTCCATTATCTCAAATGTGGCAATGCCATATTTATTAAATGCGTTCTGCGCGAACCTAGAGTGGTGTATATCTCTAATAAAGTCTAACTGGTGTTGTCTCCACCGTTTTCTAAAAGAGATTGCTGCACTACCGATGTAAACATGATTCTGGATAGTAATCTTATAGACTCCAGTTGATAGGGTACAATCTTGTCCCTGGAATACATAATTAAATTTAAAATTTTGTTCGTCCATATATTAATAACTTTTTGACAAAGTTACTAAACAATATGGACGAATCAAAACTATTTGTATGGAATTATAGAATTTCTAACTTAGGACTTAGCTGTGATTAATCCATCTAATCTATTACCAGCTTCGTCGACAATAGAATAGTCACAGCTCCAACATGTATTTCCAAAATTCTTGTGAATCCATTCGGAACTTCCAAATAATGAACCAACTGACTTATAGGTAAATCTTCTACCATAAGTAGTGGCTGACTGATGTAAATCTCCTTTTACAAAGACTACATTACCAGTGATGCCCTTATTGTCCAAATATTCATTGATGAAATTCTCTGTCTTCACGTCAAGAGTTAATGGTAGATTCTTGAACATGTCTTTATTATCTTTACCATGACACATTACATAGGTAGTTTCATTAAGAGTAAACTCTCCTATGAACTTGTCAAATACTTGACATTTAACATCAAACTGTTCTAATACAGCAGCTAATGCCAAGTTAGCAGCATAACCAAAATCACCATCATGATTGGACTCGCCAACACAATAATAATACATATTGGTATGCTTTACATTCTCTATCAGAGATTTAACAAAGCTAGTCATTAACTTAATATAAGTTTGCAATTGCTCCTTATTGCTCATGTTTTGAGCCAGTTCATGACCACCTCTTGTAGTTTGTCCATTATATCCGTCAAGAGAATCTCCAAGATTGCAGATAACTATATTCTCAAACCCACCACCAATGTAATAAGCTTCAGTATATACTCTCTTTATAATCATGTCAAATCTCTTCTTCATTTCTTCTTCGTTATAAGGATTCTGATAAATAGATAGAGGAGACACTGTGGCTCCAGTATGAATATCAGACAACCATATGATTAGGTCTTTGCCGTTAGAAATTGTCGGCATACGTCCCCAGTCATACAGATTATTGAAGTCTAGCCCTTCTATAAGAGCTTTGCCGTCAGCTATTTTAGCTTTCAGTTCGGCATTCTCCATGGCATACTTCTTAAGTAGTCGCTCGTTATTCTTGATGCGTTCTGCTTCTATGCCTCTTAGGAAGTCATTCTCCTTCTCCCTTAGTTGCATATCTTTAAGCTCGTCAATAGTATTCTCCTCAATAACATGAGGAGCAAATGGTGCTGCGGCTTTAGTAATATTGAAGACTTTGAGAATCTTCTTAAACTCCTCTAGAGAATATTCAGGGAAGCTACGACTTACTTCTCTTTGTGTTATGGATGAACCATAATAAGAGTAAAGTCTATGAATCATATTCATTTCATCCCTAGTAAGACTGCCAGTAAATGGTGCTTTGTCTCTTAGCGGGATAGTGAATTGATACTTAACAATCTTACCTTCATCATTTCTGACCAATGTAATCTTGCCAGTACTAGTTTCCTCCTCTTCAGAAGATGTCACTTCTTCCGATTTAGAACGACGTATAATACCTCTCTTGCTAACCTTGTCATACAGACTCATTATCATGTCGTAGGATTCCTTGTCGATACTGCCATCAGCTATATCTTTGTTTACTACCTGTTTCTTTACCCAGAAGTAATTCTGTGGAAGACCTACTTGTTCTGCATATGCATTTAAACTAATGTTCTGTTTTAAAACTTCTTGTAAGTGATTGATTAGCTTGGTAATTGTTGTTTCTCTCATTTCTGAGTTAAAATTAGATAACCTTTCGGCGCTTATATAAAATCTAATCTCTTTTAGTTATGCACATCTGAATAAAAAGAAAAGGGACTACCTTATTCACATAAGATAATCCCTTTGATATTTAAGGTCAGTAGAAGTTGGCTTAGCCCTCGACCCCAAAGCAAATATATGTACCCATCTTAGCTGATTTTGACGGAGTGTGTTTTACTTCAAAAGCACCGTCTTCGCCTTCAACTACAGCCTTGATGTACTTGCAATAGATATCGCCAGTATAACCTTTCTTAGTGTAAAGTTCCTTAGCGATTTCTTTGGCTTTAGTTTTAGTTTCAAAGTTCAAGAACAATACTTCACCAGTTGCAGGATTGATTCCCTGATAGCCAGTTTTGTATTTACGTTTACCTTTCTCGTTCTTGATGTCACGCATAGTATAAGGACGTTCACGAGTATCAGCAGAACCTGCTTCAAATGTGATAGAACATCCGATGCCAGCAGCAAACTTAGTATGCTTAGCCAGATACTCTGCTTCAAATTCCTTCAAAGCTTTCTCTGAAATAGGTTTACCAGCTGTCTTCCATGCCTGAGTTGCATCACGAATTACTTGGAAAGGTGCTTGTGCGATTGCTTCTTGTTTAGTATAACCTTTTACTTCTACGTTCTTAAAATTTACTTGGTTTGTCATAATTAATTGGAATTTAAACATTAGTTCATTGTCATATCTCTTTGTTATTGTATTACAAAGGTACTGCTTTAATAGTAAACTACCAAACAGTTCTAATGCAAAATAATCTAAATTTAATTCTATTAATCTGACTCTCCTTCGAGAGGAAAGCGTTACAAAGATACTACATTTCTTGTAACTACACAAGTAAATTGCCAACAATTAGTGAGTTAATAAGATTTAACTATTATCGTTTGGCGGAAAGCAAAATTCATTTTTAGTCATTTGCTTCCATGTGTCTCGACTTTCCTCGTAGAACTTGTCCACGATTTCGTCAGAGCGTTTCTCTATTAATCCTGCTGCCCATAACAGCTGGTGGAAACGCATATCGGGATGTTTCCTGGCTAATACTTCCAAACTATGAATTATAGCCATGTTATTCAAATATCTGTCATGTACCATAATTAAAATGGTATTTCTGGCGTAGTAGGTTCCCAAGGAAGCTCTTTATCAAGAATTTCATTAATCTTAGCAACCATATCTTTAGCCGATTTTAAATCAAATGTCAAGAACTCGGTAGTGTTTCTCATAAAATCATCACATATAACTGCGAGACCTTTAAGAAGACCCTCCGAATTATGACTTTCTTTGCCCTGTCTAATCTTCTGGATTACTTGCCAAGTAGTTGCGTTAGGAGTTTTGTTCCTAGCTTGCTTAGTAAGAAAGCATATTAGTGATATTAAAGCAAACTTAGTTCCTATATCACAGGCCAGACATCCTAAACTGAAGTACTGCTTGTAATATTCCTTCAAATCATTCATAGTAGGCTCATAGTATTCCATCAGCATCGTATCCATAAAGCTCGTAATATGCTACACGCCTCAACAATGTAGTAAATTCAGTAAAACCCGACAACATATGACCATTATTAACAGGAAACACTCCAGACCTAAAATCCGGAACTGTTGATACCACTAACATATTAGCCTTAAGTGTGGGCTTTGCCTTATATTCATTCTCTATGTACAATTTCAGCATCCACATATACATAGCCATTTGCCTAGCATAGTGATACTTATCAAAGCTCTCATGAAACTTAGTGAGATAATGTCCACTAGTCTTCAAGTCATTGAGAACTAATTCATTCGACTCTGGACTGTATGTAAAATTATCCAACTTAGCTTTTAGTTTGAGAACCTTACTAAGACCATTATGCTCAACAAGCACATCTATTAATAGTACAGACTCATTCTTGGAGATTGGCTTCTCTAATAAATAGTCTGGATTCAATAAGGATTGTATTTGTGGATTACATTCAACTGATACAATACATTCTCGTAGTTTGTCTCTAGATTTAGCATCAAGATAAATTGGAACCTTATCTGCAACATATTTGCTGCCCCACTCATAAGCTGTGCGTTGAGCATAATAGTTCTCGCATTTTATGCGCAGAGCATCCATTTTGTCTTCATCCATTTTACCTTTATAATAGCTAATCTTGTCAGACGCTACTACTATCTCATCCTTAGTAACAACACCATTAGCTATAAATAAAGGATACAGCTCATCAGCCATGAATCCGGCTTTAGCTGTTGGTCTATCTACAGACTCTACAAGAATAAAAGACTCTGGTTGCAGTACTAATTCATGTACTGCCGAACCAAAGTACAGCGAATCGGAGTATCTTCCATCAGCACCCAGTCCTGCTAAATAAGCTTCTGGGCTACCTCCTTGTTCTGGGTTTATAAGCTTCAATCTAGAATTACTAATGTAATCAGAATAAGCTTCACTGAAATACTCCTCATCACTTATCTCAAGGAACTTGATAGTTTCAATTAGTGGTGTAATTTTAATGTCTTTAAGCATAACTCCTCATGAATTGATAAGCATCTATAATCTCATCTTTACATAAGGAGAATACTTTAAACATAGGAAAGTCAATAGTCCTTTCTGTATGCATTAATAATGCAGGCAGTCCAGAACGTTGACATTTTAGTACGTTACTTAAAGAATCGTCAATAAAGACATCCACTTTACCTTTAATCATATCAGCCTTATTACCGTGTTGGTAATACATTTGATAGACTGGTCTATCTGGGAATCCATTTCGTCTTAGCCATTCTTTAGTCCAAGTTTTATTGTTTACACGTTTAGTGCAATATAATTCCGGAACAAAATCAGGTCTGTTAACTACTTTGAGATTTAACCAGAAGTCTCTGTCCTTACTAAGAATACGTTGTACATTCCTAGTAATCATGCTATCTTCAAGCATACGTGGATTACTAGCTGTATCGAAGTACTCACAGTAAGCACCCCAAAAGTCAGCTAGACAATCGTCAATATCTAAACCTATTCTAAACATTCATTGTCATCTTGTACGACTAGAACTCTTCTATATCGTATATGTCACCAATAATTATCTCTTTGTCTTTAGCCATAGTACCTGCCAGTTCATCATAATCACCTGGAGGGTCTATGTCATAATCTGTAATGAATAAGTCAATAAACTTATCCTCAGCTTCTGTAAAGCTTCTAGCTCTTACCTTCTCTAGCCATAAATCACCGTCGTCCAGACTATAACAAGGCAGAATATAAGTGTTCATCAGCAGATATAATAATTAAATGATTCAAGATTTAGTAAGTCAAGATATGAATATATCAAATTTGCCATAGGATATTCTAATCAAGCATTACTAAACAAAGAAAGCCACAGATTACTCCGTAGCCTTCTTAATAAGTTCATAAAAGAAATCTTTACTCATCATAACGTATTCTCCGTCAGAGCCCATGTTTACTCCCTTGTCAATCTGCTTGTTCCAGATTATTACTAAGGGTCTATCTTTACGACCACATGTTTTGATAATTTCAGCAATAGACGGTGTGTTCTTAGTACATTTACATTGTACGTAACATGGCAATTTGTCCTCGGTTTCAGCTATGTCAATTTTAGCATCGTCCAGATTCTTGGACTCACTACGAGATGATTTTAGGCCTTTATAACCAAGTCCTATCAATTCCTTAATAATCTTAAGTTCATAATTATTACCTTTACGTTTAGCATATGCACCGTTACGTTTCTTCTTCGGTTTTACTTCTTCAGTGTTCTCCATGCCCTTTCAATTAAATTAAGTGTCTTCTCTCTACCATATTTAGCATGAAAGTCAGATATATCTTTAGCTCCATAAGACCTAGGAATGAAGATGCAGTCTATGTTAAACTTCTTTCTTATCTGGTTCATGTTATGAATGCCAGGCAAGTCGTTATCATAGAATACAACTATCTTCTTAAATCTTTTACTCAACTTCTCGAATTGAGATTCAGTTAAGAATAAATTCTCTGAATTAGGAGCTATTGCAGTAATTCCTAAAGAATATAGACACATAACGTCTTTCATACTCTTAGTAACTACTAACAAATCGCCTTCTGCCGGAAGCTGATGTGCTCCCTGTAACATGATAGACTTCCAGTTAGATAGAAACCGTGTAGTTCCTCTTTCTCTAAATGGAAAGTAGATTCTCCATAACTCAACCCCTTTATCGTTCTTACCACGATAATAGCCAAACATGGGATTCTGTGGACCAGTAGTGGCATAATAACTGCCATTTAAATAGACAGCCTTGCAAGAATAGACTCTGAATCTCTTCAGAATCTCCTTAGTAATGCCATATTGTGCCCACCACTGTAGTTCAGATTCAGTGAACTCTTGTACATCAGCTCTTATAATCGCAGGTCCATCGTCCTTAAATTCAGACTTACTTGCGACTACAGGCTTATTGTTCTTAGGTAACGTTTTATGGGTTATATAACCAAAGTCATTAGCAATTATCTGCAATGCTTTATAATAAGTACAACTATACTTATACATAACCACACTAATGAAATTACCATAGAACTGTCCGCTGAAGTCATTGAATATGATGTCTCCAGACGCATTCCTATAAAAGGAACACGTAGGAGAATTATCATTTCTCAACGGAGATTTAAACAACCCTTTCTTAACTGGGATTCCTAGATAGTACTCAAGATAAGTTTCCTGAGTCTGCCTTTCAAGTAAATACTTCTTAGTAATTTTAGGTTCATATTCCAATACCATATTATTTCAATGTTTAATGTTTGAACCTCAAATTTACTAATTAATTATTACACTTCAAAGTCAAGGTCTGCGTTATCTGTGGCTGCATCATTAGATGCTGCAAAATCGTCAGAACTTGTACCAGGCATATCAGTAGGGCCGTTACTCTTCTGTTTATTCATCTGACTGATTTCATAGTCAGAGAAGAATACTTTGTCTCCTAACCAGTTGTTAGAGATATATGCATCACCTGCTTTACTGATATTGACGAAATAAGGCAGACAAGGTTCGCCTTTCTTATTAGCAATCAGCTTCAGATTAGTATGCTTATTAACTGCATCCTTAGTGATGTCGGCAAATGTCTTTACCAATTTCTCAAACTCTTCCGGAAGGGCAAAAGTTTTAGTCTTAAATGCTTCATATTTCTTAGGAGCAAGTTGTTCTCCAATATGAGCTAACATAAATTTAAACTTCTCAAAGTTGGACGGACTTTCACGTTCAACTCCATTGTTAGAGCTTACTTGTCTTACATCATCTCCCTCTTTAGGACAGAATACTGTTTCTTCATAAACACCATTCTCATTCTCGAATGAAATTCTCATGGTTTTGTACACTGCGTCAGGGTCTTTCTTACCCTTAAACTCATTAAATGTTATTCCCTTGAAGATAACATCGTGGATTTCCCATGGTTTCAGTCTTGGTTTAATAGATGATGTACCGTTCGTGTTTGTTAAGTTGAAATTCATTGACATAGTTTATAAGTATTAAAGTTCAAAAGTTAATGGGTCAATCTCTTTAGCTGACTCATCTCCAATCTCTGTGTCTAACGGCAAATCAATGTTGTCGCTTTCATCTTCTAATACCTCTATGTTATCTACTTCAGGCTCTTCCGGCCTTTCAGCATTACCAACTAATACGAAGAGGTCGTCTTGACCTTTCATCGTAGTTACTGTAAATGTATCGCCATACTGACGTAGCATGTCATTAGCTTTACCTCTACAGCTGACAGACAGACTCTTAGTAAGTTTGTTTCCACCTTTGGTTCCAAAGGCTTCATCAGTTCCTATAACGGGGAAAGTGATTCCGTCAATTTTCTGATATTTAATACTAAGTCTATCTTCCCAAGCAACTCCCATTAATTGGGCAGCTGCTTTATTAAGTATGTACTTGTTAGGGTCTAGGGTAATTTGCGGTTCAGATGTCTCTGGAACCTCTTCCTTGACTGTTCTAGTCTTTACTTCTTCTTTGACAATTTCCTGCTTTAGAGATTTATACTCTCCAGTAGCTGGGTCAAAGTCCAAAGTTAACAGCATTTTAACTATCATTCTCCGTATTCAAATTTATTGATTGTGTCAATCACCATCTTCATATTAGGTTCAACATATAAATCAGGGAAACATCCTGCGGTACTTCTACAAGTATCTGGACCAAGTGACCTTGTTCTGAATTTATAGTCAACCTCTTCATCATTTACAATCTTCTCTGCATACAGCAAATAATTAAACAGTCCATCTATATTAACAGACCTATCCAACATCTTTCCAGTAGTAAATAACTTATATTTAGGGTCATAGTCGTTACCGTCATTTACAATATGAGATATGAACACTACAATTAAATCCTCTCTAAGAGTCATAGCCTTCATTATTAAATCATAATAGTGCTTTGCAAAGTCAATATGCTTATCATATCCTTTCTCCGCACTTCTAGACATCACCTCTTGTGAAAGAAGATAATTACTATCGTCAATTACTAAGACCTTAATCTCTGGCATTTTAACATTAACTACATTCATGATGTTCATCACTTTGGCAAATTCATTGCTGAAATACCAATTTCCAACATAGTTCTTGTCTTTGTCCTGAGTTAGCTTCTTGTAATTCTTCCTAAATCCTGGAATTGATAATTGTTTAGGAGTACAGCTAATGATAAATGTCTCCTTTGGGTTTAAATACTGTAGGGAACTAGACTTACCACTTCCCGAAAATCCTCCAAGTCCTATAATTTGGCTCATTAAATCATAATGTTATGGTTACGCGTAAATCATCTTTCTTAGTTCGTTCTATCTCGACTTCCCTGTCTGGGAAATCAATAATAGTCCAATCTGGATTCTTATACTTGTCATAATCATTGATTTCAGACGCAGATGGAAGCTCTTTAAAGATACCACATCTACCATAAAATCCTACACCAATGGCTACGTCAGACGCACCAAATCTATTCTTAAGAACCAATAATGACCTGAAACCATCCTTTAGCTCTTTAATGCAATATCCTCTATATGTAGACAATTTGCTTCTAAATGGATTAAATAATACCAATACTACATTGGCATCCTCACTCGGAGAACCACTCTCTTTTAAATCTGACAAATCAGGTTCTTGCAAGCCTTGTTTTAGTCGTTCTGCATTATTAGCATTTCTATTGAACTGCATAATATTGATTGGAGATATCTTACATTTATTTCTAAATGAGACACCATATGCCGATATTGTATCAATCTCCTCTTTCTTGCTACGACCCAACTGTGGTCTCACTAAGCCTAAGTGGTCAGTAATTACTGCGATAATTTGTTTCGGATTATTAAGTTCATAAGTATCTTCATCAACAAAGGTTCCAAATTTCTTTAAATCCTCTATGATTAGAGACTTATACTTCTCTGAATTGAGAGTGCCGTCATGTATTATTAGTCTGTCCTCTATAGATTCTAGCCATGGAATACATTCCTGTACTAACTCATAATCCTCATTAGAGAGTGTAGAGTCCTTGCCTCTAGACAATAACTCTTTAAAAGATATTTGTTTACCATATGTCTCATATATATGAAGAGAGAGCAATTTAGCAAGTAACTGCTCAGCACTCATCTCCAAAGAGAATATAATAAACTGAACATCCTTATCAGAATCAGAGTCCAGTAGAGCCTTATATATAAAGGAGTGAAGCACGAAACTAGTCTTACCGTTACCAGTTCCTGCGGCAATCAGGTAATAGGTCTCTTGAGTTAATCCGTCAATTATATGCTCCAGCTTAGGCATTCCAAGTGATAACCCTTGATTGTCACCTTCTCTACCTCTTTTGATAAGTTCGATTAGTCTGCTAGTATATGTCATAGTTCCGTCATAGTATCAAACACTAATTCTTCATATGTTCCATCTTTAAACTTCTCGATGCCTTCCCAAGCCTTAGACATTATAAAGTCAGCAATGTTGACATTTATCAGATTACATTTGTTCTGCTTAGCCCAATTGACTAACTCTATCACTCTTTTATGATTCTCAAGTTTCCACCCTATATTCTTGCCATATCTAAAGAACATGTCTTCCAAAGTGTTAAACTTCTTAGACCAGTTCTTTAAACTATACTCCCTACCATTAATAATGACAATATCTGGGTATGCTTCCCAGAACTCTCCTCCCAGGTCTCCGGAATACTTTCTATAATTCTTAATGAAGTTTTCATTAAAGATTACAGATTCAGGGTCAAACGTCTGACCCTCTGCGGGAATTTTATACTTCTTAGTAATGACTCCCTTCACCTGTAGACTTAATAATACGTCTCTAAGGCGGGTTTTAGTTATTGGCATTCCCAGATATCGGATGAGGGAGTCTTTATGTCCCTCTTCTGGTTGTGCCAAGAATAGCAACTCAATCATTAACAACTCCTCAGCAGTAAGCCTATACTGCTCCATTATTAACAACTGATTCTCTATTGTTAAACTTAATTTCTCCAAGCGTATTGATTAATAAGTAAATAACTTACTAATCTATCAGCTGTGATACTTTGTTATTCTGATTTCTCAGTGTCCTCAATCACATAAGCTTCGCCTGCTACTTCGTAAGGAGCTATAAACTCTTTAAAGAGTTCTGTCTGCCTTGCTACCATAGCCTTGACGTCATAGATTCCACCTTCAAATTCAATTTCACCGTTTTCGTTGACACCACTAGCATGAATGATACTATCAAACGTGTTAGTAAGCATTACAAGTTCAAACAATCTTTCAGTTGTCATGTAATTTTGACCGTTAAGGATTACAAAGATACGATAATCTTGTTACATTTCAAAACGAATCTACTTAAATTTCAGGCTCGTAATAAGACTTTGCACATCTAGAGGGCTGCGCTCTAAATGCACAGACATCATGCAAATACGATGCTCTGAATGCTTCTCTAACAGCTCTAATAGCTTAACAGCATCAACATCAGTAGATACTGTTGAAGTTCTATCAGGCTGCCCTTCAGCACCTATGTTGCAATATAACACTCTAAACATTAGAACCTAAATATCATTTTAGTTTCTTTGTTCTTCTTAGGAGTAAATTCTCGCCCTTCTAGTAGATTTAATAAATCAGAATCGGCTATAGTGATATAATCCTTACTACCAGTACTCTTGCGAAACCATTCTTCTTCAACAGTTCCCTTGATTACTAAAGTAAAGACTTCCGCTACTTTATTCTCTGCCTTTCTAATAACTCTACCTATTCTCTGCGTCTTAGACGTAGGACTGGAATCATATCCAAGAATAACGGCTACTGACAGTCCTGGTATGTCAGCTCCTTCATCTAACATCTTAGAAGTATTAAGTACTCCCACAGATGCTGATTTAAACTCCTCTAAAGTCATCCTTCCCTTCTTCTTAGTTTCCTTACTAGATAGTACCTTACCATACTTGATTTGTTCGGCAATCTTGATTGTCTTACTAAAAGTAATACATTTCTTGTCTTGCCTATGCTCAAGTATCATATTTGTAAGTTCTATCTTTTTAGGATGTTCATAAATGAACTTCTTCCTTGCCTGTAAAGTCCTATTGAAACCCATAGCATGAATTAGAATGGTCTTATTAAGAGCTTTCCATTCATCTGGTTTCTTGTCAAAGTCGGGAAGCATAGTTTTAGCTAGCTCAATTCTCTTCTGCCATTTAGTAGCACAAGCCATAGCAAGTGTAAAATCATGACCGAAGAAAGCAAAATGCTCATAAAACTCTCTATTTAACTCATAGTATTTGTCTAGATTGTCTACTTCTACCATGACTTTGTATTCTCTGTAAGGAGATAGCCAGCCTCTAGCAGTAGCTTCACTAACATCTACTCTATCAACTACTGGACAATACTTCTTGATATAACTATCCTTACCGTCTAGTCGTTCCATAGTTGCAGTTAAACCTAGAATTATTTTATACTTGACTACTTCAAATACCTTTCCAAACAGGTCGGAAGCATATTTATGACATTCATCAAGTACTAGCAAATCACATGTCCACTCATGTTTCACAACAGAGTTTATTATTAGTACCTCGTACACCATTGGGACTTGCTGCTCTGTTAAATCACTAAGCCATTGTCTCTGTAGTGCATCAGTAGGTACTACTATTATAATTCTTCTACCAGGATTCTTAGCCAAGAATCTTTTCATACACATAATGGCAGTTCTAGTCTTACCGAAACCGGTACAATAGACTAAAGAACCACGCAACTTATTATCTACCCAACGTTGAACACCAATTGCTTGGCGTTCATCTCTGCTTACGTTTCCGAATAAGTCTGCCACTTGTTATAGGCTAAGCCCTTAATTAATAACTCATTTGAATCTATTACCTTGAACCCTGTTATTTAATATTAGTAAATTCTCACAAGTTACGTTAAGCAGCTTATACCTACTACATAGTAATCTGGATTAACTGTGGTCAGCATCCAGAGTACATTATAAAGTATAGCCTTTAGCATCACATACTAATTTAATTTGGTTCTTGCGAGTTTCCCACTGAGATATATGGAACTTCACTTCATCTTCCAAAGAATACAAGATTCTATTTCTAAGAACCTTTAATTGGTCAGTAGTTAGTTCTGTATACTTCTTACTCTTCAAATTAACCATAGAACGAAGCTGTGAATAGCTAAGTCCTTTAGGAGTAACATAAAGAGGCATTGTGGGCTTCAGACCTAGTCTTTCCTTCGCCACTTCAATCTTATCTCTTATCTGACCTGTCTTAGGGTCTTTCTCCACTAAGTCCTTGCTCTCTTGAGCAGTGAACCATAGACCTTGCTTGAGAATAAATGTAAGAGTAATGTGTTGTTTGTTGAACTTTCCCAGTCTGTCCAAACAACCTTCGCGTACTGTCTCTGTTGGAATGTCTCCAAACTCTTTAGGACAGCCGCACATAGTTCCTTCAATTGGATACTCTTTCGGGTCTATACCGTCCTTATTAATATCCAAGAAAGAGACTAACGCCTCTAGGAACTTAAACCTTGGCATATGCTGCTCCTGTTCTAACCAGCGCAAGAACAATTCTGCGTTACAACGCTGACGCTGGTCTTTAATAATGTCCAATAGAACATAACGACCAGGATAGTCCTTGTTAGTATTATAGAGCATAGAATCACAATGTGCATAGAAATTACGAAGTTCTTCTTCAGTACAATCAACCAAGCGTTTCTCCTCTTGTACTAAAGCTCCATTTACTTCTTGCTTACGACCCTTCCAAATGAAAGAGTTGATGTCATTATTCTTTCTATCGATAGCTGATGCCAATTTCTCTCTGAACATAGATATATCATATTAATTTTAGATAATGGTCTAATCTCGTTAATTTAGATAATCTTTTACAGTATAATCTCACCTTCTGGTGGTTTCTCATAAACAAAGTCTTCGAAATATATATCGGTATATTTATACTTCTCAAAGGAGTCAGTGATGGGATTATACCATGTGTCTTCCCCTGCATATACTTCCTTACATTTCAAATACCCGATGTCACCAACTCTTAAGAATGGACCTTCCCAGTTAGGACATCGGGTACACATTTTATATGTGCCGTTTGACAAATCTTTGAATGCATAGACTATATAACCACCAGCATCTTCCTTACTAGCTAGTAATTCAACGCGTATGGTATATTGAATCATCATTCCGAGCCCACCAGCTCATTTTGTCGTTTATTAACCCCACCGTCTTTATAATGCACACAACCATACTTGGCGAAATCACAAACACTGCGCTCAATACCTCTGAAACAGGGATATCTAGAACAGTCTTTGCAAGTTCTCTCGGGGTATTTGTACTTTACTCCATCTCTGTCCTTATCAAAACTGTCAGATAGTTTGTTCGCCATGTTCCGAATAGTAGTTTGCCAAGAATTTGCTATTTAATCAGTAAGGCTAATAATAAGCCTACACTGATAGCAAATCCTCCTATTGACAATGTAGTTAATCTCTTGTTCTTTTTGTTCATCTTAGCTATCTGCTCCCGTTGCTTACTAATAGCTTCATCATACATCTGCATTTGCAATTCTGCTCGTGCTAGTTGTTGAAGTCTTATACTATCAGTTTTAGCATAGTTAGCAGTTAGTAATTCATAAGATGTAAGCTGTTTATTGAGTTCAAACCTCTCTAGCTTAAGCTTCTTATGCTCCAGAAATATAAGGTTACTAGCCTTTAATTGCTGTGGAGTAATCACAACTAAAGAGTCATCTACCAGCTTGGGATACATATTCTGCGAAGAAAGATGCATCAGCGGCAATAGACTGATTAGTAATATCAATAAGCTCCTTTTCATACCAATTATTAATAGTGTCTATCTTACCTTTAGAATTGGTAATGACACTAATTAGACTGTCGTTAGTAATTTCTAACTTCCTTACTTCCTTATTGAGCGAGTCTATAGCTTGCTCATATTTAGTGTTGTCAGGAATAACTACTGTGTTTCTATCCTTGCAAGCCCATGCTATACCAAGGCATATAGCAGCAGCAATCACACCTCCAACGAAAGCATCCTTAAATTTCATTTCTGAGACTGATAGTAGTTATAGATATCATAGATAACATCCACTCTATCATTCTTAGAAGTTAATAAGGTATCCAAGCATGTACGTTCTTCATCAGATAGTGATGCTTCTAGTTCAACCATTTTACGTCCTTCTTCATAGATAGCCTTAGCTGTATCATATCCTTTCAGATACTTGCCAGGGCATTGTTTGAAGAATGCTACTTCCTGGTCAAGAAGAGCATTAACTACACCACGGTTAATCAATCCGGGGTCAGTACTGTACAGAGCATGATTATGTAGTTTACGAGCTTTACCAAGAGCTATTTGAACTCCCATATTCTCATCAAACTCATCTTCTGGTTGACATACAGATACGCCAATAGACAGACATTTATCACTTAAGAGTGCATCTTCATCCCAGTTCTCTGTATCTGGGTCAATTTCAGCACATACTTCTTGTGACAATGCAACCATTACGAACTTACGTTCCATGCCAGTAAAATCAACAAAACTGTCAACTCTATACTCAACTCTTTCTTTCATAAACTTGTAGATTAAATGTTTCCAAATGTAATCTCTTTAGATAAGTTAATCTGATTATAGGCAATTACTTGCGACCTAGACCATTATAGAAATCAAGTATTGCATTCTCTTTACGAAGCCAAGTAGCCTGTTCTTTAGCCATATCAAGAATAGTACGACTAATAGATTCTTCTTCTACTTGCTCTTTAACTAACATACCTTCATCCTCATCCTCTCCATTCAACCATTGGAATGTAGCCCAATCACTCTCTTTTTGAGCTTGGTCTACAATCTTATTAATACCACGAGTAGTCTCAATCTCCCTATCTACTGTGGCAGCAAAGGGCATGACTCTATCAGTGATTTCAACATTAATGGCTGGAACAGGCGGATATTGGAACAGAGCATCGTTAGTGGTTAGATATTCAAATATCCAAGAATGATGCAAATATTCTTCCTTAGCACGACCTCTCCAGTAAATACCTAGCTTTGGTAAACCCTCTACTTCAAAGTAATTGGCAAAGGTCATATACAGAGCATGGTTGGCAAGTTCGGCTGACATCTGTTTTACCAACATCTCAACCATTACAGTTGATAGTGGGCAAACACGTCTAGACTTATCAATCACCTGCTCTGTATACTTCATAGTAGGTTCAGCGCCTACGGTTTGAACTCCTTCGCTTGTCTTCTCCTGTATTGGATTTCCGTCTTTGTCTAGCATTCTCACGTTCTAACACTTTAAAATTGTTGTTCATTAAATAATCTAGGGGAGCTGCTAGCCAAGTAATATACTTAGCACATGTAATCTCATCGTCGACTTTAATAAACTGCGATTCCCTTACCTTAATAGGCTTATCAGTAGTATAGAACTTAGAACCTACACATTCTACCCTATCCTTCCTAATGAGGTATAGTTGTACTTCATATAGAAAGGAAGGATATACTGTTAGTTTAACGTCCCCAGAATGGTAGACAGTCGGGGGCGTAGGTTTTGCCATTCCAAGAATATTTAGTAACCTGGGACTTCTCTGTCTTATATTTACTTAATAAGAAAGGGATGTCAGATTGAATACATTTATGGCTAAATGTGTTCTTTGGTATAGGTTTGTTGGTCTTTGGATTCATTTTACCAGTAGTAAAGTTACCACCCTTTACATACACGACCAGAGTTCCAGGAATAGGAATAGATTTGGCAGGAGCCGGCCATTGATAACTTGGAGCGGGGAATCGTCTATAGCGTTTCCACAACTTACGTTCTTTAGGAGTTTTACTCCACACACTTGGGTCACGTGGTGTTACAGACGGCTGTCTTAAATGCTCTGCCACCATGAAAGCATCATCGGTCAAATCCTTGATTCTTAGTCTTTTGAATCTCTCCTCTGGAGTCTCTTTGATAGTTTCCTTCTTCATTACTGATAAGTTTAATGAGTTAAATATTAGTTATTTACCACGTTTGGTATAAACTGCCCCACAGACATTACATTTATAAAGCCTGTTGTCATAATCGAACAGCGTGTGAGTAGTATCTCTACCACACCTTGCACAATTCATTAACTTAACAGATTCATACACCTTCTTCGGCTTATGAGGTGCCGTACCTTTCTTACGTGAAGCCATAGCTTAAATTCCTTTAGTTAACTCTTCTAATCTAGTTACTTCTTGTTTGTAATCTTGAATATATTCTTTCAGAGACATGGCATCTGGGTGCTTACACTCTATTCTATAATCCGCTATTCTTTGAAGACATGCAGATATGGGAAGTCCATAACCAATTACTTTAAACTCCTGACGTTCTCCGTCCTTAGATTTAATAGTCTTTAGTATAGATAGGTCCCAGAAGTGTAAATTGTCACCTACAGATTCCATTCTAAAGTCAGCTTCTTCAATAATCATACTTGATTATCCGTAAAGTTAGTATTAGTTTAATCTGATTGTTCTTCTAATACCTTACCTATTAGCCATAAGTATAAGAATGGTGATATGACTGGACATGTCATCCACCAACCTACATCCTCCTCTACGACTTCCCAGAAGTATTCTTCATCCAAGTCGTAGTATGCAAGCATGTAGTTCAGTACAATGTTTAGTAAGTAAGACACACCATACAGTGCGAGCACTATTAATATTACAATCACAATTTCTCTTTCTCTACTCTAAATTGACAACATAGTTTCTGCAACTCGAGTATGACGGGTTCTAAGGTACTAACACCCTTAACCAACACTGCTCGTTGGTCTACCGTCCTTCTAGCTAAATGAGATTGGACGCTGGAAACAGCATCTTCGTATCTCTTCTTAATAAGGTCTCTATTCTCGAAATACTTGGGAATTTTACCATGCAGATATATTAAAGCATCTAATGCCTTAATAAGTTCCTTATGGCTCATAGAAGTAGATATTCTGTCATAAATAAATACATATCTATCAACTCCGTCTGGAATGATATTTATATATTTATCAGTTTCAGTTCCTTCTCTTCCTACATGGTCTGCTAACCTCACAGTAGCAGAGAATCCGTTCAATGTGTAGTACTCCGAATCTCCCTTATAATTAGTAGAAGTAAATCCCTTCCTCTTCAGCCATGCTTTTAGTTTGCTCAACCCTCTCATCTTGTTTAATCTTCTTTTCCACCTTTCGAAATATCAAGTCTTCGTCAAGTGGACATCTACACTCCATAGTACAGTCACTGGCTTTAAAGTAACAGCCAAAGCACGCGCAACCACTGTCAACGATTTCTACCGGACTGCCGTTTACAGTGATAAGGTCTCCTACCTGTAAAATGGGTATTAATTCATTGTCTTCGTACTTAAATTTCTGCATATCTAAAGTTAAAAAAGAAGGGCCAAACCCAGACAATCACTAGAATAGACCTTACTTCATTAGAAGTAAAGAATAATCTAATAACTAATCTGAATTTGACCCTAAACGGCAGTACGAATATCGTTCTGCGCGATTAGCACTACATTAAATATAACGTAGCCTAAAGTCCGTTACCATAAACTGATAACAATAATGCCAATGCCTGGCATTAGGTGTGTTGCTAAAAGCAACGAAGAGGAGCCTACACCCCCCCCCCTAGTGATATTTTGGCTGGAATGTCTATTCCATAACCTATCACCATACATAAGAACTATTCAAAGTAGTCTGGGAACTTATCTTTTAATATTTCAGATATGTCCACGCCAGTCAGTTCAGCCATAGATAATTCTTCCAACATTGCGTCTTCAGAATCGTCCACACTACCGTCAGCGCTATCAATAAGATTGAGCAGTAATTGAGCTTTCTCATCAGTCAGCCCGTCTTGCGCCCATTTACTCACTACTTCTGCAAAGAATTCATCGAACTCATAAGAAGTTTGCTCGTCTTCATCAGCGATTGCATTCTTCTTGGCAAACAGTTCTTTGATGTCTTCATCTGTAATAGTTCCGGCTTTATCATAAGCCGCGTTCAATGACTCTATAAGAGAGTCTTGTTCATCGAATGTCATTGTTGTTAACAATTAATGTTAAGAACATGTGAATAGTCTATTCACACCAACCCTCAAGGGCTTAAGATAATGTATGGTAATCAAATCACCATTACAGCAGTGGGGACTGCTTAAACAGGCATTTCACTCTCAATTATGCCTGTGGTTATGTTAGAATAAAGAAATTCACTTCTTCCAGGATATGAATAGATATTCTCCAACTAAGCCAGGATATCCTTCTTTATCAATAACCTTAACGAAGAATCGTTTATCTTCGTAGTATTTAAGGATTTCATCCTTGGCTTTAGCTACATCATCATTCAAATCCATAACAAGACTAAAGTAATTGTTCTCACTCTTAGCCTTAATAAGTTGGTCAGTAGTATCTAGAAACCTCTTAATTAGAGTTTCTTGTGTCACCACTTCATTGTAAGTGGCAACTGAATATGCCTCGTCCGCATTCATAGATTCACCTTCCAACAATTTACCAAAATTAAAGATATTCTTCATAATAACTAATAATTGGTTTGTGACTCAGGTGGGGCTCTAACCCACAACCCTCTCCTTAGGACGGAGATGCTCTATACTATTGAGCTACTGAGCCTTGAAAGCTATACGTTAATACTCCCAGTGTGTCTGCCTTTTACTTTAACAGAGTTAGCATCAATGTCTCCTTGTACATTACCACCAACCTCAATACTGTTAGCTTCTATAGAACCTCCCACATTGCCTTTAACTTTAACACTATTACCATGTACAGTAAATGCGTCTCCGTCAATATCACATGTGTTGCAGTTAAGCTCTTTTACGTTACCAGTAAAACTGATATGTACACTATCCTTATTCGTTTCAGATATTAATTTACCATTTACGTAAATTTTACGCTTGATTTGTGAGATAGTGATATTGTCCTCTTCAATGTCATAGGACTCATTATCAATAAATAACTTATTCATGATTCTTTTTATCCAGTTCATCTTCCTTCGTAATACTTAATCAGTTTATCAAATGCTTCAATCCTAGCATTGTGACCCTTCTCGTCATCGGGAGTCCACCAAAATGCCTTACCATACCTGTCTTTAGGTGCGCCTAAGAACTCTCTATTGAACTCTGGAAACATAGCAACTACATCACGTTCATCGTAGATGTTGATTCCTCTTTCTGTGCCAGCCATAGCATGTTCAATGCAGAAACACATTCCCCAGTATTCTGAATGGTCTTCAAACAGCTTCTTAGCTTTTAGTAAGATAGTGTGCTTATTGATTCTTTCTGTGTACCAATGGATGAGTTTATCGAAGGCTATAAGCCTGTGTTTCTTCTCATCTACGGGCCACCAAAAGACCAGCCTAGCTACTTCTTCTTGTTTGACATTACCTCCTAGAAACTCTGGGTTAAACTCCGGAATTAATGCCACTAATTCATTATAAGAGGGAGGTATTCCTTCTTTAAACACTCCGTTGAATGCTTGCTTCATATAGTGGCACATACCACCATTCTTATCACTACCTGGCTTTGTATCTTTATCGTACAAGTCTTTAGCAGTCTTTAATCTTTTAATAATTTCTAAGTTAGTCATCTCTTTCCTTATTAAGTTAGTAGTCCCAGGCAGAGTCGAACTGCCATTTCAGGTTCCGTAGACCAGCGTTCTATCCATTGAACTATGGGACCATACAGGAAGCAATTCCGATTTAACGGCCGCCCTTGCCAGTATCACGTACTGGGCTTTTCACGTGGACGGTCTGTCAGCATAACTCACAGTATTACTTACATGCTTCCTTTAAAGTTTAGCCTCTTCCAGCGCAAGAGCACTTATAGTCACTCTTCGCCATAGTACATCAAGTATAGCACCTGCTGACGCAAACCATATCTACGTGTAACCACGTTAGCTTCCGCTCTCATGGAAAGCGCAGCATTGATACTCCTCTTGAGTTTATCGGCATCAAATAGCAAACCAGTCACTCCTACTAATCCATTAGGCTCATCAGCGCAGATGTAATCTACTGCTTCAAAGAGCTGGGCTTTAGTTTCAGAGCTGTTCACCTTCTGCCATTTCTTTATTTCTTTCTCAAAGTTCATAATCAATTAAGTGCTTCAAGTTCTTTAGCTAATTCTTCCAGAGATTTGCCTTCGAGTTCAGCGTCTTGTTTCTTAGCCATAAGGTCAAGAATCTTCTGACGCTTAGCTTTCTTCTCACTTTCAAGTAGACGGTCTTCCTGTTCTTGCAACTTAACATCAATAATGTGTTTTGCAATATTGAATTTCAGTTCAAGTTCGGTAGTGTCTTTAGTCCGGGTTTTGATGAAGCTTTCAGTTTTAGACTCTTGCAATTTCTTGTTAAGAGCAATTGCAATATTGTCAAGTTGAATTAAGGGTAAATCCCACAAGTCTTCAACAGAAAGAACTCCACGTTGCGTGTTAAAACGCAATTTCATTCTAGATGCTTTCTCAAACATAATTATAGCATTAAATTGTTAATACGTTTATATTCTTCAAACACTTTGTCCTCTGATTCTTCTCCCCACATACTGTGAATGAGAATACCATAAGCACAAGGCTGGTACACAATAGGGTCTACTGCCTTCTTAGTGATTGTAACCTCTGGATTGTTTAATTGACTAGGAGGGCAAGCTACAAATAGCTCATTTCTACCTATCTTAACAGCATCAAAGGAAACTATGTTAGGGTAGCTAAAAGCCTTTACATCAGCAGGAAGGCCGGGATTCTTGTTAATTATACTAGACAGCCTGAGTGTGCCTTCTGTATCAGGGCCAATAACTATGTGATTGTGTGATTCTATGTATTTCTTCAGATTGTTCAACATAGTTTCACTGTCACTGTATCCGTAGTTAATACCTGTAACATAATAATACGCCCCATTAGCATACTCCAACCCTAAATCAGAGAACATTGGTCCTTCACCATTAAGTTTACGCTTAACTTCTAAGATTTCTCTAATATTACGGTCAGGAATCACTCCAGTGTACTGTTTTAGTAGACCTTTGACAAGTTTATACTTCTTACAAACATCATCAAATTGTTTAGAACCAACTAGAAGAGTACTCTCTCCGAATACCTCTCTTGCACGCTTTACGAAACTAAACAAGTTCTTAGCGCGCATGGCATCCAGAGCTATCTGATTATATTCCGATATTTTAGCTTGCAATAACCTAGCATTCTTTGAGCTACCCAGTCCAGCATCAACCAACGTGTTGTATTCTCTTACTAATGTATCTCTATTAGGAATATCAACTGATGTCTTGGAAACAGAACGTAGATATTCCTCCATACATAAAGCAAGAGCCATAGCTATGTTGGACTGAATAGTCATCACCGGCACGTCAACCACTTCTGGAGTTATAACTTCAGAATCATTGCGTTTTAGAAATCTAAACATCAGAAATTGACTTTTAAAGTTCTACTAAATGTTCCGTCCACTTTAACAATAACGGAATTACGCATAGTAGATGAGAACCCTAATCCACTCAATTGATGTTCTTGGTAAGGAGTCTTCATCTTATCAGCTAGAACCTCAAATACCTTACGGTGAGGAGTTAGCTCACTGTTAAGATATTCGTTAAAGAATCCACGAACAGGCTCCGGATTCTTGCAATCATCCAACATAAAGAAGTAATGTTTATTGCCAATACCCTGCTCATCCCAATAATTGGGGGACAGCATCATCACGTTCACCTTATGGAACTTGTTAGTATCAATATTCCATAGGCTTACTGACGAATGGCTAGTACTGGGTATTAGCTCTCTTATTTGGATACCTTTAGATTTACTGTAAGTAATCTCGGCAACCATGACATTCTCTTTATGTTTAACGGGTTTGTCATAGACAAATTGTCGGACTTCTCCATTGTGTTCTATTTCCAATGTAAATCCTGTATCAACAGATTCTCTACAATGAAAGTTATTAACATACACAACATACTTACCTTCAAGCATCTTGCGTTCGTTAACCCATATAATGTTCTCAACGGGTTTGCGAGTTTTGCCATATCCGGCATTTTCATCCACGTCTAGCTTACCACCACTTCTGCCGATTCTGTTGGAGTAATAAATTTCAAGATTATTAGGTTCAACGACATGCAAATCCAAGTCATCATAGTTAGACCACGCTAATGAACATCTTAAGAAGCCTTCAGTCTGACCACCAGCAGCTCTTACTTTCTCTTTAATAGAATCAGCTACTCCTCCATTATATGTCCAAGCAAAGTTGTTTGGCCATTTAAATAGATTCTTAGCATCCTTATTAACAGGAGCTGTAAGAGTTACTAAGTTATTAGACAGCCTACTCTCCATTAACACTTCTATGTTAGTGGCAGTGGGTACCACATTAGCAATGAAATCATCAATGCTAATTTCAGTTAACTTGTCAAACTTCTTAGGATTAACTTTAGTGTCTGCGGCCAGTTCTTCGAATATGTTTCCAGCCATTACCTTCTTGGCATCACGGTTAGCGAATATAACATTGTTGACTGTTATATCCTCTAAGGCAGCATGTCTACGAGGTAGAGAATCCATAAGACCTAGTTCCTGCACTTTCTTCTGTGCTTCCTCAATCATTCTTTTAGTAACAATTGACTTAGGTCTTTGATAGTTCTCTGGAGCCATTATACGTTCGTATGCAGTCACACAATCGTCCAATTCAAGTCCTGATGATATATTTACCAACAATGTACCAATTGCCGTATTACGAATGCGTGCACATCCTACACGATTGAAGTTTGCCCAACACCAGTTGTCTTTCTCTTCATCAGGTAATGAATCATAGTATCTTTTATGACCCAGGAATACACTTAAGTCATTTTTAAACTGTTCTCCTCTATATAAAGCATTCTGACCTATTAAGTCCAGAACTGTTTCTATAGAATCGATAGTTAATTCCTCCAGTGCACGTTTGAACACTTCCTTAGTTGTGCGTAAAGTCCCCATTACAGCAGATACGGATTCAGTTCCTGTATACACCAATTGATTTGGCATATGATAGTAAAGATGATTCCAGGTAATTACTTTAGGACCTTGCAAACTGTCAATATAGGCATTGTTTCTATCAATTCCTAGTTCATAATCACGAGTGATAAAAACATCTACAACTGGTTTTGATTTCACTAATGCATCGAGATTTCTAGCTACAGTAGCATAAGGTTCATCCAACTGTAGGTTCTCCCACATGGTTACTACTTTATTGTCTTTAATGGCGACAACTCTACCATAATGTCTGATATAATGTTTACAATTGTTGCAATTATGAGATTGTCTCTCTTCCTCCGGAAAGGAATTAAGGTAACAATCCCATAATGCGTCCTTGTCTACATTAGTCAGAAAGAGCATGTCTGCACCAGCAGCTAGTTGATTAAACTGCGCATGGACTGCTCTTTTAAACTTGACAAATTCCATAATCTTATAAAGGTTTAATATTGTCGAATATATTGTCTTCGGCTTCTACTCCCCATTTAGAGTGAATCATTACCCCTATTGGAGTTACTTGAAACACAAATGGGTCATTATTGATAGGAATAATCTTCCTTTCTGGAACTGTAAACCGCATAGTTTCATTCATTTCTTCAATAGGAGCGGCAATGAATAAGTCAGCGCTGCTACATTCTTTCGAATCAGCAATGTTCACATCATGTGCCTTGGCTTTATTAAGGATATGAAAGAATGGATATGCATTCACTCTAGCCTTATTTCTACTCAAATACATAAGTCCAATATGGGAAGGTTCCTGCCTAATGAAGTACCTTCCAACCGGATAGGACCTGCTATCAATAGGCATAGGGTGAGTAGCAACTTGCATACCAGTAACATACCGTAAAGGTGAACCGTTTCCGCTATAGTTAACATACTCATTTGCTTCAAGTGCTTGAGCAGTGGCCATTACCTTAGAGATTTCATCAATGTTCTCGTCAGGCACAGAACCTTTATAAGCTGATAGTCTTCCAACAACTAATCCATACTTAACATTCAGATTAATGAAATCCTCCTCCTTAAGTATCAATGAGCCAGGGAAATGTCTTTGCAAAAAGCTATAACATTTTAAGACTTTAAGGTCCTCTTCCGAAGTGATAGCATCACCTACTTCTTTAGAATTAGTAAATCCTAAAGCTTTCAGTTTGACAGCCTTATCAACTAGTTGATGATTCGGATTCAGACCCTTAATAGTCTTCATGTACTCTACAGCCATTAGAGTATAAGCTAATTGCACTTCTTGGGCTGTGAATCTCTTTGTGCCTACAGACGTATCTGTAGAAGGACTAAAATTGTTCATAATTACTTTTGTTTAACTGAACCTGGTCTGGTAGTAGCTCTCTTAAATGAATCAGATTGCTTATCCCACCAAGCCTGTCGGTCTTTAAGACGTTGTACTTTCTTCTTGTATTTCATAGGTTTATCCTATTTCGTTACTAGCATTATAAGCAAGCTTGTCGGCTTCCTTATTATGTTCATCACTTGCGTGACCTTTACACCACTCAACAGACACTACTTTATGCCTGTTCACAGCCTTATCAAGACGTTCCCACAAATCAGTATTGGCTTTCCTCTTCCACCCTTTAGTAAGAGTTCCTACAATATACATAGAATCTGTTACTATTGTAATTTCAGAAGGTTCCTTTATGGATTCCAGGGCAACTATGACAGCCATTTGCTCCATCCGCTGATTGGTGCTGTTCTTATACATCTTACTGTATTGGAATATCTTCTTGTCATCCTCTAAAATGACAAAGCCTATTCCCCCTTGATTTCTCGCAGGAGAATAGGCACCATCACAGTATATTCTGTACTTATGCGTCGGCATTAGGATTCTCAACAAAATCCTCATCATCCTCATCTTCTTCGGTTTCGGATATGACATCCTCATCAATAAGATGCTTAACCCACATACCTAAGATAAAGATGACATAGAATTTGTCTTCCTCCTGTTTGTAGTTAACCTTGTCAGAGACTTCATTAACTACATCTAACATTGTGAACTCCTCTTTAGCCATAGCATCGTCAGCTATAGCAGACATTTCTTCTACATAAGGTCTAGCCTTCTGCATCGCTTCGTCAAAACTCTTTACTAAGGCTATGCCTTCATCACCTCTAATTTGCATAGCAACAGATAGAGGTTGTTGCAATTCATTTCTAAAGAAGCCCAAATAGAAAGCCTTCTCTACATCTCCGTTTACGAAGTCATTGAAAGATTTAGCTTTCATTACTTCCTCCACTTTGAAATCAATTTCTGATACGTCTCTGATTTTATCCATAATGTTATGATAGCAACCCACCAATCTTCTCGGCCATGGCTGTTGCTTTGTTAGAAACTGCTTCAAGGTTTGCAGCTTCAGTTTGTAATTCGATAATCTCTTGTTCTCTAACCTCTTTCTCTGCTTGAGCTCTAGATGCTACCTCTTTAAGATTGGTAACAGCTTTCTCAAATACATCAATAATCTTAGCTGATTCCTCGGCTAGTGAGGTACTTGTTACTTTAGCCGGTTCGGCTGATTGTTTCTTTCCAAACATCTTATAGGATTAGAATTACAGGGTTCAGGGTGAGCGGCTGTCGGGAATCGAACCCAATCTATCACTTGTGCGCATACTAAAATTAGTGATGTGCCCTCCTTTACACTACAACCGCATGGAGCAGTGGTTAGAATACTAATAGTCAAACACTGATAGTCATTCCTAAAGAGGTGTTCTGCAACCACCCCACAGTCAGCGCTAAACTGCACGTCTTATTACATACGCTCAACTCTGCTTTAGTTGTCATCGCTGGACTTTATTTAACCCAGATTCCAGCCTGGTCTATACTCGTTTCCTTTTAAGCTTACCACACTTGGAACATACTAGTAAGTATCTGTTACAATCAGTATAGCTAGTTTTTGCTATTATAGTCCATTCATGCCTACATGCTAGTTTCTCTAGCCATTTCTTGAATAGTTCTTTCATAATCAATTCGTTTTACTAATGGATATAGTTGCCCATAGCCGTGATTAACTGTTATACACCTAGATGTTATAGACAGACGATAGTGAGCATTGTTAATTTCGTTAGTAAGATACTCCATAGTTACAGGAGTTACTCCGTCACTAAATGTAACAGTTATGCCCGCTTCTATATCTTCTACACTCTTAGTAAGAGCATCTAAGCTACTTTGAATTTCTGCATATCTAGGATTAGGAATCTGCTCCGTCTCTAAATGCATAAAATGCTTAGATGTTTCACCTATATAACCTCCTTTGCTACATGGAATCGGAAGATAAACCCAGTTGTTATCAAACTTAACAGCTTGTTCATAAGCATGAGTTCCAGGTCTAAAGAGTTGCTGGTACGTATCAACTTTAACTACTTCTCTAGTCCCAGGAAGTCTGCCTTGCTTGCCGTCTAACCACCACCTTATATAGTCACGAGCATCACGCACATGATATACTGGCAACTCAACTGGAGTACCATTAACCATACACCAATAATGACCTAGCAACCTCGGTCTATAAAAGTCAGAGTCTGTTCCATTGGAGTCAGGATTAGAATTGGCAAATCCATAACAGTAATCATAATAGTCTGCTGCTTTATGAGGTTTAGCAATCTTACCAAACTTGGGCAAAGCATGATTCCTGTTCTCCTTCCATTGCTTAGTACTAATGTTGTATCGACGACCTCTAGGAGTCTGCTCAACAGATTGTACTAATCCATTATCATCAACTCTAAAGAACGCCTGTCTCCACCTATAATCAGTGAAGTAGTCGTCTAGGTATTCAGTTTTGTCAGTATTCTTAATTGGCTTAATCCACTCATTCCAGGCTTTGGCTAGCTCTTTATAAGGCTTACCTACATACTTGGCTATGAATTTCACAATCCTAGATTCTTTAACGTATCCATAACCGTGGTCCCAAGCTATATGACAACTTTTGTCTAATACCTTTCTACCATATCCTCTCTGCGCTGCCACTTCTTTAGATACTCTCAAATTGAAATCAGCATCAAAATCAGCTAGCGTCACTTTAGTAAGGTGTCTAGGATAGTAGCTTGGATTACGAGTATGCTTGCTTTTACGTTTATACTCTTTCCTATGACCAAGTTTAAGTCTTCGTTCACTCATGTTATAGTATTTTAGTTACTTTACCAAATACGGATTTGGTCCACCCATTAATCTTACCATGATTGTTGCCTATAAGAACTCCTCTGTCTCCCTTAGCTTTGACTAAGTGAGTATAGTATCTACCTTTAACTTTGCAGAATACTATATCACCTACCTCTACATCGCTAAGATTTATAGGACTCAAGACATGCTCTTGGCCAGATTTGATTAGAGGAGTCATAGAGTTTCCCTTCTCTGAGGTTCTGAAGGATTTTCCTTCGGTCAATAGTCTCTCCTTGTAATGCATCGGCTTTAGACATTAAATATACAAAGTTTAATCTCTCTTCCATGGTAGAGCCATTACTTATCCTTTCAAACAAGGTTAACTCTTGCCCATTCTTGTAGTTATAGTAAGATATCAACTCATTATATCTGACAGTTTTACTATTCAACGAAGCTATAGTCATTGGATATCTTCTTAGCACTACTCCCCTATATAAATCAACAAGTTCACCCAATGAGTTGGCAATCTTTAATAACCTGACTACATTGGGTGAACCGTGTTTCTTATACCTAATAGCATAATTCTCCAGAGCAGCATCCCAATCATGGAACACGTGTTGAGCTTGAGTTAAATCAATCTCAACTATTTTACGCAGGAACTCTTCTATAGTCATATTAATTAGATATTGTAGGTGATGTTAACTTGTCAATTAGATTCTTCATTGCTTCTTCACCAGCAGCAAAACCTTCAGAATACCCGATTTTATATGCCTTCTCTATAGATACAGCAACAGCTTCCATGATGCTATTGCCCTCATACTGTTTCTTTAATTCTTCTAATAGTTCTTTCATAAATCCTCCTTCCTTTAATTATTAGTAGCTTGAGTGGGATTCGAACCCACACGTCCATTTCTGGACACCAGAGCTTAAATCTGGGGCGTCTACCAATTTCGCCATCAAGCCATACCCTTATACTGACATCATGACCTTGATTGTAACTACAATTATCATTCCTATAGTACTTATAGCAGCTACACTTAAGAATATCTTAACCCATTTAAAGTCACAATCCCATATAGTTAGTAACATAGCTATTAATGCAGCCACAAATGCAATGACTACAGTAATCATTAATGCTGTTTCCATATCAATCTCTTACTAAGTCTATCCAATTAATTAGGATATGATACAACCACCTCATAATACGTAATCGCAATAAGTGTCAACAAAATCCTTAGCTTCTTTTAAACCACATTTAGCAGATTCTTTTACATGCTTAATTGCTTGCAGTTTGGAACCAGTCGATACAAACTGTTTCATCTTAAAGAAGTCTTCACATGACAAATCAATTGTATTATTCCAACGCTTCCTGCATGCAAGCATTGCATCACTATACTCTTGAGGATGTTCTGCCCAGGTAATTTGTTGGTCTAATATAACTGTACAAGTTCCATCAAGTATATCATACTCTCTAGATTCTACGGTGAATTTACCAGCTTCTAACACTACTATATCAGTAGGAAATGGAATCATCTCTGATGAGATTGATACTTCCTCTATTGTCTTATCATCTTTTACAAATTTTACAAACATAATCTTTAAGTATTAACTAATAATGTGGCGAGAAGGTGACTCGAACACCCAACCTTGATATTATGAGTATCACGCTCTGACCAGTTGAGCTATCTCGCCATTAATAATCCGCCTGGTAGGGCTGCGAGCTGCCTTACCAATTATTGACGTCAGCTAATCTATGGAATAGCACGTCTGCTAAACTGAAATAGCCCTATAGTCATTTCTACACCTGCTCACATTTAAGTGGTGGATTACATGTTTATCGGTATTTATCGAACATGCTGTCTGATGCTTCTTCTCCCCACATAGACACGATAACAATACCTACTTTGGTAGCCCTAAATACTATTGGGTCTTCTAACCTTCTTTTACGGTCTTCTTCAGCTTTAGAGAAGATTTCTATGCGAATATTATTCTCCATAGTGTCATAGGGTGCTGCAATTAGCCAAGCACTATGGTCTAGATATGAGGTGCCAAGATGTAGGTAATCTTCCTCCTTGTAACTTCCACCTATAGACCTCATGTACTGATAACCACGGTCAATACCTTTGAATACAAATGGGAATCTAGAGAAATACTCAACAAGCCGTTTGGTCATGTCCTTAGACATTCTTGAATCTATTCTCGCAGCTTCAACCCAACTGACGTAGTTAAGATTTAAAGAGTTCAAAGCGTTAGAAGCTTTTGCTATTTGTGACACATTCTCACTTGGAATGAATCCGCTGAAGGTCGATATTGGACCACAATACAAATTGTACTTCTTCAGGATTGCAAAGAAATCCTCGTAAGTTACAACCAGTGCATCAGGATACGATTCTTTAATCCAGGATGTTATTTCGTTAACCTTCTTCAGGTCTAATTTCTCTGGACCTAAAGCTGACTTATACTTCTTAGACTCGAGAATAGTCCTAAGAGTTTCTGCATTCTTAGTTCTACCTAAACCTGCTGCTTCTAACTTACCAAGCTCCTCTTTGATTTGCTCGGAATTATCAAAGTCTTGATTGCCTTCTACGTACTTCTTATAGTACTCCATAGATGCTGTTACTAAGGCTAAACGTAACGCATCTGCACTCAATTTCTCCATACTATGATAAATGTTCTTTAATATCAATCATGTATTTTATACCTTCAATTATCACACATGCTAGCCCACCAACAAGCATAAGGAAATACAATGCAACAATTAATGGCTCCCAACCAGTCCCATAATCACTTCTATTAAGATTAAAGCTAAGCCTATTAGGCTTGTTATTAATAAAAGCTCTATCATAGGTTGGTTTGTCTACACGTAGTTTGAACTGATTGTCCCTACCGTCGGCTATTAGTGTAAGCTCATATACAGTATGCGTCTGCTGATTAATTGTTTCTGTATAACAGTCCTTAGCAACTACTGTAGTCCACACGGGTCTATCAGTACAGGTTTCTTTAACTAAGTTAGATTTACATCCTCCTAGTCCTACTAAGCACACCACCAGCCATATTACTATCAAAGTTGCATGTCTGAAAGTGTTAGTTGACGGTCTCATATCAACAATTGTTGGCATCCTCTGTCAGTAATTTAGTTGCTTTATCCATTCCTAACTCGTAAGCTTCAGCAATTAATACTGCTGCGCTTGCTATTGAAAGCTTACCACCGTTGTCCTCTGCTACGTTAGCTGCATTTTCAAGCAGCTCACTTAAAGTTTCTACCATAATTAAATACATTTAATAGTTAATAATCTAGTAGGGTAGGTGAGACTCGAACTCACACGAGCTTAGCTCATTGGTTCCTAAGACCAACGCGGCTACCGTTACGCCACTACCCCATTGTTACTTCATCAAATTGATAAATTCATCTTCATGTCCTCTATAGTATCGCTGAAGATATGCAATATACACGGCTTCGTCCTTAACTATTTGAGGGAATTTGGATTCAAATTGTTCTACTTTCTCTTCTCCTACTATACTTACATGAAAGTCTCTAGGTGTGTTATCCACCTTAGTTGCAGACATTAATAAGACTAATAGGAATATCAATAAATGTTTCATTTAGTTGTTAATAAAAGGAGAGCGAGATTGCTCTCGCCCTCCAAGGTTTATTTGTTGTCTTTCTTCTCCGTAGAATAGTCCTTACGGTCGAGTTCCCACTGATACTCACACATCTGAGTGATTGCTTCAAGCTTCTCTGTACCCAGAACGAGTTTGAGAGCATTTACCAATCTTTCAGCCGGAGTTTCCACAACAGCTTTCTTGGATGCAAGTCCAAGTTGACGTTGATAAGATTCAACGCTAGCTTTGATATGGAACGATGTTACATGGGTTTCTTCTGTAAAGATAAGTTTGGATTTGGTTGATTCAACGATTTCAGCCATAAATGCCGGAGCAATTTCAGCTTCTTGAATGTAGTTACATACTTCACTCAAATCATCGTCGATTGTATATCCTTCTTCAGCGGTGAAGGTAGAACGGATGAATTTCTCCGCAGTTTCAGCGTCCAGACAGTCCATGGTAATCACAGAGCCGATTCTCTTACCTCTTAAGAAGGTAGGTTCAATCAATTCAATGTGATTAGTAGTGAACAAGGTGATTACGTTCATGTCTTTGGTATCACCACCGTCCAGAGTATTCAGGATGTCTTGCATAGCAGCATCTCTGTTACCTCTAGTTACTTGGTCAATATCTTCAACAAATACGACAACACCATGGCCCGAACGGTCAACAACTTTACACATGCGCAGAGTTTCTGCAAGAAGAGAAGGATTCTTCAAATACACGAACGACCAACCGTTTGTTACAGCATCTTTAGCCAGCTTAAATGCCAGCAAGGTCTTACCTGTACCATATTTACCTTCCAGCAAACAACCATACTTCAATGGAATACCTTTAGCCAGACATTTCTCTGGATACAAGATTCTTGAGCGTAGCGGTTGCAATTCAAATTCAGTCTTCTTAGAAAGAACCATGAATTGTTTCTCAATGCCGGCAAGTGTCATGATAGTAGGTTCAGACAGATTGCTGATTTCCAGTGCCTGATTCTTATAGATAGATTCTGACGCCAACAGCTCTTTAGTTCTGTCAACAATATCATCAATCAATGACTGATATTTGAACTGGCATTGTCCTTTAATAAGGAGCAAATGACGGTCATTGTCATAGTTGATGTTGATTTCAGAATCTTCTCCCAATTCTTCAAGGCTAATTTTACCAAACGGAACTTTGGTACGAGAACCGTCTGCCAGAACAACGTCTACGGTATCAATGTTGCTGTTTCCAGAAGGACTGTTATCCTCCTTACTAACGGCAGAACCGAAGATTTCATTGATTGCTCTGTTCAACTGATATACACCGTCTGGTTTCCAACAAAGCAGCGAGTATTTGAAACTTGCCATTTTCTTGGACTGTTTGATTTCACCTTCGATGAATCCCAGAGCATCAGCATACTTCACATTGCTTTGGAGCACTTCAATCATTCTCTGTTTCTGAGTTTCCTCGTACTTGTTAACTCTCTGCTTAATAGCAGCTGTAGTTCCTTGCGGAATAATGTTCTTTGCCATTACTTAATTAGGTTTATTAATCTTATTTACTTCTTTAATGATTGCCTCACAATTCTCTCTTGTTGTAGTTAAACAACCAAGTTGAATAATAGAACCGTCTTGAGTGATAGTCAGGTTCTTCTCTTCGATTGTTTCCCTACACAAACCTCCTCTGATAATTCTTTTAATGAGTGGAAAGGGTAATATAGTATTCTTACAGAATATCATATTCTTGCCTTCCACATAAATGACATCGTAGCCGTCAATGCTACCTACTACCTTACTCATTCGATTCAACTATTAACTGTGTGGGCCCGGCCGGACTTGAACCGACAACCTCCTGATTATGAGTCAGTTTCTCTAACCGATTGAGATACGGGCCCCGAACGCCCATGTTTACTCACAATTAACAGTTCTCAAAGAGTAAGTGTTGTTAGTGACTTCATGATAAATTCTATTTTAAACTGAAATAATTAGTAGTTGGGCTACCAGGATTCGAACCTGGGCTACAAGAGCCAAAACCTTGTGTGACTACCACTACACCATAGCCCAGTAAAAGGAGTCCGAAGACTCCTAAACTAACTTATCGAATATCATGGGCTGTATCGACATCCATAAATTTGCTAGCATTTCTCGCTCTGCGTCAGATGCTTCATCCCAATGTGATACGTACAATTTCTCCGTTCGTTCATTCCTATAAGGAACCTTAAATGAACGGTTAATGCGTACACTGTGTGCGAATAGGTCTTTGTCGAAATCAATAGCCCTAAGCGTCTTCTGGAAATCGTTGAACTTATTATTAGGGTCATCGACATCCCTAACAGACATTCCAGAAGGAAACGGGCCGTTACCATGCCTTGTTATATAAGGACGAGTTACATAACAAGTTTGGATTTCTTTACGTATACCTACTTTCCGCAACAGCTCGTAAGCGTTTTGTGAAGTTGTATTAGACGGAGTACAATAAGGCATTATGCCGAATCTTTGGTCAAGCAATATTCCCTGTGAACCTTCAAACACTAGGTTATCATAATTCAACAAGCAATCTTCATTAACCGTACCTGTATGTAAGAAATAAGCATGTGCTAACCTACACCAGTTGTCTAGGTCTATCGAAGGATATTTACTAGACATGTTGTAATAGTTATCCACTATGGCATTTAGTTTCTCACGCAGTATGTAAGGATTCATACAATCTACAACTGTTAAGCTGTATCCTGCCTTAACTCGGTCCAAACAAGCTTTAAACCCTGTACCTACAGTACCATGTCGTAAGTTCTCTTCGTTATTAACTTGGGAATAGACATCGAAGGGAATTACAACTTGGCAGTGAGGGTGATACTGAACAATGGGATGAACTCCCATTTTAGCTAAGTCTGCACCCTCCAACATAGAGGTAATTGGGTCTACAGTACAGTATTCGGACCAGTACGTCGGCACTCCAAGTAAGGTTCCGCTGCCAAAGTTACTAAAGGTGTGCATCATGTCTCCATGCTTTACAGTATGTCCTACTTGATGTCCACCACTAAACCTGACTACTAACACAGACTCTCGCTTACCTATGTACTTGTTACATAAGTTGTGAACTGTCTGTCCCTTACCGCAATCGCCGAAGAAACTACCTAAAACTATATTTATCATAAAATTATGCTATTGTGCTACTTAATGTATGAGTTATCTCTGCTTCACATTGTCTACAATTCACCCTTATCAAGGTAACTGCATCCTTATGTCTATCACAGAAATCATTAAGTAGCTGGTCCCTGTGTTGTTGCATTTGGAAATCAGCCATGCTATCATAGAATCTATAGGTTGGGCTGAAGTGCTGTTCCCCATCGTACTCTATGAAATACTGACGTCCTTTATGCTTTACAAAGAAATTAATAACTAATCTATGTGAGGGCCTGTCTATCTCCTGGTTAATCAATACGAATTGTCGTTCATAACGAATATTACTTCGTTGTAACCATGCTTCAATCATGTTCTCTCCACGAGACTGTTTGCATCTAGGACATCCACGTCCTTTCAGATGGTTATCTGGAGTTACGTAAAATTCCCCGTGCTTTTTGCACATGATACAAACCTTAGTTCTAGAATTAACATACTCTACTTTAGAGTAGTTATATCTGTCGCCATGTTTGCTAACAGCCTTCCTTACAAATTCTTCGGTAGTAGAAGAGAAGTGGTTTCTTAGTTTAGTACCCTTGCATTTAGGGCATCCATGCTTCCTATTAATATGTTTGGCGGGAGTTTGTTCAAACTCTCCATGCTCCGGACATATAATGGTTACTTTAGAGTTCATATCTACATAGACGACTTTACTATAGTCGTATTTGTCTCCATGAACATCTCTAAACCTAGATATTACTTCCTCCTCGGTCAATTTCTTACCCATGTACTGTTCCTAATACAATACTAATCATTTCAGTTTAATAAAATTTGTCATTACTATCAGACGGCACATCTTGCCATTCCTGACTAACAGAAGCACTAGGAGCTAAGCCTTCAACAGGCTCCTCATAGTTCTCTTTAATTGCGGTGACAATCACCTTGTCTACTTCTCCAGATGTACATGTCAATACATTCTGTCCAAGTAAAGTCTTCCAAGATTCAGCAACCCTTGAGCCATGACTGGCATTAGTAATGTGAATGTGGAATACATGGTACTGTTCCTTTGCTTTGTCAAGAGCTTCTTGACAAGTAATGGTTTTAGCACCTTTTTGATACCCTAGAACACGTTCCAAGTAACATCCCTCTACCTTATCGAGATTTGGTTCATCTCCAATAGTAAATAAGAATCCCTTAGTGTGTCTTTCAAACCAGGAATCAGTTTCAGTATGATAACCCGCTACGATGTGAGATAGTAGATAGCTTTCACCTCTATTACCTCCTCCTCCACCTTCAATCACGAATGACTGTAAAGTGTCAAGGATTTTAGCTGTATCAGACTCAAACTGACCAATTTGAATTGGATATCGGTCATAAACGTGGTCCCCAACTGCCATAAACATGATTTGTGGGTCACGCACACCTAGTTGAATGAGAGAGTCCATAATCTTAGGGAATTGGTCTCTAATCATTTCATAAGGTGTGTCCATCATTGAACCAGTAACGTCTAGCGCAATGATTATCGGAGTAGAGAAAGGATGTTCTTTAGAATCACGAGATTCACGAACACCCACGTTAACCATTTCTTGCCTTATCTGCGTGTTATACTGCCTAACATTGTTGTTAAGCGATGCAGCAGTATTACATGCATTAATGGCATGGCTCTTAAAGAGTTCATCCCTAGTGGAGGTATATAAACCCCTACTGCCGGCCTCTACATCATAAGCAATTCTAGAATAACTACCTGCTCCCATAAATTATTCATTTACAGTTGCAGCAGCGTCATCTTTCACGTCATCCAAATTAATGGATTCTGATGCATCAGCGGGAAATTCTTCTGCATCGACTTGCATAGCCAGAGCAAGTTCAATCTTTGCAACACGTAGTTTACGTGCCAATTCATGTCTTGTTCTTACCCATTCAGCCGGATTCAGTCCTTCTCCCGGATTCAAAGAGTCTCTTGATTTAACAGCCAGGTCATTGTGTTTGTTGATTTCTCCCTGAATGCGGAGTACTTTCAATTTACAATCCTGAACAAATCTGTCTTCCTCGATTTTAGCCAATTCATACAGATTCTGCGCTCTTGCATCAAGTACACTTTGTCCACTCTTACTTAATTTCTCTTTAAAACTGCTCATTTACACTTACATTTAACATGTTAAATTCAATAAGCATCTCTGTGTGGTAATTTATAATCTAACTGTAATCATCTAGGATTACAATCGAGCCGACTGTCAGATTCGAACTGACGTGGAGTTTCCTCTCGTGATTACAAGTCACGTGCAATCAACCACTATGCGAAGTCGGCATAAACAGGAGACGATGTTACCAAGTGTGCTGACATCTCCTTCGTAAATCAAAGAAAGCGGTGCATACGAGATTCGAACTCGTGATATCCACCGTGACAGGGTGGCGTCCTAGACCACTGAACGAATGCACCATGAAGCTTGCTTAACCTACCCTCAAAACCTATGCTTGGACTGGCAATCAGTTATTCAGATATTGTCCCTTCCCGCTAGCTGAGTCATTCTCTTACTGTAATCGTGTGTCCAACCCACAATTACTATCCAGATGTGCCAAATGGGACATGGCAATTCATAAAAGTGGGTGCTAGCCGTTTCTATCCCACCATTGCGTACTACAGTGCTAGCTACCGTCTAAGCTCCTATCCCTTACGTCGCCTTAGAGTGTACATGATTATTATTGCCTAACCAGTTACCTGATTGGAAGGATTATGTACGAGGTACAGCTAACGGGACTCGAACCCGTATTTTATGCTTGAGAGGCATATTACCTAACCAGTTAGTAGATAGCTGCGTGTTAAATAGTCGTGAGTAGTTAATTGCAACTATGACAAAATTAAGATTAAAGCCAAAGACCAGCCTATTGCTATCTAGGGCAAAGTCAAAGGAATTTTGTAACTTCGCAATAGACTGACAGGGTTTGAATTAATAATACTTAATTATGCTGGAAATCGTCCCTGTATGGAATACAGAACACGATTAATTTGTCGACAATGCATCGACTAGAGTCTTTGATGCAATTCATACTACTCACGCAAAGCTATGTTAGAATCCAATGAGATTCAAGACTATAGCACCTATTTATCTGGATTGGAAATCTTAGTTAGTAACTCATAAGTTGCTTGTAACTCATTAGGAATTACTATCTTAAGTTCCAATAGTTTCTTACGTTCTTCAACTTTCCAAGTTTCACATTGTTGAGACAGGGTTTTGGCATCCAAATTGAATCTATCAACAGCTTGTTTATAAGCCTGATTGACTTCATATTCAGAATCCTTTACCATTTTATCAATCTTGAACTTAATCTTATTAAGTCTAGCTGATATGTCTCTGTGTTTCTGCTGTAATGCAAAGAATGTATTCTCTACCTTATCACTACTAACAGACGGGTCATACGAGTACACGATTGTGTCAGTGCCAGAACCTTCAACCTTAGTAGGATTAGTATAGGCATCCATTAAAGCTCTACGGGCGTTTGCAAACGGACGCATTGGATGAATATACTTACCAATAGCAGATGCTTCTGCTTCTAGTCTGTAATATTCCATACGTTCTGCAATGCTCAATGAAGCAATTGCTTCCTCTTCGGTAAGGATATGACCCTTAATCGGGGTGTCCAACTTGAATCCAGCTACATCTGTAGCATATACATCCCAAGTGTACCTGTTAATAATTTCAAGTTCTTCTTCTCTAGCCTTAATAGCTTCACGAATCCATGCGCAGAAGGCATTCATATTAGCAACTTCTTGAAGTAATGTAGGTACATTATCAAGATATGCCTCATTTCTACCTGTCTTTACAGTCCTGGAGTTACCTCCACTTAACAAGCTAATATTGACATTCACAAACCCTACAGAATCTAAAGCTTGTCTATTAGATTCCACTGTCTCCTTAGCTATATTAGCCAGGTGATTGGCAGAAGTTTGGGTTAATCCCTTCTCGCCAAAGAATACTTTGTTACATTCTTTCATAAGCTGTAATTATTAATTCATTACTAATGCACTGGATAGGGGATTCGAACCCCTGTTTACGCATCGAAAGTGCGTCGACCTAAACCACTAGTCGAATCCAGTATACCTTATTAAGCCTTCCAGAATACAAACTTGTTACCTTCTGGACATCTTACATACTTCACATCAAAACCATTCTCTCGATATAGAGGTTCTACATCTAACCAATGGTTCTTAATTACCTCTTCTTCGGTTAAACCTTCAGATGCTACATAGGCTATTACATCTGATTGCTTAAATTCAGAAGCTTTACCACTCCAGTTCTTAACTATTAAAGTATTAAAAGCTAAGATAACTGCATCAGGAATAGATTTTAAATCTATACTCCTCAATTCTCTTGAATTTAATACCTTCACCATAATTCTAATAATTAGGTTAATAATGATTTTCGCAAACTCTTATTAGCCAGCGCGGAGAGTGCTGGATTCGAACCAGCGGAACCCTTTTGAGGTTCGGTCCCTTAGCAGGGGACTGGTTTAAGCCACTCACCCAACTCTCCAATCCACAGAAGACTTATTTATGCTATATCAATCGCTTATGATTACCTTAGTGCTGTAAGTCTTCTTAGAAATTCACTGTAAAAGGATTACTTTACAGGAGGAAATTCATCACCTTTAGCTGGTGATTCTTCCGGCTTCTTGCCAGTGATTATTTGCTTAAGCGAATCTGCAATGGGCAAATTGCGAGCAATTTCCAAGCTAGGAGCAAGATTCTTAGCCATATTAGCCATGAACTGCCCAGCAGTATTGGAGTCACCATACACAGTAACATTACCAAGCTGGATATGTTCAAACACCTTAGCGTTGGCTTCAGCAACTTCTTTCCACCTGTCGGTCATTGCATATTGAACGATTGCTTCAGGATGCATACCTGATTTAATCATATGTTCAACTGCAAGAGCCGGAGCCATTTCCATTGCCTGTTTCTGTTCAGCTTCTGCCATTAAAGATGCTTTCTTACCTTCAGCTTCAGCAAGAAGTTTCTTCTTGGTACCTTCAGCTTCTGCTTCCAGTTGCATCTTAGTAGCATTTGCTTTAGCTTCTGCTGCTTTCAAGATTTTAGCTGCTTCCGCTTCTGCTTCAAGAATGGCTACACTCTTAACAGCTTCTGCTTCAATTTTAGCTTTCTCTTTGGCTTTCTCGGCAGGTATAATTACTTCAGCTTTAAGCTTAGCTTCTTCAGCTTTAGCTTTAGCTTCGTTAACTTCCACCTGACGTTCTTGCTCTGTTTTAGCAACTGCCATTTGAGCTTCAACTTTAGAAGTACCAGCTACTCTTTCTGCTTCAGCTTTAGCTTTCTCTGCTTCTCCCTTAGCTTTGGAAACTTCAATAGTAGCTTTCTGTTCAGCTACTCCTGCTGCTTTCTCTGCTTCAGCTGCCTTTTGACGGGCTTCTGATTCATACTGTGCAGTTTTAGCTTCCTTTTCCTGTTGTGCTTTAACAGTTTCAGCTTCTTGGTTTTGTGCTGCTACTGCCATACGAACTTCCTTCTCTGCTTCTGCTTCTGCCTTAGCGGCTTCAGCTTTGGCAGTAAATTCTGCTTCTTTAGCAGTTGCATAAGCTTGCTGCTCTGCAATCTTAGCAGCTCTTAATGCTTCTTGCTCGGCAACTTTGGATGCTTCTTCAGTTTGGGCTGTAGCCACACCAATTTCACGTTCCTTTCTTTGCTCTGCAACAGCAATTTGCTGCTCCTTATGCTGCTCGGCCAATTGAGTTTCTTTCTCTTTAGTGGTCTTAGCAATAGCAACTTCTTTCTCCCTGTTAGTTTCAGCCACTATAGTTTCTTGCTCCTTAGTAGCTGCTGCAATTGCAATCTCCTTCTCTCTCGTAGTTTGAGCTATCTGGATTGCTCCTTTCTTCTCTTCTTCTGCGATATCAGCTTGTGATTGCGCTCTTGCTTTAGTCTCTTCTTTCTTACCAAGATTATCAATATATTGAGCAGCATCTTGAATGTCACTGATATTGATATTCATCAGATAAAGACCAAGTTTGTTCAATTCTGTATTGATATTGTCTCTAGCTTGAGCTAGGAACTTGTCTCTGTCAGAGTTAAGCTCTTCAATAGTCATCGAAGCAATAACAAGCCTCATCTGACCATAAACAATATCTGAAATCAAACTTTCTTTAACGTCATCATCAGCACCTAGTAAGCGATTAGCAGCATTCTGCATAATCAGCGGTTCTTGGCTAATAGCAACAGTTACAGTGGTAGGGATAGTTACACGAATATTTTGAGCTGACAAAGCATTCTTCAATACAAGATTCAATTGAATCGGCTGCATTGACATTACTTCATAACCCTGTATAATCGGCCATACAAAAGCTGCACCACCATGATAAACTTTGGCAGTTTTAATTTCAACTTCTCTGTCAACCAGATTACCTTTAGCGTCGCGTTCGCTAACTTTCTCTTTGTGAGAGCCTGTTTTACCATAAACTACCAACAATTCGTCAGATTTACATTTACGGTAGCGGGATAGAATCCCAATGATAGTGATGATTGCAACTAGTACAACTACACCAACGATAATTAATGATGTCATTTCCATCTTGAAATTGGTATTAATCTATGTATAATTTATTGTCTTCGTATTTACGAATCGTTACTGGCTCATTGACAGGATATATCTTCTTATTAAGAGATACAACTTCTACTTCTCTCAATGCTCCACTTATGTTCACGGATGCCAAATGGCGCCCTTCACCTAAATGTACATAGATAGTAGCAGTTCTGCCAACTAAGTTAGTCTTCGGTTCGTCTTTAGGAAGGTTCTGCAATTTCATACAGAACTTATATAAATGATACAGCATAAATACAAACACAAGACCTATAAAGAATCCTATTAACCAATCAATCCAGGTTACTTCATAACCTAATAATTGCTTAATAGATGTCCATCCTCCGAATCCCATGAAGAAATGGATAAATCCTTTAAAGGATACAACATCACTGACATCAAAATCAGCATCACCATCAAAGTCTACGTCGACATCGAACTCCCCAGCAACCCATGATATTATGAATTGTAGGATAAATATACCATAGGCGATGCCTCCTAAGATATAATACAAGTTATTGTCCATCTTACTAATAATTATTTAATCTATTAAAGTGGGACGAAATGGAGTCGAACCATTATCTCTGGATTTTCAGTCCAGCGCGAACTGACCACCTGCGCTACCGCCCCATACTGCCTACACATACGTCTTCACTGGATTTTATGCTTTATTACGCCAGTTGCTTTGGACAGTCTAAATCCTTCGGTGCTGTACAGCTATACATATATTAACGAGGCCTCAACATTAATTAAGCTGCCATCGCACCTACTCCCATTACTTCGTCACGCAACGTACCCTACATTCCACTTTAGGATTTTCACCTAACCACATCCTCGGCATTCCGTTTCAAGATAAAATATAACTCTGCTGAATAAGTCAAACCAAACAGGAAGATTTATGATACGTTTATACCTAAACAGCAGAATTGGGTGACATACGAGACTTGAACTCGTAACCCTTAGAACCACAACCTAATGCTCTGCCAATTGAGCTAATGCCACCATATTGAGTTATTGCAACTCTAATCCTTCTTTTAGTGCCCTAGTATATGCCATTCTAGCAAAGAATAGTTCAGCTACAGCCATAACTACTGGCTCTGCTAACTCTTCGGCTTCTTCAGCTCTTTCTTCTTTGGGCTTGGATTCTACATATTCTAGTAATTCCAACACAGCTCTATTAGCTTCAACCAGACGACTATAAGCAGTGCGAACTTGTTTATAGTTCTTATATCGTTCTCGATATGGTCTTATTGCATTCCATGAATATGAAGCAGCCACTATTATTGATATGGCACATAGTACCATAAATCCGAGGGGTTCTCCTTTAGACCATGCTGAATAGATTTGACACAATACAACACCCAAACATAGATTCTGTCCTATAAAGAGGGACAGTAAGAACCAATAAGCTGAAAATGCCTTCTTTGCTTCATCAAGTAATGATGCTGACTCTTTTAGCTTCTCTTGTTCAGCTTTTAATGAGTCAATTGACACTTCCATAGCTTCTCCTTCGTCTGAATCTTTAAGGCGTTCATATTCCTCTTCACTAATCTTGGTTATTTTCAAATCTTCTAATTCTTCTCGATTCATTACCTTTCAATTTAAGTTCAACAATCTGTGGACCTGATGAGACTCGAACTCACGACCCTCTGCGTGCAAGGCAGATGCTCTAGCCAATCTGAGCTACAGGCCCATATTTAGCCACACTATCGTAGGGCTATCAGCTCCCAACGTCCGACTGATTACGGAAGGTTACCTACCGGTCTGATAACCTATAAAATGCACAATTACTTAGTCATGCCCCAACTGTTCTTGTCAGTCTCCGACTCCAACCCATAGCATGTTATAGAACTCTACATGCATACCCTCCTCATTGTGCACTATTTTAAACCTATCATTTCAGCAATTTCTTCAAATGAATAATTCAGAAATAGTCTATCCATATCTGCATCAGATTTAACCCATTTAGGTCTAGGATATATAAGAGTAGGAGAATGTCCTCTCTCATGTAATCCATACACTACTTCCTTCTTACCTTTAATAAGACGAAGGTCAATATGCTCTGACATAGAAGAATAAAATCCTATATTAGAATCCTCTACATATGTAGAACCCTTCTTAGACATTACCTTGCGATAAGGTTTATACCCTTTACTAATTAAATACTCTACGAACCCAATCATGTTAACCACTATTAGTACTCCAAGTAGGATTCAAACCTACGACCCACGCCTTAGAAGGGCGTTGCTCTATTCACTGAGCTATTGGAGCATCATCAGAAGGCAAATTGAACTACATGACACAGTAAAAGTGCTGATGCCTTCTTATATTACCCATTCAGTTATTCTAGATTAAGTAATTCTCTTGTCTCTTTCTTAAACTGTCTCCTATTATAGCGTTCTCCTTTACATATAGGACAACTACAAGGAGTACTGGTTGTTTTATAGGCAAACGTATATTTAGAATTATATAATTCTGTCCAATGTCTACCTCTTGCCGTTTTATCTGGATTATACCAGTAGGCAGCGTGGAGTTTAATCCTAGTAATATACTTCTGGTCTTTCTTTAGGTTCCTCCACCTTTTGTTTCTTTGGATTAGTGAATCCTTCAGTTTCTCCGTTCTTAGTTCTTCCATCGTCTCTACCATTAGTGTTAATAATGTCTTGAGACGGGTTGTAGCCGGTTCCAACAAACTTCTTCATGTCCAATCCTGTTAAATTAATTCCTTTCATACGATAATTTTACAATCTATTAAATACTGCATGTTCCTTTAACCACTCTTGATAGAGCTTATCATCATAGTTCCCTGAATACTCCCAATGAAATCTACTACATTCTATAGTCTTTAGTAAGAACTTCATCACAGACCTTGTATTAGCCTTCTTTGATATAGATGAAATGTAAAACTTCTCTTTATCAAAATCATAGTATCCTCGTAATACCACTCGGCGAGAATTTTGCCTATTTAAGTAAATTCTTGCCAACAACTTGGAGTTATTGTCTACATATCGAGTAGGTATGAATTTATAAGCCATCTGATTCAGCCAGCAATAAAGTAATACCAACACAATAGGCATTATTGACTGCATTCAACCTTTTCTTGAGTTCCTTCTTAGCCTTTCTGGGCAACTTTGGGTACTCTGCATATAAATCCTGTTCAGCGGCTCTACTTGCTTCGCTTAATTGCTCAAGTAAAGCATTAACATCTTCTTTAGTTTTGTAATCCTTAAGAAGGACTCTAACTAATGTGGGACGTTTCACCATTACTCGCATTCCAGATTCGTACACTCTACAAATTTGGTTTCTACTTAACGTAGACACTCTCCTTAATTTCACTTTAAACTTCATAGTACATTCAAATTAGTTGAGGAAGCAGAGGGATTCGAACCCCCGGACCCCGAAGGACCTCTGGTTTTCAAGACCAGTGCAATCGACCAACTCTGCCATACTTCCAATTAATAAGCACGCCCTGCACGACTCGAACATGCAACACACCCAGTTTTGGAGACAGGGGCTCTACCGATTGAGCTAAGGACGCATCAATTTTAGATTGTGGAATCTTTAAAGATATAATACAGTACTACTAGCACTATAGCTCCCACAATGTAAGCACCAAAACTATGCATAATCTTATAATTTAATGTTAATAATGCGGCAAGTGCAGGACTCGAACCTGCGACCAATTGGTTAACAGCCAACTGCTCTACCACTGAGCTAACTTGCCATAATGTTTAATTGACCTATCCCGATTGCATCGGAGTTAATCCCTATGGTAAGGAACTACTCCTGTTGGTGTCCAAGCATAGCTATTTGCAGCTATTCTAAAATACCAACGAACTGCTTTCTTAATTAACTTAAATAGTCTCATAATACATCAGTTTTAGTCAATAAATAAGTAATCTAAATAAACCACTCTATCTTCACAGACTGAGTGGTTAAACTCGTTCTTTGACATCATGTACAATCTTAGTACATATGTGACTCCGCTGCGATTCGAACGCAGGACCCCGATATTAAAAGTATCGTGCTCTAACCAGCTGAGCTACGGAATCATCCGCAGAAGGCGCGTTATCAAAAACATGTAAACTGTACAATGATTAGTGCTGTACGCCTTCTTATGTTTCACTAAATCGAGAGTGGGCTGACGGAATCGAACCGTCCTAACTGGTTTTGCGGACCAGCCCCTAAACCTCTCGGGCAAGCCCACATATCAATACGACTTATGGGCTTAACTATGAAACAGGTTAATCAAATCATAAATTAAAAGTTGTTGGGTTGATTGTTGAGTTGATTTGATGATTGTTTAGTGAAACTATATATTATTGTGTTAATTATGGTTCTTATTAAAACTACTCTATTCTCACGAACTGAGTAGTTGTCCATATTTGCTATTATGGGATTATCAGCATCCTCTCTTGGATGCCACGGGGAGTATGGGTAGCCAGACTCGAACTGGCGACAACTAGGTCTAGGAACTAATGCTTTAGAGATTTATCCAATCATTAGAGTTAATAGATTTAATATCTGACGTTTTGGTTGGAAGGTTGTAGCTCTTACACCACTTTCTAACAGCGTTATCTGAGACTCCAAAGTCCTTTCCAATTTGAGTAAATGGTTTAAATCTAATTAATTCTTTTAGTTGCTCTCTTGTGGGTCTCTCGACCTTCTGTGCATTCTTAGTAGCACACTCTACACATATACCATTAGCCTTAGAGACTTTGTTAGTGTTACACTGAGAACAGATATAAACTTTAGGTAAAGGCTCAGATTCCTCTGAACTCCTAACAAAAGAATTAGATACTTTATGTCCTAGCATGTTCTCTAACAGGTAATCCTCTGCTTTGTTATAAGCACCACTGTTGTTAGCAGGTGGTTTGAGTCTTAATGTCTTGTCAGTTGAACACTCACTTACTGGAACAAGGTAAACCTTGTTATCGTAACAGGTTGCAAAGTAATCTATCTGCTCATCATCGTATCTCCTACGAATTGTCTCTTTGGTGTTGGTAGTCTGTGTGACTGTACTAAAATGAAATGCATCTAAATCTCTAATTCCATTCTTAATAGGATTACTTGAAGACTTGCATTGAACTCTAAGAAGTTCATCGCCAGTATCTACTATCATGTCATATCTGGCACAATCACCATAAGGAATTGAGCAATCAAATCCCATTGACATGAATCCCATAAGGCAGGTTAGTTCTGTAATGTTACCTTTAGATTTTGTATAATCCATATGTTATACTCTAAAGTTTAGTTCCCAAACCTAGCATTCTACCTACTGAATTACACCCATAACTACAGAAGTCTCTTAGTTTAATTAAAATCATAAAATATGAAACACTTTCTTTCGTGCTGTAAGACTTCTTATTCAAAGCTATTGAAAATTGTTGTATTGTGGGTGTGCCTGGAATTGAACCAGGGACCTCATCCTTATCAGAGATGTGCTCTAACCGACTGAGCTACACACCCATCATCAGAAGACAATAGATTCATTTACTTATGCCAACATACAGGAAATTGCTGTTTGTCTTCTTAACATTTTGAAAATGCAAATGTACAATGATTGTAGTTGCGGAGATGGGAGTCGAACCCAATATAACTAGCTTATGAGACTAGTATGATTTATATATCCGTTTCATTCCTCCGCAAGTGCCCCATGTTGGACTCGAACCAACGCCATACAAGTTTAGAATTTGCTCTTCTACCACTGAAGTAATGGGGCGAATGAGGGTTTTACGAGATTACCCACAACTCATCAACTATTCGATAATTTGATTCCACTGTTCAAGTGTAAGTTCCTTGACTACTATGCCATTTAGTTCAAATGGAGTATATTGGTTTCCATTCTCTTCTACAAGGATTAACCATTCGTAGCCACGTTGCTTGCTATGAGTTCTAATAATCTCCTTAATGGTTTCGATGCCAAAAGGAGTTAGAATCTTCTGCCCTTCTCTGTAAAGATACCTCTTGTTGAGGTCTTTTAAATCCTCTAATGTGGTTAAATGAGGATTAGGGTTCTTAGTGATAACTACATGGTCATCTCCTACACTAACATAATAATCTCGTTTGTATATCATTCTCTTACTAATTTAAGTTTCTTGAACATGCGACCGTCATCTTGTAATGCGATTGCTGTTAATTGATTACCAAGGTCTGGTTCATAGAATGAAGAATAGTCCTTATTTACTAAGTCTAATCTTACTTTCCATTTGTCTAAGTCTGCATATAAGTAGATTAAATAGTTATTATTCCAATCCTGCTTAGGATGTTCTAATAACCACTGCGCTACTGCATGACCTCCTTGTACACAACCATAAACTGCATCAAGCTTCTGGTCTATCAGCACATACAATCTCTTCATCAGAATATGTATCAATCAGTGAATCAACTCTTTCTCGGAAATACTTCTCTCCACTATACATCTTAGAATAACCACACCAACCTTGAGTTTCAAGTGATTTCCATTCTTTGATAACTTTAGCTAGATACTCATTCATAGCTTCTCCGATTAGTTTATGCTTTAATATGTAATAAGCTACATACATTGCATGTAATCTTCCTCTGTTGTAATAAACTGATGAGCAGTCATTAATATTCTTAGCTGCTTTCTGTGCTTTTACTAAATTCGCGATTTCTTGTTTAAATTGTTTAATTGTTGCCATGATAGTTAATTGTTAATAAGTTAATAAATAAATTGCCTTAATTAATAATCAACTATCTTATGGTGGCTTGTAAGTAATCTACCGCATAATCATTTCCCTTTAATTTGTTTACACATGTTAATAAACTCATCATCCGATTCACATATAATCGGATTCGTTTCCTTGAGATACATCTCCAGATAGGCTTCTTTAGACAAATCGTCCACGTCATCCGGATACACACCATGTACATCATATGACATATGAGAACCCCAGCAACTAAGCCAATCAGCATCCTCAAATGTAGTACATATACACACACTTAACCCAGCATCCTCTAGTTTCTTACGAAGTTCTGGAGTATTCTTCTTAATAAGACAGTGTTCACTCATGGATTTAATACACATAAACCACCTTTCTCGGAATCTCTAAGCACATACTTAATACCTGGAATACCAGGACCTGATACCTTATAAATGGTTAGTTCGTTAATAAATTCATACTGCACTCTGTTGATTTTATAATCTCCATTAGTAGCAGCAGACTCATTAATTGATGCTTTACTTGTGGTTGCAAATAATGCCAAGAAGGTAAATACTCCACATAATCCACCAATAACACCTGCCTTAAATGATGTCTCTTTCATAATCTCATCTATTATTAATAATGAGCGGGATAACAGAATTGAACTGTCATCTTCAGCTTGGAAGGCTGTTATAATAACCATTATACGAATCCCGCAGTTTACTTCTACTATTCTCTCGAACCATAGAAGGGTTTGTCGAGTTTGACCTCAACAGATATTGTATTTAATTATCGCAGTGTGAGTGGGCCCGGGAGGACTCGAACCTCCAGTCCAATTAAGGAGTAGATTTACAGTCTACGCGGCTACCAATTACCGGTTACGTGCCCGAATCACACAATCCATATTAACTGTGAATTGTGAGTGCAAAGGTAATGAATCTTCCCCACATGTAAAAGTTAATATGTATTAAATACGATAGAAGTTTGCTCGGTATTAAACTAAGCTCACATATTCTCTCGAACCGATGAGCTTAGTAGTTATTCAACAATTGCAGATACTTTAACTCGTAATAATGACTATGAGTCGAGATAGAAATGACACTGCATATGTTGAAAGAATCATATTAATAAAATGGTGTAGAGATAACCAGATTCGAACTGATGTTCTTCTAAAGATTGACTTTAGCTGTTCTACCACTGAACTATATCTCTATCCAGTCCCTATGGAATCATCCAATAAATTCCCACCTAGTGTTACTAGATATGCACAAAGATTACTATACCAAATATGCGCTCTTCTCCATGCATAATGAAATCTATCTTCTATCCAATCAGAACATTAATTCAACTATTAAATAAACGGTGCGCGAAATACTTAGACCTTCACAGGCTTCTTCTGCACGCTTGCATTCTTCTTGACAACATCCTTCTCTAGAATCATCATATTAAGCAACTCTTGATTCATAGCATGCTTAAAGATGTCTCTAGTGGTTTTAGGCACCTGGAACCTCTTCTCTCCAGTAATAAATGAGGATGTTGAATTATTAAGTCCATTTACTAAGAAGCAATTTGACACTCCTGGAACCAAAGCCACATTAGGTCTTCCCTTATATGCTAAAGGAACTCTCCAAATGATAACTTTGAATGCTCTTACAAATTCCTTACTGAAATTTGCTTTAAGCAGTCTTTGCTTAAATTCCACGAATGCTTGGTTGTTCAACTTGGTAAAATATGTATGGTTAGTAATTACCACACAGCCTCTAGGGAACTCTCCTTCATCCACACCATAATCTTCTTTCATTTTACACAGCATTTCTGCTATATTAATAATAGAAGGATTCTGGCATAATGCTTCTTCTTTGTCAGATTTCCATTTCTCAATGACATTCTGACCTTTGAACTTACGTAGAACCATGTTATCCTCTAACACGGCATAGGAGTTCTTGAATATTGTAGGAAGTAATTCAGAATGATATAAAGCATATGCTTTACCCAAACTGTAAGCAGATGTTTCGCTATTCTCTATCTCACCATTAGCAGAATGACTTATATCTCTTACTACCAACAACGGAGCTACTCTATTGCGTTTAGCATTATCAACAAATACATTGAAACTTGCATTAATAGAAGTTTCCATAAATTCTGGAATCTCTTCGGCAATTTTATCCAATCCGTATGGTTTGAACAGAGTATGTAGAAATCCGCTATTAGAGGGCTTCTTACGGTTCTTCAACCAGTTCTGATACTTCTCTTTAAGACCTTGATGTTTGAGGAATTTAGAGCCTACTAGCTGTGCCAGCGCCTTTCCAGTAACAGTGTCAAAATCGATTTCCAAGAATTTCTTTTGACTGATTAACTGCTGCCATTGGGCTGCTTTCCCACTATTCTTCATCTTCCTATATTTACGATAGGTTGAATAGTCTCCTTCATCCTTAGGTTTACCATAAAGGCCTTCCGCCAAGAATTTGGCTACTGTGTTACGTGCTTTTGCCTCATCTGTCTTACATGCAACACTGGAACGAACACGAGGAAGATACTTCTTTACTAAATCACATGTCTGACCGTTGGCAAGACCTGCGAATATGACTTTCTTGAAGAAGTCCCAATCCAATCTGTGCTTAAAGCCATGGAGTTGAACATCTAAAGCCATCATAGTAATGAAATCTTTCCAGCATCCAGCTGCTGCAAAATAAGCAATGTTGGCATGGAATGTGGGTTTGTGATAGATTGCCAACCACAACATTCTCATTATACCTTCATTCTTCAAACCTTCTCCTTGCTGTGTATCAAGTTGTATAACTCCTTCCGGGGTAATTATTCTACATTTACGAGTTATCATTCTCGTATATGCAGTAAACTTAGTACATAGTAATGGATTAGCTTTCCATAAAGGATACATATCTTTAGCCACTTGCACGTAGGTACGTGGCTGAAGACATTTCTTAAGATTAACAAACTGGTCTATGAATAACTGATTATTATCCACAAACTTAGGTTTATTCTCATCCCGCCTTTGACGTGCGGCATTAGGGTAAGGCCTCCTTGGCCTTTGTGCTCCTTTCATTTCCATCTCTTTGTTTAAATTTATTGTTATGAGAGTCTTTCTTTATTCTAAACAATAAACAAGCGGCATTACGGCAATCGGACATACGTTAACCCGCTCGCCACTTACAGACCGTAATGCACACTTGACCAGGCAGGAAAGAGGTTTGCTTGGTGACCTATCTGCATGCTGATTATATAATGCAGACCGTGTAGATTCTCTCTTACACAATATCTATAGTAGATTTGCACTACTGTTTTCTGATGCTTAATCAGGTGAACTCCTACTGTTCGAATAGATACAGGTTTCAACTCTTTGATATAGCCTTTAAGTCATAGACATACTCCGGAATATGTCTACTGGTTCTTCAGACCAAGTTTTGCTACCACCATTCGTCAATAGTGGATTTACGGTATTAGATAGTCTACACGAAGGTCTACCGTCTCTTCGTTTGCTTCTAACACCACAGTCGTCGAAAGAATGTCAGGATTGTCAGCTGTAGTTATCATACTCACAATATCATGTGGGGATTCTAAGTATAAATAACCTCTACCGTCCCAAGCTGGAACATATCCACCTCGTAGAATGTTTCGAGACGGAATAGACTTATAATAATAGTGTGCTGGCCGGTAGTGAGCGAATGATACGTTAATAGCTGATTGGTGTGTGCCTATGGTAAAACCACCCAGGACTGTTGCTAGTCTCATCACCTTACTAACATATTTTGAATCGCCTACTACATCTAGTCTTACGTTCAAGCCTGGATAGTAGAATTTAGCAACTCTCCTGCTTATATCCTTCAACGTTTGAAGAGATTGAAATTCAGCAATGTCAACATAGTCTTTCTCCGATTCAGAACTGCCGAAGATACAATTGACTGGTATTGGCTGATTGGCTTCAATACATTCTTCCAAAATAGTGATTGCTTCGGACGGAATAGCTTCATTACCAAGTCTGATTCTCTTAGTCCCATATAAGATATGAGCTATAATCTGACTAAGTGGCAATGATAATTTCTCCTTAGCAAAGTTGCTTTCCAAATCATATAGATATTGGCAAATGTGTGCACTGAATGGCGTGTTCCCTTGTACTGTAAACTTCATACTATCTGTTCAACTGTTATTAATTTAGTGATTCTATAACCTCTCGATTTCAGGAATTTGATTGCTTCCATTTCAGCCTGTGTAATAGGAATCAGATGTTTGTCTTCTTCCGCTTCTGTAACAGCTTCCATTTCAGCTTGTGGCTTAGGTTTAGGAGGTGCTACGTAAGTGCCAGCTTTAATAGCCATTCTCTTAGCATATGCATCTCTCTGTATCTTAGCCATTTCTTTCCTGCTGATAGTTATCAATTCAATGACTCTAGTCTTATACAAAGGGCCATGTTCTTTCCACATAAATCCTTTAGTATAGATAGCACCGTCAGGTTCAATCACTCCCTGCTTACGCAAAACAGCCATGAAGTTCTCTGGCCTTGGGAAGCCATTCTTCTTTAAATCCCTGACTACATCTGTAATCTTAAAAGGCCCAGGATTCATTGCCTTTACCGTGTTAAAAATCCGAACGATGTCATCATCGGATATTGACCTCTTTCCCATAATTTCAATAACTTTTAGTGAAACAATTACTCTTTATATATTCTAATTCGAGATTTACGCAGATGTACACGCATTCGTTTAACCTCGGACAGAATCCAATTACGTCTGCATTGATGTAACCATGCAATTACATCTTCGTCAAATAATAATTCTTGACCACAGTAGTATGTGCCACTGTAGTAAGTATCAAGCTTTGGTCTTAATATGTCATGAGGACTATCAGTAACTATGTATTGATAATCCTCACCTCTTATTAATTTCAGCTTCTTTGACTCCTTGCGAAGTTTCTTTAATAACCTTGCTTTCATTTTAATAGTTCCAATTTAGCTACGTCCTTATCATACCATATCCCAATCCAGAAGTTGTCTACAAAGTTCCTATGATTCATGATGGTATAATTAAGCCTTAAGACATCACTAGATATAAGATAGTAATTCTTCCTATCAGTAGCCTCCAATGTTTCTTTGAGCACTGCGTGCTTGCCAATAATTTGAATATTCCTTGTAATAGCGAATGGTAATGAAATCGCTGCCCCAACTGTTGCTATTGAGAATACAATCTCAACTGCCACTGCAACTTCTCTTAGGTCTTTAGACCCTACTCGCGAAAGACATACACAAATAAGTAAAACAATCACTGCAATAATAAATAATCCCATAAAATTGATATTTAAACGTTAATAATAGTGGACCTAGGCGGAGTCGAACCGCCGTCCAAACAACCCTCATTAATAAGATTACGTGTGTCTCTATTTTATTACATCAGCTGTTGAGTTCAGCATGTAGGTAGTTTTACTAAGAAGCCGAGTGTTAATTCACCAATTACGTCTCCCTCGTAGGGCTACGACTTAGTTGTTCACAAACTACCAAACTTAAAGGTTCAGAAGCTGACGCTTCCAAACCTGGGCTTGACCGAACGGTCGCTCCACCACTCCATTTACGTTGGAGAACGTTTCTATTTGTAACCCATAGATAGGTAGTGGAGATTTCAGCTTTACTAACCTTTGGCTTTCAAGTTAAGTGGGCTGCTCTATACGCTTCTTCCCACACCTCTTCTGTTTCTAGGTCTCTCCAATTAACCCGACTTAGAGCTAAATTAATAGATAAGCCAGCAGCTTAGGCTGCCATTCTTACTTCAGTGTTTCCACTTAAATTGCTGTATCATTATTAAAGAGTTGGTACGAACTCTACACGTCTTACTAACTTGTAATCGCCTGTCAAAACCAAATCTAGGCCCATAGAACGGCATGATTATCCTCTCATGCCAGGAGGTCTCTCAAACCTGAACAAAAAAGCTATCAGTATCTTCCTGTGCTACATTGAGTAGCGTACCCATTACAGACTTAATAGCCTAGGAGTTATTTTTATTCCATTTAAAATGGTAAGTTCCCTTCATGTTTCATCCAACTATAAACTACAATTTCATAATCTGGGAAATCGTTGGCAAGTTTAATACAACTGTCAAACGATAACTCTGTTATGCATATAAGAGGGTAATCATTGTCAAGCCATTCTCTAATTACATCCTTATCAGGAATATGCTCATCCAATGACCATTTAAGCTCACGTTCAAGTCTTTCACGTATCGTATTTAATTTAATATGGTCATGTGTTCCATATATAACATTTAATATGTAATACAATAAATGGCTATTGAACTTATCAACATCGCTAATAAGAATATGCCTCTTGGCATTCCTTAAAGAATTAACTGCATTCTGATTCATACACTTATTAATTAAAAGCCCAAGTGTGTTTCACAACATGACTGGGGCAAGCCTAAACTATACAAAACTTTAAAATGATTGGGAGAGGATGGGAGATTCGAACTCCCTCCGCCAGTTCGCAACTAGCCTTCTACCATTAAACTAATCCTCTCTTGGCATTATTAACGCTTCACAGCTTCTTCAAAGTTCTTTACAATCTTCTCTGCCTTCTCACGGGAACAGTCAAGCATGTGCATAGTAAGATGAATGCGTTGTTCACGCATCAAATCTTCTATGGCTCCTTCATTGCCTTCTTCTCTAGCCTTGAGAGCTTTTAATAGCTCTTCTGGCGTTTCAACACCTTCAACATCAGCACCGATAGCCTTAGATATATCCTTCAGAAACTCAAACAGAGCTTTCTTGCCTTCTTCGACTTTAAATGTTGAGCCTTGTTTTTGGTCTCTCATTTTCATAAGAATGTCAAAGATTTCACGGGCAGAAGCTTCGTCATCCTCATTCAGAGTGACAGCATGACGTTCATGAGGTTGAACACGAATAGATTCGTCTTTAACTTCCATAACGAGCAAGTCTTCACCGTCACCACGAACAATGACGATTTCACGGTCTTTCCTTTCGTCATAACCGCCACCAACAGTGAAGTTCTTGTAAGGAACTTCTTTGCCTTCAGCGGCATCGAGCACATGCCCAAGAATAGTTTCAGCTTCTTCTACGATAGAATCATAGCATGGGTCTTTCTTTGGATTGAAATCAATACCAGCTTTCAGGCGTTCTTGTAATTTCTTCATTTCCTTCTAAATTTAAAGAGTTTGATTTATTAATTATTTGATTAGTCTGGTAAGAACCAGACTCCTATGGCCGCAACAATACCTATAGCTCCGACTACATATGTAAAATCGCCAGCTGTAGGCAACATGATATTAATAATTACTAATGCTCCAATAGCAGAACTAATTATTATATTGTCTTTCTTATTCTTAGTGAGTTTCATAATTACTAATATTGGTTAAGAGTGACTCCACCGTGACGTGCCAAATCACAGTGAAGTTTCGTCGTAATTTTCAACGACTCATCAGACTCTCTTTTAGACGGAAAGGAGATTATGATATATAATTATCAATAGAATCTCCAGTTGCTGTCCTAATCTGTTCCCATGGAATGTTCTCTTCTTCGCAAAGCTGTTTGGAGGACTGTATCCACTCCTTGGCGAAGTCTATAAAATCACCGCATTCTCTCTTAGCCATTACCATAGCTTCTTTGCAGCTGTAAGCGATGATTCCGGGAAGAAGAGATTTGTCATTGTTAATTGCATGTTTAACTATAGGGCTGTTCTTTATATCCATTGTTTAAAGGCTAGATTGTTGTTACACTGCTGATAATAGAATAATCAATAATGATTGAAAGCATGCCATTTAAATCAGATGTCTCATAAGGAACTTGATATTTGGCAATTTGTCTTTCGGCTTGTTGCATCATGGGCTGGTTAGTTCCAAACCCAAGAAGCAACTTACCTTCACGAGAAGTAATAGATTGATGATTGAGAGTACATGGTATTCTCTGTTTCCTAAATTGTATCTGCGATAACATTGTTACTTAGTTAATAAGTTAGCAAATCCTTTCCAGAAGTAGCGAGGGAAGTGTCCAGTCAGTTGTACATAATTAACTCCTGCTGACACCTTATGTCTAGCTGTAACCTTGTGTCCGTCAATGGACATCGTGATTAAGCTGCCAGAAACTGTCACATCACTATCTGACATATCATACAAATCTCCCAAGTCCTTAATAGGAATCCACTTAGATGTAGTTTCATCTTTGTAGCTATTAAGTCGAGATTGTAGTTTGGCATCAGTAGGCTGGCCAGTTCTCATATCAATAATCTCACCCTCACAATCTGCAAGGATGAAGTTCTGTGTATAGTTAAAGTATAGTTTCATGTGTACTGAACTTTATATCTTTTAGTTCTTCTAGTTTGTAGATTAATAACATCTACCGAATCAGTACCTGCCTTTACGTAAACCTTACCAGATATCTCTTTGATAAAGTCATTCTCTGATTTACCTTCAAAAGTTCCGATAAGGCATAGTGTTACTCCATTGACAAGTACTTTGGTAAATTTATCAACCTGTATAGGAGCCAAAGGTATTCCTTCTTCTCTTACATGGTTAAATGCCTTAGTGTAGGCTCTATACCTCGCAAGACGATGTTCATAATTAGCACCTTTAGAGGGATAGCTAGCAAGTACTGAAGTATCCTTAATTACCACATACTCTTTACCAGGCAATCCACCTTCATACCATGATTTAGATATTACTTTGATACCGGATTTTACTAATAACCATTTGTCTACAGCATCACATAAACGCTCTTTACCACATGTCTGTAACAATATGGGTATTAAGTTACGTTTAAGCTCTCTGTATTCCTCTGCTAATTCATTAGTCATAGATAAGTTGGCAGTTAACCTACTCACTGCCAGGTTTTAAAATATGGAAATCTCACACTCCTTTGGTTACTTAAAGATTATTGCAGACGTGATATTAACGCGGATGTTCTCTTTAGAAGAGATATATTTATTCCACAGGTCAGTCACAACCTTTTGTTTGTCCTGACCACGCACAGACAGCAAACGATTACGACCACTCGTATACAACGGAAGTGTGCTTGTAGATACTTTGTTCCAGAAGTCGTCAAGAGTATCTAATTTATGCTTCTTATCAAGAACAAGATAAGCTGTTACACCACCAATCATAGATGCATGGAGTAATCCTTTAGTGTACTTCTTGTACTTGAGTGCAAGTCCTGTAACCTCATCAAAGGTAGTTTCATACTTTCTGTACATGTTCAACAAATCTTGACGAGTCAGACCAGTCCCTCTAAGTCTGTGAAGAGCGCCAGCATCAGCCAAACCTTTCAAGCCCTTGGTCAAAGCGTAATATTTAGCCACAATGGAAGCTTTCTGGGTAGGATTAGTAATGCCCATGATTCCAAACACATCACCTGCACTTCTTGTTTTACCAGTATCTATGGTAGTCCAAGTTTCGTGTTTAACACCTTCTATGAGCACAGTTTGAAATGGAACACCTGCCTGTATGCACGCTGCTAGACGATGATAGCCGTTATCAGTAAGACCTTTATCATTTATAATGATTGCCTCACCGTTCAAATGCCATTTACCTTCAGACATTTGAATAGCATACTTGTTGATATTGTCTCTAGAAATAGGCCGATTGTGCAAATACTTTGACAATAGTACTTCTGCATCTTTCGGTGTGATTTCTACTACACTGAACTTGAGAGATGGTTTTAATGTCTTCATAATTAATCTAATGAGTTACCTATACACTCACGAGGTTTTAGTGAAACGTTAATAAAGAACTAATTAGTTTCAGTCTATTGACTTACTTATAGCATCGCCACGTAAAGGCTTAGTCATGATGCCACTCCCGTCACGGGAGGATATGCTGTAATAAAACGAACAAAAATATTATTACAAGTAAAGGAATCCACCTTCCTGTGCCACACTCCTTTGCCTTATCTCACGATAAGACATCTCTCCAGTATTAAAGGAAGATACTGTTTGGTATAAGAGATGCTCTGCATTAGTCTCCGGGCGTACCCATTATGGTGGTAGATTATATTATTCCTACGAAAGTAATCATACAATGGTTTTACATTTACTCACCTTTAAGATGAGTTCTTGGTCTTCAGGGTCTTTCTCTAACTGACGTTCTAATCCTTTCATGTAATTGGAACGTTCGTAGCTAGTAAGACTAAATCCCTGCCAGCTCTCCAGACACCATGCTACATAGAATGGATTAAAGTAACAGACGTCTTTCACTTTCTGATTCTTATATTTGCCAATGTTAAAGAATCTCCACACGCTCATTCCTATAGCTGTGGTATATCTATTGTCAACTCTGTGACAATCATCGTATTTACTCATAACTATGTACACTTTACCTATTCAGTGTGAGGTTTCTAGTGGTTGCATTTTACACCTAAAACTTATATCGCAAGGAGTATATTTGTCCTCACATGCGTAACCTACAAGAAACTGGTGCCCTCAATGTCTTGGGAAGTTATTGAGTTTTTTAAATGCCTGTCTTTTCAGGTTGTATAGCGAATTAATCAATGTGTGTTATTGATAATTTACTTGCTCAGGGTTACTATATCAGAGCCATGAGTGATAGTTTTACAGACCTATCCAACTGCTCTCCCAAGGCATCATAAACTTATACAAAACACACTTGTATTGGTCTAAATTTACTTAGCCTTAAAATGGTCCTTTCGGACAGGGAGAGAATTTAACTTCAATTTTTAGGGTAAGTACCGACCAAAGTAACTCACCCATAATTCTTAAAAATATAAAAACATAAGTTAAAGTGAGTTCTTCAAGTTCTTAACAAGAAGAACCCTTAAAATTGAACATAAGTGGACTCCTGCTTTAACGCGTGAAGCAGGAACGTCTTAATTTGGGCAATACATGCATTATGTCCATTTTGCACGTAAAGGATTCCAAGCATTTGCAACTACTTAGAAGAGCTAAACCCTGTGATGTTATCGGTGTGAGGAATAGATGTCTATAATCTCTTTGTAAAAGTCTCTGCGACCTACGAGATAGTCATCTCCCCAGTACTCTACTACCTTCTTAAGACCTTCAATTACTTGATACATAGTAGCACCATTACTAAAGCATGTCAATAGCTCTAGGTGTCCATGTATGTCCTCTTTACACAAATGCATCCATTCGTTGCCAATTGGATTGTAAATGTATAATATGCTGTTAGTTAAAGGTCTAGCCGGACGTAGTTTAATTCCGCTTGAATGAACGTATTCGAATACCATAAATGTGCGCATGGTTAACCTATACACCATGAGGTTTTAATCGTTATTTACTTCCAAATAAGTTTAGAGCCTTTGGAACATGCCGCATAAGATTCATCATTAAGTACTACATATAATAAATCAAAGTCGTCTTTGCTTTCATTAAATGCATCTTCAATGTCCTTCTTATTGTCAGCTTCCTTGACTATTGTCTCTTCGTCTGGGTCAAAGTTCTCTCCTATTAAGGTATACCAAGTGCTTGGTGATTTCTCACAAATTGCATCAATTAGAGCATCTGTGAAATCGTCTTCGATGTAGTCCATAAATATATAGTATTATTGTCAACTCGAATAAAAGGTGAGCATGTATATCTATCACAGACCTACATACTCTTAATAATATTCATTTTACACATTCAAACGGTCTGAACTACGTACTTTAGTACTTTATATCTTGTCCCACTCCAAGTGGAGATTTGTTCAAGCAAATAATAGCCTACTGCTTCCTCAAACAGAGGATTTGTCAGTTTATACATTATACCATTATTTGCATGAATTGCATCGTTCCGATTACGTCCAAATACAGTTCTTAATTTTGATTTCTTCGCTTTCATTTCACTATTCAGCTAACTACATACTAACAAATATATCTGAATAAGCATGATAAAAAGAAAGACACAAATAGACTTTCTAAATGTGCCTTTCAATAAGAAGTACTTTGTTATTCCTTACAATATGCAATAACATTTACGTTCATTTGGCTGCCGTCCCTTGCGACGCTTTCAAACGTTTCTATCGCCTTTGCGGTTACTTCCGTACCTTGTAAATCTGTAAGACATTCCGCTATTGTCTTATTTTCAAACATAGTGAAAATACATTTATCTTTGTCCGCCTCTGGAAGAATGTCAACCGGTGTAATACGCTTGTTGTTTTCACGGTCGTTAAAAGACCGGAACAAAGAATTGATAGACACGTTTCTTGCCGTTCCGTTAACCTCTACGGCAACTTGAAAGAATGTATTACCGTTTACAACTCCCTTTGTGATTGTTCCGTTAAATTCGTTAATTTCAGCGGGAAACTTCAATTTGTCGCCTACCTTGATAGAATCAGGATTTACACCCAAACGGTTTAGAGCCGCTGCAATTTCGTTCTTGCTTGCTTTCGGTAACTTCTTGTTAACTTCTTGTAATTCTGCTAAATTCATAGTTTAATAATTTATTAGTGAAACAATATAGAACGAGCTTATTTGCTCGTTCTTGATTTAATTTTATACGCCTGCAATTAGTTCTTTATATTCTGACATTGTGATATAACAACCTGTAAAATTAACACGAACTAAACCGTTTGATAAAATAGTGTACATAAGCTAATAATTTTAAAATGAATATTATAAAGCAAAACCAAATGATATAAATCTTTTGATTTTCTCCAAACATGGGTGAGGGGTGTGAAGGGTAACACGACTGTCGTATCCGCAATATACACAAATCTTGCAATATTCACCCAGCATCCGAGTTGGCAATATATAATATGATAACCCACCCCGGGAGTGGGAGGGGGGTGTGATTTTGAGCACCCGTACTTGTGAGTTGGCAATATATATTAATTTCTATTCATCTTACTAATTGCAAGCAAGCCCCGAAGGGGCGCAGATTGCCACAGCGCGTCATAGAGTTCCGAGTTGGCAATATACTTAATATTAACTGTGAATTTGAGTTGGCAATATATAATATATATTAATAATTATATTACCATTTGGTAATATTGAAATATATAACTAATTTTGTATTGTCAAATTAAATAATAATATATTTGCGAACTTAAATCAGAATTATTAACAATAACTAAAATTTATACCAATGGCTAAAGAAGTTAAAGACTTAACAAGTAAAGAAGTAGATGAAGTAAAAATATTAAAGACTAGTTTGTCAGAATGTCCAGTAAATACTGATTTAGGATGTAATGAATCAAAGGCAACTAACTGGGTGAAGTTAGACAATAAAACAACAGATGTAAAATTAGAATTATTAAATAAATTGCAAGACGGACTAGCTAATGGAGCTGGTATTGAATATTTAATGCAACTATCTTGCATTTATAATAACATTCGCTAATAATGAGACATATTGATAGAATTAATAAGCAGTATGAAGAGAAGGAAGTTAAATTGCTATATGATAAAGCTGTAGCGTTAATGAATCTTCTTAGTGATGAGGAATATGAACAAGTAATTACAGATAATGCAGATATATTTAAATTAGCATCTCATCCAGAGAAGGGTGAGTTCTATTTACAAGATAAGCACAACTTAGTCCAGATTATAGACATATTTAGTAAATTTATCAAAACTAAAGGTCTATCTAAGGATGAATTTAAAATAATGACTCTAGATGAAGTTAAAGAGTATATGGTTGATGTTATTAATGATATCACATCATTCGAACCAGATGAGCTATTCACGATAGTAAAGAACTTAGAGAAACTTCAATGAAACTAGAACAGATACCAGGTGATTATGATAATGTAGACCAGAGAGCTCTAGAATTATTAAAGACTAATGACTATGAATTAGCAGAGTATATGAGGGATTATATAAAGGAATTATATGCTAACATACATATGAGAGACTTCTATATTAGAAACCTTAAGGATGAAATACTTCATACACTCAAACATAGAGACTCTATAAGTGGTGAGGAGCTACTACAAATACTAAATAAGGTAGCTCCATGGGATATGGAATATGATGGCAGATGGCAAACTAGAGACTATTTAGCAAGAGCAAAGGCTAATCAATGATAACACAAGAAGTAGAATTAGTAGAAGAAGCATTATATAGGAATGCGTACATATATCCAGGCTGGAAGTATTGCCTACCTGGATTACTAAAGACAATATATTTATGACAGGAGAAGAAATTATAGTAACATTTAAAGAGCCTTGGTATAATGATTATACCAGACGATTATACACTCAATTATCTGAACAAATGATTAGAGAAGAGATTGAGAGAGTGCATAAAGAACCAATCATTACTAATACTGCATTTGATATAGCAGTAGACAAGGCTTTCTTAGAGTTACTGCATGACAACAAGGATTTAATTAATATTACAGAACGATACAAGAACCATGAGTAAAATAGCAACAGAATTAGAAGCTAAGACTATGGGGGGGGACTCTCTCGGTAATTGATAATAAGTGCTGTACTAAAGCTAGAGCACTTGAATTAGGATGTCAGATTAAAAGTGGATTTAGTTATACTGATAATCAGTTAGTGGAGTTAGAAGGTATAGAGGCAGCTATAACTGCTCCAAATGTAATCCTTCATTATGGTTGGCAGGATATGCCAATTAATAATATACAGCAATTTAGAGTACGTTTCTCATTTGTTAATGAGAGTTCAGTGAATGGAGAGCCGTTTACGTATTCTGACAATACTATGTACTTTACAATTACTCCAAGATTAGAGCAAGGAGAACGAACGTACACTAAGACTTTAGCAAATCCTCTTAAATATTACTTAGAGAAATTAGCACTTCCTAACCAAGACCCATATAATACACCTGTTTGGATACGTTTTGAGGGATACGTGATGCTTAGGCAAGTGTCTCAAATTACATTAGCAGTAGATTCTCAATCTGAGAATTGGGCAGAAGGAGTAACATTCCCTTCATCTGGAAGGTGGGTCAAAATGAATAATTCTGGTAGAGTATTTAGATTTACTGGTGGGGAAATAGACCTAAACATAGAACTGTATACAGCGTCAGCGCAATGATTAAAGTAACTGATAATAAAGAAGTAAAGGAAACAGTCCTAGCAGGACTTAAAAGGAATAAAGAGAAGTATGGTAAGAAGTATTGTCCATGCTCTTTAGTAAGAGATGAAGATACAGTATGTATGTGTAAAGAGTTTAGGGAAATGGAAGAAGGGACTTGCCATTGCCAACTTTATGTTAAAACTAAAGACTAATAATTATGGATGAATTAAAGAACCAATTAGCACAGTATTTATGTAGCCAAATTCATAATGGCACTAAGGATTTGATTGAATTAATTGAATCAGAAGACCTTATTAATGAACAGTGGTATAAGAACTGGAAGGAAGAGATGAGAATCTTACTACAGGAGAAGTAATTATGATAATACTTAGTGGAAATTGTCCTAGGCATCATAATGCCATTATGTTGGAACTTACAGACTTTGATGACAGTAAAATTTCCTATCTAGCTAGAATATCTAGAGGACATCATGTTGATACTCTGTTAGTTCCTAGGGAATATAAAGATACATTTGAATCTACAGAACTATATAAAGTATTACTGCCTAATATTAGTATAGGTGATGTACAATTTGCTAAAATATACTATTATGATTGACGTTAGAAAGACATTAGAGAATTTACATCAGATACTTCCAAACTTATCAATAGAGGACTTATTTAGAGTTCTTGATAACATAGTAGAGATTCCACAATTTAACGTAGGACAGACAACTACTATACGTAGAGATAATAGTGGCTGGAGACCATATGACACAGGTACATTTATATCTTATGCTAGTAATGGAATAACACTTAGTGATGAAGGAACTTGTAAATAACTGGAATGAGAAACATCCCGAATACGTATTGGTACACGGGATGTATTCTTATGTAGACAATGGACAATCTAAGGATATGCACATGCTTACTATCTTTAATAAGGATAATGAATGTGTATGTGAATATAAAGGAGAAGATTTTATTAAATTATATAATACATTAGAAGAAGAATGGGAAAGCGATTAATTAATGTTGATGAAGTGGAGGAGATAGTACCTGTCCTAGTAGGCAAATTACTAGAGAACAATTTGATAACGGAGGAACAAGCGGACCAAATCATCTGTGCAATCTTTAATGATAACGATAGGCTAAATGAAATTAGGGAATTAAATCCAGATTATGATATTAGTATGCATAAGCTGAATGTTTGCGTGGGAGATAGTCAGTATAGACTAGTGTATTGTATATATGTGGAGCATAAAGAATCTGGGATAAGTGTGTATAGGGACAAGGACTTCGATGTACAGGAAGTGATAAACAGACTTCCATCTAAATTCACAATAGAGAAAGAACAAGAGTTGCTTCCTAAAGGAGTAAATATAAAGATTCATAAATACTCTATTAACTGTGCAGTAAGTCTATTTAGCAACGCTGCTGACTACTTTAAAGACCATACAGTAAATATAACTATTAGTTATCCATTAAAGAATCCGTATACATTCACTGCTAAATGCCGCAATTTGAATGATTTAATAAATGAAATAACCCTTGCATATAGAAGGATTTACGAAGAAGAGAAGGAGAATCCAGGTAAGTATGGAATATGGGGACATCGTATAGAAGATTTATGGCTTGAGAAAGCTACTCTCGATATAGAGACTGGTAATGTTAAAATACTTGTAGGTAGTTAATATGGAGAATAAATTAAATGTACAGAAACTAGGATATGAAGTAGGAGAACCTATGTGGGTTCATTGGGACGATAGATACGTATGGCGTGGAGGACATATACTAGGAGAATGTCCGGATGAGAATTTGATAACTACAGTGGGCTACTTGGCGTATATGGATGATAAATCAATAATATTGGGAAGAGGTATTGAGAATCATTGTAATGAGGACGGTACTCGTAGAGTAAAAGATACAATACACATACCAATGAGCTTAGTAGCTAGCTATGGAAGTTTCAATCAATGAACTATGACAAATGAGGAGTATAATAAATGGCTAATCCTTTACTTTGATATGCAATCTATAAATTTACAGTTCAATTGTAATGATATAGCATCATCATTAAAGGCACAAAGAGATAAGATAAAACAATTCTGTATTGACTGTCTAACAGGAGTAAAACATCAGGCTGACAGCTTTCTATTTGACACAAATGCCTGCATATTCTCTACTTCCGAAACCAGAGAGCTATTGTTCTCGCATGAAGAATATCTCATTCTTGAGGCTGATACTACTAAAGTAGTTGACGGAAAGTATCCCTTAGACTACGCTAACGAAATAGTAGAATCTAATTTGGACACTATTATTGACTATATAGTACAATCAGGAACAGAAACATACAATGATAGAACCAGTAGAGGATTTGGGAATAGGTGGAGTCCTTATAATGAGGAGGAACGTAAACAAGTAGTTAAACTGTTTAACTCTGGAACTTGGTATGATACACTTGGGTCCTTAAAGCATTTATATTATGAAAGAACCCCCAAAGGCTTAAGAATGTGTAACCTGACTGGCGAACCCTTACAAGCCAATGTTCTAGAACATATAGAAGATATTATTTTGAATATAAAAGACCATTATGAAACATTTGCTGTTATTCCTAGAGGTGAATCTAAATTACAAGTTTATATGACAATAAGCAATGGAACAAATGGAGCTGAAGGATGTATCATTAATCCCATGGAAGATGTGCTGAATGTACTTAAGGACTTACGGAAATGCAAAGGAGTAACTTGGTCACAGCTACTGGAAGTTGGGATAGATAATGCAGATGATTTATATTGGTGGTACGTGACATTCTCTATAGACACTACAGCTATATAATAAATTGATACCAGCCAGTAGATGCTAGGCACAAAGCCTAAGATAGTTTTTACATCTTCGTCTTGGTGGTCTACGACAGTGTGCTCTGACGTATTCTCACTTACCGAGACGGAATCTTATTATAAACAACAAAGCCCGAACTTAGTTTAATTACTAGGCTCGGGCTTTATTATATCAACCTGTTATGTATTAATTTTAATTACTTGTCTAGAATAGTCAGGCAAGTCAAGTATTTTATTACTTTGGTCAAATGTAGAAGCTGTATTCTGCAATAGGAGTCTTTTAGTTCCATTCGAACCAATTGCATACCAATTTGAATCTACATATATTAAATCAGTAAGAGTATATTTACCTAGTGTAGATGTAGTCCAATTATTAACCCTATCTGTAGACACACTCTTCATATTATTTCCTATAAGCATAAATGTATTAGTCCCAGCTTCATTTACATACAATCCTTTAGTCAAACCTGTTAGTTGTGGTCTAGTGGTTGCAGCAGTCCATTGAGTTCCAGTTGGGTTAACACTAACGTATGTATAATTACTAGTAGTGCTATATACTACACTTCTTGGCGAAGAATGAAACCCTTGTATTACTGCACTTGGTGTAAACATTCCTGGAGTATAATAAGTAAGAGAATCTGGTACAGATGTAGCCAAGAAGGTATATATTCTAGCTCCTCCCTGATATGATGCCCCAACACAGCAGTAATCATAAGGCCCAGTTGATATGCTACTGACTGGGCCTACAACACTACGCTCCTTTACTGTACCGTCATCATACACTATAATAACATAGTTCTTACCGTCTCCTCCTGCTCCCTTATAAAATACCCAGCCAGTAGAGAACCTAGCCAAGTGAGCATAACCATAAGCTCTTACAGTATCTTTGTATTTTAATTCCCACTGTTTGGTAGACTGATTAACTACATACAATCCTCCAAGCATAGACAATGCTCCAATTGCTTCACCTCCTCCAGCTATGTATATAAAATCCTCATGGCCGTCTATAGCTGGAATTTGAGCATAGGTACCACCGCCAGCAAAGTATAAACTACCTGTCTCCGCATTAATAAGGAATAGGTCTTTGTCTACAACTATATCTTCTTCTTTAACTAATTGATTTGGCTGGTAGTTACTAGACGCAACTACGCTACCCCAGAGACTAACTATGGTTTGGTAGTGAGGACAATACCCCCCCCCTTCCCATAATCTATATTCTTACCTGTTAATTCATTCAGTTTGTCTTGTGTTACTATTTTACTCATTATATATTAATTTGCTATTGATAATTCAATAAATATCTTTATATTTGCATCGTAAACTATTATGTCATACACCCTAGCTAAAGAGATGCTTACTATCTACAAAGATTAGTTAGTTATTAATTTAATTCAGAGTATTATGAGCAGAAATGGCTTACAAGCAAAAACTGTCTTCGTACATTCGTACATTCGTGTAAGGTATCGCAAACTGGAACACGTTTGTAAGCATTACAGAAGACGTCCACGTAGATAAGTTCAAAGCCAGATTGTGTACAGCAGTCTGGCTTTGTTTTATGATGTAAAATTACTCAATATCAGTTGATTAAACAAATGGCAATATGTTAAGTATTGTTACTAGGTTGCTCATCTAGCATATCATCATCTTCCTCTCCCTCTATAAATGCCAAAAGCTCACCTGTCTTGGCATCTCTTATATATCTAATTCCAGGAGCTACATATTCAGTAACTACCTCTTTATCACCCCACCATGGTACAAATGTGTTACTCATTATCATAATTGTTAATAACAGTAGTTGCAGGAACTACCCCAAATCCATACTTATTAAATCTTCTCATAAATTCATTCTTATCCTTAATTATATAATTAAATAGAAGTCTAAGATTTCTAAGTCCATTATTCTCACTAGTCCCCACATAAGGATTATTATTAATAAGTCTATCAATCTCATCAACACTCTTGAAGTTGGGAACTCCAGACTTACCTGCTCTTTGTTCAAACTCTATTAAGGGATGTAGTTGGGAGTTAAACTCTGAAGGGATAGTTAGATATTTATATTTATTTCTAACACTTACTTCGTTATACTCTGGATGTTCTTTCATTATCCGTTTAACAAACTCATCTTCTGATACTATATTGTCCTTCATTAGAGCTTGTAGCCTAGGTCCTCCAGTCTTAGCGTACTGATGATACTCAGTTGGAGTCATATCTTTTAATAATGCTGCTTGCACAGTTTCTATTCCATGCTTAGCTTCATGACCCGGTACATGAGCAAAATCGTCCCTAAGTATCTCAAAGGCAATTCTATCGAAGTCTTTAGTAGTTAGTATTTCCTCACTAGGGACAGACCTAGAGAACTTTATTATATCATTATCCAAACCTACATCTCTCTTATTTCTGGGAAGTACAGTTAAGTTTCCATTGTTATATCTATCGACAAATCTCTTAGCTGCTTCGCCATACTTAGTCCCTAGTTCTGCATCTATACTAGCGATTCTCTGTTGCGTTTCAGGATTTAGTAGATACTCTACGAAATTCTGTATGTTCTTATTAATGTCTAAATCACCATTCATAGAAGTTCCTGTATCAATGAACTGGCTCTTCTCTAATGGCTTAGCTCCTTTCTTAAACACTCTACCATTCTTCAAATCATCTCTAAGACTAAAGATTACTTGGTTATTAGAATATCCATTATCATATACATTATTAAAGATTACCCCGTCAGCACTCATCTTATCAGCTGCTCGTTCTAATGCTGCTCTGTTAGGTACGTCACCTACAGTAACTATTGGTCTCTCTAACTCTAAATCACCTTCTACTCTGTAAGGTCTCTTGGCAAATCTCTCTCTCTAGCCTTAGCTGCTTTCTCTGCCTTACCTGGTATAGAGTGATTAGCTGCTGTTCTTGGATTGCCAAATTTACCTTGATACCATATACCAGCTTCAGGAGCGCCTTCATGAATAGCATCCCACCTTTCTGGAAAGTATAATTTCGGGAGTCTAGCACTGTTCTTGTCATGTACTACATGTATGGATTGTCTAGGTCCCCAACCTACATTATTAGGTAATGGTTCAACTGAAGGAGTTCCTTTGTTTATAGTCTTACTAATTACTCTAGCTCTAGCCCATTTATTACCACCAACAGCCATATCTTTTACTGGCTTTAACTTAGGTCCAAAGTTACGCATTCCAAATCCACCTGCCAAATTACCTATGTTAAAGAAATCTGCAACTACCGGATTCATTCCTGTAGTCTTAGAAAGCATATCAGCCCAGTCTTTATATTTGTCATTACTAGCTACATTGGTAATCTTATTAACTGCTTCATTACCTGCATATCCACCTGCTACTGATAATGGTCCAAATATTGCACCTGTTAATAATGTACTAACATAAGGTGCGGCTTCTCTCCTTCCTCTATCTACAGCTCCTGCTAGATTAATATTTCTAGGAGTAACTGTTACTTCTGGTAAAGTTACATTATTCATACCATTCTCATTAGTAACTGGCAATACCATGTTACCTCTCTTATCATAACCTCCCATATATTTAATAGGTTGAGCAGGTTCTTGATACTTAATAATACCACCTTCCTTAAAATTAAATGCCTTAATCCTAGTAGCTACATCAGTACCTTTACCTTCTTTACTCCAATGTCTATCAGAAGGATTACCTTGTCCTCTTAAGAACTTACGTACACCACCATTACCTGCTAACCAAGCCCCACCTAATAATCCCCAAGTAGAATATCCATTCTTATTAGCAAGTTCCAAATCCTCTTTACTGAATCCCTTCTCAAATGATTTGGCAAGTTTAATTGCAGCTTCTATTTGTAACTTAGGATTGTTTCTAAATGTCTCTATATCCGTATCTGCATACTGTCTAATGTTGTTATACTTCTTATCATCCTGCATGAATTGGAAATAGCCATAGGCAGGTGCTCCTGCTCTATTCTGAATTGCACTGTTAAATCCAGATTCCTGCTCTGCCATTTTAGTAAGGAATTGCCTATACTTCTTAGCTTCTGGATTACTAGCTTCTACTTCATCATAAGCCTTATTAAATGCAGCTAATCCTTTATAGGATTTAGGAGTATATGTAACTTTACTAGCTACTGGTTTATTAATTACTGGCTCTACTGTAGGATTATTAGCTACTACATCAGTTTCATCAGTATCTCTTACTGGTACTACTAAAGCCTCTGGTTTATCGTAAGTTGTATTATAATTATACTCACTAAATGGATTAATAGGATTAGTAATATCAGTGTAATCTATTGTAGGATTACTTACTGGATTATAACTTACGAACTTCATTCCTTGTTGAGCTTTCTTAATTCGCTTCTTATAGGTTGGGCGACTTGATTTGATGAACTTCTTGCGCATATCCCTTTTACCGTTAATCTCTTCTTGTTTCTTTAACAGAGGGGACTTCTTAAAATCAAATCTTCCACCATGTGCCATAGTTACCAATTCTGGATTTCTAACAGACTTACCTTCAATCCATATAGGATTAGATTGCTGTAGTATAAACGGACGACCTACTTTATCCATTAATGCAGCTTGTTTAGTAAGCCTAACTTGGTTAGCAGTATTAGGAGAATCATTCCACCTCTTAGCATAGTCAGCAGGATTAAATTTCCACATATCTTGAGAAGTCTGTCTAAGCTTACCCTTATTCATTTGAAACTTAACCAAGTGTCCAGCAACGTCATCAATAGGACCTATATAATCGGTTCCTGGCTGCCTAAAGGTCATAAACTCTTTATCTCCCATACGCATTACTGGTTCAGTCTCCTTACCAACAACCTTGCCGATTGGATTCTTTCCAGCATAATCAGTAAACTTTGTAACATTCTCAAACTTAAGAGGTCTACCAGAGGGTACTACTGCACTCATTTCGTATCTTCTGTTATGAACTCCAGGATAAAGCTGCTCATATCTATCCCCATGACTAAATCCTCTCCTTGCTTCATTACGGCTAATAGGTTTGATATTACTAGTAGCTTTATTAAAGAACATTCTTTTAACTACTGGATTCTCATCAAATATATATTTAGCTAATAGATTCCTACCTTCTAAATTTCCTCCACCTAGTATTGAAGAACCTGTGTAGTCGGCTGGCATTGTTTTTATATCTTGCAAACTTACTGATGCATTACCGTTAGTTCTCTTGGCAGCTTTATAAGCAGCCACTTTTAATGGTAATTTCTCTACCTTAGATAGAAATGGAGTAATTCTGTTAGCTGTTGCCATTGCTATATTAGAAGGAGTCCTTGCTTCCTTATTAAATATCCAATGATTCTTGTTAATAGGATTCCAAGCTAGGTCAGCGTCACTTTTAATTGATTTAGTTATTAACTTGTTCTTTCCAATCTTATATCCTTTAGCACCACCATACCAAGCTCCTGGATTAGTATAAATTCCAATTTCAGACGGAATGCCAGTCTTATCTTCTAACCAATTACCCCAGCCCCCGGTAAGCTTATCCACAGTCATATTACCTAAAGCTCCTCCTACAACAGCGGCTGGAGTTGTTACTAATGCAGCACCAGCTGCTGAAGGAAGTATAGTTCTTTCTATTCCAACTAAAGGATTAGTCTCATTGGACATAGAAGCCCTGAATCTGGCTTTAGCTCCTTTAATAGGATGCCAATAGTCTCTATTTCTTTCAGCAGCTGACCTGGTATCATTAGAAGGTTCTCCACCTAAATCTACAATGGAATACTGTTTAGGTTTAGCTTTAATAGGTTCATGAATTTCTGGCCTAACTACTTTAGTATTATCGGACTCTATGGTGTTTCCTTGTTGTAGTTTAGGTATTACTTTCATTATTTATTCGATTTATCGTTATTGGTGAATCTCTTCCATATTCCTGTTACTGAATCTATGCCAAGCAATCCCATACAACACAACAGGACTGTGTCTATCATTAATGGGGCTTGAATCACGTTTATTGCACAGTATATTAACACTCCCAAGCAGACAAACCACCCTACTACTCCGCAGAGTCTCTTAGATGATATGCCAGAGTGGGATGTGAATACTTGCTTTAAGAATGTTACAAACTTCATTATATAATTACATTTATAGAAATATTAGCTGTGTCACCTCCTATATATGCCTGATTTATTGGTATTTCAGTAGTTACCCCAGATTGGCATATTGCGTTATTTGTTACACTATCTGCATCTACAGTCACCCTGTATGTACTGAAATATCCAGTGAACAATAATTTAGAGACATTAGTTAAATCAGTTGGTAAATTAAAGTGGAAGTTTCTGTCAAAGAAAGTTACCCCTTGATAGTCTAGAGTTCCAGACCTAGGAATTGTTATAAACCCATCTGGAACTCCATCTATGTAAACATCTGCTACAAAGTCATAGGATTTAGACGTAAGCCCAGAGTTAGTTATTGAAACATGTATATTGAAGTCATACTGGAATGTTGACAACTGTATATCCTCTTCCTTAACTAACTGATTATTAGCGTAATTATCGTTAGTTTCAAGTCCGAAGAACTCTATCTCTAGTGGCACACTTGGTTGGAGTATTTGTACCTCCACCAGCTAAATTAATTAAATATTGTTCTGTTGCAATTTTATTTGTCATTTTAAATACTTGCTATGTATTGTTTATACACATAACGGCAAGTAGACCCTGTACTGGTATATTCTGATTAGTTCCTATATTAAGTCTATCTGTTTCATAATTAGAATAGTAATTCATATTCTTTGTATTATTTAATAGGAATGCTACGTAAATATTACTTCCAATCACACTATTGCCAAACAAAGCTACATTTCTTATAGCACCTGCTATAGGGTATACCACCATAGATGAAGCAGGAATATCTGGTGTAGCCGATGTGCTTTGACCATACATACTTATGATTGATATACCCATTGTGGTGTCTGTAGTAGTGTTATTAAAGAATATTAGGGTGCTGCCGCCTAGTGAACCGTTTAATAAATCTATAGCGTCAGCAATACCCCCCCCCCGACGGTAGGTTATCATTGAACTGTTGCTTAGTAATGCATCTATTGTTCGCAACTCCGTCTAAGCTCAAGCCTTCTGCTCTGGCTTCAGCTGCTGTTACTAATTCATTAGTGCTTTCCATTATTCTTGATATTCTCTTAAATTACCAATTGTTACTTCAAATTCATCTGATTTCATGTAGGGTGATACATCTGCATCTTTAGCAGCTTCGTTCAAACAGAACATGTCTGAAGGAAACGATAGTGCCTTTACCCTTATTTGCTTAAGTAGTCTGGAGTGTTTGGCTTTAGACCAAACCCAGACGTCAAATATAAAATTTCTCATACTGCGATTAATGTACTTTAATTCTTAAATGTTAAGAATTACTAAGTGTAGAAGCAGTCCACTTTTGATTGGAGCCTTTGTTAAGGCTAAAGTGCTGTAAACCACCTTGATTTACATTTACGTATAATGTGAACATATTAACTAACGGTATACCATATAGTGATACTGGAAGTAATTGTACTGAACTAATTCCACTAGTTACTCCATAGTACAGTAATTGAAATGGAATATTTTTCTCCGCATTAGACTTTACAGTATCCATCACCGCCTGGTCTGAACTGTTTACTTCTAAGGGACTACTTCTATCTGTGTTAATTAAATTATATGTTGTTAAAACCAGGGTCTGAACCCCCCCCATAGACTCGAGTGCATCATTCACCTGTTTAGTGGTAGGGCATTTGTTGTCTTCATTTTGAATTAAAGTCATGATTGTTATTGTTTAATAATTCTACGTTAGTTTGTATCTGTTTTAGTTGAGATTCTCATAATAACCACTTAAACCAGCCATAGCTGAAAGTCTTCCTCTCGTATTCAAGATGTTCAGCCGCGTATCTAGCTTCTCTTTCAAATGATATGTTTCTATAGGCAGTGTGAGCATTGCCACTAGCTAGTAATTTAATAAACCACTCTATTACATACCATAAATAGAAGAATACTATTCCCATTTCTAATATCTGTTTCGTGTGAGTCTTCTCATGTGTAACTGTAGCTTGACTCATTCTCTTTATATAATCCTCACTTCTAGTAAACATAATAGCACAAATATTCATAAATGAATATCCTTTTACCGGAAGTAACGGATTGATAAAGAATAGCAATCCTTTAGATTTGTCGTACTTAAATTTCATAGTTAATGCTTCCATTTAGCGGCATTATCAACTATTGCAGAACACAGAATTAAAATAGTATCCATATCTAAATCTGACTTAAGTTGATTAACTGCCATACATACTAATTGTATATTATCTATAGTATAACCTTTTGAGGGCATTATCTGGTCAATGCTAACATTCGTATAGATTCGACCTTCTCCTAATTCATAAGTCATGTCTAATCCAGAAATTGCACACTTGCCATTTTGTGCCTTCCATACGGTTAGTAAATCTTCTTTAGTAATAGTGAAAGGTATAGATTTGTCTATAGCTCTGGATTTAGCTGCAAGCCAACGTGCTTGTAAAACCTTCTCTAGTTTAACGTCGTTATCATAAGTAGCTATAGCAGCTTTCCTTTGTTCTAGTTTACAGGAATTGCACCTACACTCCTTATTCTGACGTAAAGTGTATTTATTAGCCCCTGCATAAGTAAACTCACTAGGCTCTTTATATTCTCCACATATGTGGCATAAGAGCTTCCCATCTTTCCATTCGGTATTCAATTTGATTCGGTCTTCACAATCCCTACATGTAGTGTGAAAGTTTAAGCCGTTTGTCTTGCGTGAATACTTTCTGAAGTTGCTTATATTCTTGTCTAGCAACCTCCCACATACGTCACATTGCTGTTGCAATCTTTCTTCTTTCTTCATGTTTACTTCTTAGACCAAGACGCCGCATTCCGTGCAAAATTAGCTCTCTTCTTCTGTAACGGAGTCGCATTAGGATTGTTAAGTACAGACCTAGCATGTTCTTGAACACTCTGTCCAGCTTTCTTAGCTGATGCCGTAAATTTGCCGCGATTCTTCTTCTTAATATGAATCTTGCTTCCATTTTTATCTTTCCTTACTAACTTACTACCACATCTAAACATGGGAACCTCTTCTAGGTCCGCATCATCGAGTAACTCTTTCAGAGCCTCATTAATTCTTGATAATTCCTCTGCGTTAAATTCCATAATTAAATTACATGTTAAATCACTTTTTTATTCACAAAGGTATTGCTAAATTTGCACATTATCAAACAAATCAGATGAATTAATGATTTAAGGTGTCAATGTAAATAAGTAATAAAGAAACTAAACTATTATTAATCTCTAACCTTTAAATCAGTAGATTAATGTTATTGGGCAAACTAAAAGAGGTGTACAGGTGGATTGACAGTTGGAGTTCTGGTGTTAAGACGATAGTCATTATAATGCTTGCATTCTTGATGGTAGAGCTTCATTTCTCTTCACACACTAAAGCTATTTTAGAAGATTATAGACAGGCAGCTGTTACGGAGAAGGTATTAGCTGAGAAATATACAGAGATGATTACTCCACAAGTTAACGGGCATATAGAGCATATTCTTATGGAAGATAAGGATGCGTCGAATGTCTTGTTATTGAATTACCATAATACCTTACAAAGTATACATGGTTTATCATATCGCTATTTAACAGCTCTTACAGAGAAGAGAAGAGGGTATGAAACTAAGGCAACTATTAAGATATGGAAAGAGTTGGAGTATATTAACTACGGTGATGAGCTTGGAAGGATTAATGACAACCAATTCATTAGAATGGACACTATTGAGAACTACTACAGAACATTCCCTAATTTAGTAGCTTTATTAGAAGAATCTGGAGCAAAGTCTGCTGCGATGTATCCGATTGCTGGAATTGATGGACCTATAGGAATGATTGTTGTTATTTATCCAGTTACTAAAGAGTACTATTTGGGGTACTATAACTCCGTTATTGCTCCGTGTATCCAACCTCTATCTACCTTATTAGATTATAACTCAATTAGGAAGAAATTTAAAATGAATTATGAAAGTAGACAAGAGGAACAAGGAAATATGTTACAACGATTCTTCCCATATGTATTGGAGTGAAATCGACAATACTATATACACTTCAGTAACAACAATGATACATGAGTTCTGTCAAAAGTTCGACAGTGATTTCTGGTCGCAATACAAAGCATTACAGAAGCTATTAAGTGCTGAACAGTTTGCCATGGAGAAGAAGAGACTATTAGAAACTAAACGTTTTGATAAGAAGTACTTCTTAGACATGTACGATTTAAATGAGACGGAGTTTAATTCTGCACAACAGGATATACTGGATGAGTGGTCTAAAACTAATGCCGATTCCAAGGAAAGAGGTACAAAGATTCATAGTGATTTGGAACATCAATACTTAGGTAAGAGTTCATGCCAAATGAGAAGTTACGGTTTAGGCGGAACTTTTGAAGTTAATACTAATGAATCTTTAGAGAAGAATAACTTAGACCTACTAAGCATAGAAAGAGGAGTCTTCCCTGAATATATGATATACAGAAGGTCGGACGACAATAAGTTTAGGTTGGCAGGTCAAATTGACTTACTTATTAAGGACGGAAATGACATTTACATTGTTGACTACAAGACTAATAAAAGTATTGACGAGAAATCTTACTTTGATACCAGGACTAAGAAGAGTCAAATGATGAAGTATCCTATGAATAACTTAATGGACTGTAATAAAGTACATTATACTTTACAACTATCTACCTATGCATGGATGCTTCAGAAATTAAATCCTGATTTTGTTATTAAGAAGCTATTGCTTATACATTATGACCATAATGGTAACGTTACAGAACATGAGTTAGATTATCTTAAAGATGATGTGGAACGTATGTGTAAGCATTGGAAAAAACAGTGTATACTTGAGGAAATCAAGGAGAAGAGAAAGCCTATAGAGTTCTAATGAGCTAGTTCATAATCATAGAGTATCTTTCAAACTGGGATTTGAGATATTAAAAGTAAAGTATAATTAAAGCTCATTAGAAATCTATGGGAATTACTAATATTGTAAATGGGCACTTGAACGAGTTACTGGGTAATAACGAAGAAATAGCTAAAGCTCGTATTAGAATATGTAAGAAATGTCCTATTATGAAGGATTCGTTTATGGGGTATGTATGTAGCAGTAAACTGTGGCTAAACCCTAAAACAGGAGATATATCAACAGAACGTAAAGATGGTTATAAACGTGGATGCGGGTGTAGACTTAATGCTAAAGTTAGAGATATTAAGTCTTCATGTCCAGCATGTAAATGGTAAATGATTTAAATTATGAGTAATAACGGAACAATGGATGTAATGTTTGGGGGTAAAGGATTAAGCTTTGCCGGTGCAGATGGATTTAAAGATTTAAAGAAAGAAGCTGCTGTGGAAGCACATAATAAAGCAGTAGATACTTACACTAAAGCACTTAATAAGAACATTAAAGATGAATTGGAGAAAGCGGAGGAAGTAACAGAGAAGATGAATAGTATGGAAATTATGCCTATTAATTCATACGTATTGGTTAGACCTTATGCTAAGAATCCGTATCAAAAGATAGAAGTGACTAAAGGCGGACTTATTATACCAGAATATGACGGAGCATTTAAGAATCCAGACACCGGAGAGAAAGATACAGAGTATCAACTTTCAGTTGTAGCTAATGTTATAGAAGTAAGTCCTTTGTGTAAGTTTATTAAACCGGGAGACGATATATATTATAGGCGTTCTTCTGGAGTACCTGTTCCGTTCTTCAGACAAGGATTTGAAGTTGTAGCTGAACAGCAAGTGCAGGTGGTTATTAATGAAGGTTTAAAAGAACGATTTAAAAGTATAGAATAATGGAAGAGAAAGTGTTTTATCAACCAGGAGATGTAGTAACATTAAGACAAGACATCCCATATAAACCTCAGATGATTGTAGTTAAGAAAGAGACGATGACGTTTAGACCATCTAAGGATGAGAAGAAAGATGAATATTTCAAGGGTATTAGATGTAGATGGTTCTCTACAAGAGGAGAGCTACAAGAAGCTATCTTTAATACTAAAGACTTAATTAAACTATAATGGCAACTAAGTTTCAACAAGGTGGGCAGGACGACCAAGAGTTGTTCTCTGCCTACCTTATTAAGTTATTTAAGCCTAAGTCTCAGCAGGAGTTTGAGGATACTATATCCAAACTCTCAGAGAGGGAAATTAATGAAATCTATAAACAATACAAGAGTATGGAGAATAATCAAACTATCATGGCTAAGATGGGAGCCAAAATTAACTACATTAGCAGATTGCAAGGTAAGTGTCCAGAAGGTTATGAGGTAGAGAGATTCATGGCTGGAGGATGTGTTAAATGTAGAAGGAAAGCAATGGCTGAAGGCAGTAAAGCTATGGACGTATTCAAAGATAAATGTGGAGGTAAAGCCAAGAGACGCATTAAGAAGAGCGAGAATGGTGATAAAATAGCAGTTAATAAGACTGATACTGTACACACCAGTAAGGGAATATATAATGTTAGTAATAAGAAGCTCCCTTATAAGAAGATGTCCAAAGCAGATTACAAAGGACTACCTTTAAAAGACAAAATGAAAGTTGATATGAAAGACCAGGCCAACGGCAGAGGTGCTAGCGGAGCAGGTGCAACTAGAGGTAGTAATATAGGTAAAAAGTTAAGCGGTGGCACTATTACTTCGTTCAAGTGCGGAGGAATGGCTAAGAAGAGAATTAAGAAGAATATGGGCGGAACTGTTAGCAATAAATGGAGTATTCCTAGTAAAGCTAGCGGTGATGCTATTAAACACATTAAAGGTGGACCAGGCTCAGCAGATAGCACTAGAGAAATGAAATTTAATGGGTTTCAGAGGAAAGCACTAGCTGGTAAGCCTTATAAAAACAAATAAATATGAAAGTATTCCTATTTGATAATGGTACTAATTCGGTGATTGTGAATGAGCCAGAGGTTCTTCTTATTAAGGAGTTCGCAGCTCTATGGACTAATGAAAGGAATAAGACCAAAGAAGACCCTACGGGAGTTTGCAAATCAAGAGCTTATAGAGAGCTTGTTTACATATGGCTAATGTTAGATTGGGCATCTCCATACTCTGATTATACAGAACAGGAAAGGCATCAAGCATGTCTTCAGGATGCTAATTTAAGTGAAGAGGAATGGGCAGACCCAATCTTCAGAGCCGCATGTAGGAAGTACAGAGATATTCAAAACGAATCTAGAGCACTTAAACTCATTAAGTCTGCTCAAAGTGTAGTTGATAGAATTACTGATTACTTTGACACCATAGATTTATCTGAAAGAGACCCAGTTACTAATAGACCTGTTTGGAAAGTGGCTGATGTAATGAAAGAAATGCAATCAGTTTCTAAGGTTATAGAAGAACTTAAAACTCTTGAGTATATGTACAAGAAAGAGCAAGAGGAAGAGACTGGAGTTAGAGGTGAAAGTGAAATAGGTTTTAACGACAGATAATTATGGCTGGACGTGGTAGACCTAAGAAGAAAGTCGAAGTTCCAGAAACAGTTCAAGAGTTAATACAAAGAGTAGAACCAGAATTGATAGAGGCTATTCCATACGTAGACCCTATTATAGAAGATAAATCAGTTAGTACGTCTAACATTGTATGGGATGTAACATTAGATACTGAGATTAAGCATTTCGACCCTACTCTATCTTATGAGCTGACTGGATATCGACCAGTGGATGAAGAAAGAGGATTAGATTTTAATCCAGAGTGGTTCACTGAAGCTAGACAGATTAAATTAAGAGACGGTAAATACTGTGCCTATCCTAAAGGAACTAAGAAGTATAATGACTTCTGGACTGAAGAACATAGAAGATGTAATCAAGGATATGAATCACATGGGTATAGAATCACAGGTGATAATTACTTCTTCCTTAATTATTATAGACTAAAGAACACCGATGTGTCTCAAGCTGGTACCGGTCGTGAAACTACATTCCCTTCATTCTTTAGTAAGCAGTATGAGTACTTCCATTACATAGAAATGTGTGAGAAGTTGAAGAAGGATGTGTGCGCCCTTAAAGCTCGTGGAGTCGGATTCTCCGAAATTGCAGCATCTTTAGGAGTTAGGTTATATACAACTGTTAGAGGTTCACATACAGTATATGTAGCATTTACCGAGAAATTCGTTAGTGACGTGCTTCGTAAATGCTGGGAACAGCTTGAATATTTAAATGCTGATACAGAAGGCGGCATGAGACATCTAAGACAGAAGTATAATTCTGATATGCATAAGAGAGCTTCTCTTCTTACTAAAGACAGAGAAGAATTTGGATTCATGTCAGACATTATTGGCTTCGTAGTAGATGTTCCTCGTAAACTCCGTGGAGACCGTGTGGATAGATTGTTCTTTGAAGAATCTGGTTCTAACCCAATCCTAGTAAAGACTTACTTACAGAGTACAGCTCTTGTAGAGATTCTGGGTAATAAGTTTGGAACTAGATTTGTGTGGGGAACAGGTGGAGACCAGGGACCTGCACTTGACGGACTTAGTAAGATGTTTTATAATCCAGCTGGATATAATTTCTTACCTTACAAGCATAACCATACTAAAGACGGGTCTTATGCTTTTACCTCATTCTTCATACCTGCCTATACATTCGTAGCAGCAAATGGATATGTAGACGATAGAGGAGTTACTAATACTGCGAAGGCTAAGAAGTTCTACTTAGACCAAAGAGAAGCTCTACTAGCTAACCCTAAGGAGCATTTAATTGCATGTGCAGAGTTCTGTTTTACTCCTGATGATGCTTTGGCTCTAGAAGGAGATAACCAGTTTAATACTGTATTGTTAAGTGAGCAACTTGCTAATATTAAATTACATAAACTGGGACCACATATTGATGTAGGCCAGTTAGAGTATAATTTTACTAACAACCAGCACACAGAGGAAGCAATTGATAGTGTAAGATTTGTTAGTAATCCTAAAGGTAAGGTTAAGATACTTGAACATCCGATTAGAGGAGAACATGGAGCTGTACCTAGAAATTTATATGTTGCTGGTATTGACGGTATTGATATGGGTGGTGAAGACACTTCTGATAAGACTCAAGACCCTTCTGATTTCTGTGTAGTAGTTAAAAAGAGAGCTTATGGGTTAGATGAACCTAAAATAGTGTGCTATTATAGGGACAGACCTAAGACTTTACGTGAAGCACATATGACATGTCTTAAGATATTGCAGTATTACGATTGTCAGGCTGTTCTTGAATCTACTAGAATGTCTACTCTGCAATTCTTTAGAGAGAAACATAAAGAGAATAGACATTTGATGAGAAGACCTAGAGCTACTCAATCTGACATACAAGGAGGTCGTAGTAAACAATTCGGAGCTCCTGCTACTGAAGTAGTAATTAGGCATCAATTAGATTTAATAGCTCAACATATAGAAGATTATTGTCATAATATATGGTTTGAAGAAATTCTAGAAGAAGCAATTAAATACAGTTATGAGAATAAACGTAAGTTTGATATTATAGCTGCATGGGGTATGTGCGAACTAGGAGACGAGGAATTAATGGGGGTAGTTCCTAAAGAAATGGACAGTCCTAATAACAAACTAAGACCTTTCGGTTATTGGGTTGACGAAAGAGGAATTAGACATAAAGGAGTTATTCCAGAGAAACAACAGATAGTACCTAAGTTTAATTTATGGCCTACACAATACGATGACCCTACAAGAATTAGAAGTAGCAATCAGAGATTTATTCAAACAGATTTATCATAAAGAATATGTGGCTAAATTAAAGCTAGAAGAGCTACAAACTGCCGAGGGGACACATAGGGGTTATAAGTTAACACTTGGCATGAATAATATAGACAAGCCACTTATTATATCGTTTGAGGGTGGTGAAGTAGCGTATCTTAAATTTCTTAGACAGGAATTAAGAGATAGAAGATTAGGCGACACACATTATTTCCTAGGATATAAACAATATAACGGATTAGAGAGTTGTAATGAGTGCACAGAACAGGAGTGATGAGTACTTAATGGAGCATATTGATAAGGCAGTGTCAGAATTAGTATTTCCTAAGTACAAATTACAGAAAGCATATAATTATTATAATGGATATAGAGATGCCGAACAATATAGGTATCTAGAAGAGAATTTTGGAATAGGTAATCCTACTTCTATAGAATTTACTCCTCTTATCAGGAAGCATGTTGATGCTTTACTTGGAGAATACCTAGGTACTCCATTACTGCCTAAAGTGTCATGCAAGGATAAAGAAACTATATCTAAGATATCTAGAGATAAGGAATTACAAATTAATAAGGAAGTATATCAATACTTACAACAACACCTTAATAATCAGATACTAGCGTTCTTAGGAGGACAAGAAGTAACTGATAAGGCTGTAGAGGCTCAACTTAATAAGTTAGTAGAAGATATTAATAATAGCTTTGTTAGCGAGTATGAAATAGCTGCACAGAATGTTGTTGAGTATATAATCCAATCTAGAGATATTAACTTACTTACTAAGTTAAAGAACCTGTTACTTGACTTACTAGTAACTGGCATGAGCTTTTACCAGGTTCATCCTAGTAGGAAGAGAACTAATATAGAAATAGAGGTATTAGACCCACGTAATGTATTCGTTGATAGAAATCCAGAATCTGTATATGTTAGAGATAGCTACAGAGTAGTTATTAGACGTTGGTTAACTAAGCAACAAATACTTAATAAATATGGTCCTCAACTAGATACAAGTAGTATCAATGAATTAGAGGAGATGTTTGAGGGATATTACGATAGTAGTTATATATATGTACGCGCCATGAGCAATCAAGCTACTGGAGCTCCTATTACAGACGGACTCGAGGCGGGTAAAGAAGTAATACCTGGATTCCCTACCGACTACTATGAGACTTACAATTATAAGTTAATACCTGTGTTTGAAGTTGAGTGGATTGATGTTGATAAAGAAGGAGAAGATTATGTAGAGAATAGATATGAAGGAGTTAAAATCGGAGAATCTATTTACATTCTTACTGGTAAGTCTCCTGATGTAGTTAGAACTAAAGATAATCCTACACACTGTGGATTGTCAGTTAATGGTTTGTTCTTTGTAAACAGAAGTAACGAACCATATTCACTTGTGCTTGCATGTTCACATCTTCAAGACAAGTATGATTTGATTACTTTCTTTAGGGACAATGTAATTGCTAATAGTGGTACTAGTGGAGACTGGATTGACTTTAGTATGCTACCTATGGCTCTTGGTGATGATTTGACTGAAAGATTGCAGAAATTCATTGCCTATAAGAAGACTGGTGTGGCTCCTATTGATACTTCACAAGAAGGTAGGGCATTTAATAACAATACTTCTTTTGCTGGATTTGATGACTTATTAAAAGCCGACACTATTCAGGCATTTAATATGGCATTGCAGATGTTAGAAGAGCAGACATCATCTATTACTGGAGTGTTTAGAGAGAGATTAAATGGAATAGAAACCAGGGATGCTGTTAGTAATGTTAAGGCAGGTATGAGAAATTCTTATATCATTACTAAATCTTACTATCAACAAATGGATACTTTGGCAGAGGATATTCTGATTGATTCTCTTAATTGTGCTAAGAAGGTATGGAAACATAAACCACTTACTGGAACTTTAGTGCTAGGTGACAAACTACAGAAAGTGTTCACTGCTCTCCCTGAACATTTTACTTTTACTGACTATGATATTCATGTAATAGCTAGTAGTAGAATTATGGAGGAAATGCAGAACATGCAACAATTAATGATTGAATTCATTAAGAGTGGTCAATTAGACCCAGACATAGCTATGGAGTGTATGACTGCCAGAAGTATGACTGAACTTAAGTCTAAATTGTCTAAGGCATTTCAAAAGAGAAGAGAAGAAACTCAGAACACTGCACAGATGCAACAACAGAACGAAGAGCTACAGAAGCAACTTCAAAAGGCGGAACAAGAGAAAGAGCAGCTTAATAATAAGATTGCATCTCTTAATGAAGCTAAGATTGCTATTGATAGGCAGAAGGTTGAATATGACTATGAGATTGGCCTTATTAAGGCTAACGCTGATAGAGATTATAAGCAGAGTACTTCTGATAATGACACCAAAAGAACAGATATTGAGATAGCCCAATTGTACGATGGGAATCAGCAGAATAACGAAGTGAAGAACGTATAATGGAATTAAAAATTAAAGTTTGCACTAACGATAGCTGTAAGGTAATCATACTTGACGATACTGGTACAGGAGAGAATGGCTATTTGCCTGAATCTTCTTCAGTCATCGTCAAGAACAGATTCAAGTACTCTGACACTGTATCTATTGATGTCTTACAACATAATAAGGCAGATGGGCCTGAAATACAACTTCCTGTTTACACTTTACATGATGACGGTAATAAGTCAGTAACTATGCCAGTAGGGTTTGATGGGTGGTTTAATGTATATCATATAGTTCTGCCGACTAAAGATTGGTTTGATAGAGAGATGGGTAAAACGGCTGGTTCAGCTGTAACTATGTATGCCACTGTGTACTATTCGGACGGCATCTACATCTATAAGTATTTTAATGGCACATCTACGACCGTAACTGTAGATGAGATAGTAGAGAGGAACATAGAAGATACTACAATTTCTAGGACATATAATAATTACGTGTCTATTTGTTTTCTTAAGAAATGTTATATATCTTTGTGCCAGCAAATATTTAATAGCAGAGGTTTCAGTAAATGTTGGAGTAAGAATGCTGTAGCGGCCGAATTATCCTACAAGAGAGATTTAGTCTGGATGGCTATTAATGTAATCAAATATATGGTTCAATCTAATCAGTTAGCTGAAGCTGAACGAATCATAGAACAAATAGGAGGTTGTAATGGCTTGTGTAAATCAGAATACAGCAAATGGCCAGAGCAAGGCTGTGGATGCTCTCAAAGATAAGGTGATTTGTGAATACAAAGAACTGCTTAAGTATTTAGAACGGGGGCATAGATATGACTACCAACTAATTCTCGAAGAGATAAGTCTCATCGAATTGCTAGAAGAGAATGAAGTTAATAGGTCTGAATTTGTAGAACAATTTTATCTTAATAATAAATGGCAGATAACTCTATTTTAACACCAGGTGGTTCTGGAAATGAATGTATCAATCCTGTTAACGAACAAATTGATACTTCACAATTTCTGAAAGTAGATTACCGCTTAGGGGAGTTTGAGAGTGAGTCAGATAAACAAATTGCTAGAATTAATCTTGGAGCTGCTGGCATTAATGATGTCTATGATAAGACTTCAGCAGATTTAAAGACATTAGAGGCAGTTAAGACCTCAATGGATACTCACCTAGCTACTGAAGACCCACATAATATAATTCCTACTATAGAAAGTAAACTGGAGGGTTTTGTTAAAGAGGATGGAACCACACCATTCTTAGCACCTCAAACAGGTGTTGACCCGTTGACAGACTTTCATTTAACAACCAAGAGATTCGTGACTGCTTTAATGGACAGTCATTTAGCTAAAACAGACCCACATAATATAATTCCTCTTGTAGAGGAAATACTTAAAGTATATGTAACTACTGACCAGATTTATAGGAAGGTAGAGCTATATACTAGAGAACAAGTTGACGACTTAATCAAGAATTTCGTTAGACGTGACGGAACTACTGCATTTTTAAAACCACAGTTAGGAGTTACTCCAGTAGCTGATGGGCATCTATCTACTAAGAAATATGTAGATGATGTAATGTTTAAACATTTAGTTGATGCAGACCCTCACGGATTTGTAACGTTACTTAATCAGAGACTAAACAACTATTTCAGGAAGACTGAAACTTACTCTAGAGCAGAGACTTATTCAAGAGCTCAAATTGATGCCATTATTAATCAATTGGTAATTGATGCGGCTAGAGGGGCTATTGAGGAACATATCAATCAATATGACCCTCATGGAACTCTTAAAGAAATCTATAGTAAGCATTATGTACCTCGTGATGGTTCAGTTCCATTTACTGCCCCACAGAAGGGAGTAGATGCTGTAGAAGATGACGAATTAGTAACTAAGAGACAACTGGATGCTTCTATTGTAGAAGAGCCTGTTTGGATTACTAGTGGACCAGTTCAGACTACAGTAGGCTTCGTTGAAGATGAAACTGACCCAGGAGAGAAATTGAATCTTCAAGAGGTTATGGATGCAATCTTCTACGGTAAATCTGTAGATGTTAAAGCTCCTGCGTATGCTTTATTGGGTTCTATAGTAGACGTTGAACTATTCGTTAGAGGTTCTACTGGAGTGATATCTTATGCTGAATTATGGCAGAACGATGAGCTTATTGGAACATATACTAAGGACGATTTCGAATTAGGACAGTTGACTGTAAAGAGTTTACCTATTAACGAAGAAACTACTTTTACGTTTAAAGTATTCTATCCTAATGGTACATATCTGGAAGCTAGTTGTACTACTAAAGTAGCATATGATATATTTGTAGGAATCTTACCTAAATGGTATGCAGCCTCTAATGTTAATTATGATTACTTACTTCAGCTAGTTCAATCAGACCCAGAGAACAATAGCATTGACAGTTCTGGTGATTTAGTATCAGAAATCAAACACAAATATAATTTCTCAAGTCCTAGAGAGCTTAAGCAAATATTTGTAGCAATGCCTAAGGAATATCCAGACTTAGTTCAAATGACAACGCCTTCTCAACAGTTTGGTCTTGAATCGTTTGACATTATTAGCGATATCCCATTTGAAATTCCTGGATTGTCAAATAGTAAAATATATAAGATATATGTATTCAAGGAGTCTCTAGTAACTCTCAACTTGGAGGTAACATTTAAGTTTGACCCAGCTAACATTTAATAAGTATGAGAGCATATAGTGAAATTATAGCAAGTTTTAGAAGAGGTGGTCCGTTCCCTATAGAAGCTGACTATATCTTCGAAACTGAAGCGAAACTGAAAGAATTTTATTCATCTCCTGAAGAGAATGCCATTTTACACAAGGGATTGTTAAAGGTAGTTGAAAATGACGGAGATGGTAATCAAGCACTATATTGGGTCACTAGAAAGGAGACTAACGATGAGTTAGAGTTTACTAAACTTATTACTTCTAAGAGTGATGAAACTATAGCTGACTTGATAACTAGATTAGAGCAGGAAATTAAAGATAGAAAGACAGCAGACGATGCTATCTGGGGAAGTGTTGACCATACTAGTGTACCAGAGGACTTAAACAGTCTGAAGGACATTGCAGAGGAAATTACTAAAATTAGAGAGCATCTAGGTAATCTAGACAGCACTGATGAGGAATTACAGAGTAATATTGACAAGGTGCAAGCCGAACTCGATAAGACACAAGAAGGAGTAGGTTTGGGAGAAGACGGAGCTTATGTTCCTGATACTGAAACTACTTACCTTAAAGACTCTACATCTGTAATGGATTCTCTGCGCAAGCTAGACGAATTAGTGAATCATGCTATTCACTTTAACTGGGTTACACTAGAAGATACTCCAAGCATTGAATTAGATATTGATAGACAGATTACTGGAACTACAATATCTGGTAATGTTAAGGTATCTACTGATAGTGGTAACGGAATTACCATAAAGAATGACGGTCTATTCTATAAACTAACTACTGAATATTTAGACGGACTCTTAACTATTAAGGTTAACGATAATGTTATAGGGCAACATCAAATTGGTTTGTCAGCTATCGTAGAGGATGCTAAGTACGACCCAGATACGGAAGAGCTAGTTATAGTATTTAAACTTCTAACTGGTGATAAGCAAGTAGTTAGGATTCCAGTTGGAACTCTTATTAGAGAATGGGAAGTTGATAACTCTATTCCTGATAAGGTAGTAGAATTGGAGAAAGTGTTATCATTAGGAACTGGCGCTGATAAGCTTTCTGCTGACGTTAGGTTGTATACAGCTAAAGATAACATCTTAGTAAAAGAAGGAAATGCTCTGTATGTTAAAGGTACTTCCGATAACATTACACATGATTCTAAAGCCTTGGATGTTGTTATTAGTGAATTACAAAGTGATATTGATAGCCACCTTAAAGATTTCAACAATCCACATAGAGTCACTCCAGCACAGATTGGAGCCATTTCTTTGCCCGAAGTTGAAATTCTACTAAAGTCTAAAGCAGATTTAGTAAGTGGAAAGGTTCCTAAAGAACAACTTCCAGATGATATAGGTGGTGAAGTAACTTGGATTGACGTAGAAGGTGATGAAGAAACAGTATCCTAATAGACCCGCTAATATGAGCCAGTTGGACTACTTGTGGACAACATATGGCCCATATACGGTGTCGGACTCAATAGACGTTGAAGACTCTATTCCTTCTTCTAAAGCTATCAAAGATGCTATTGCTACCCAGGTAACTGGTATAGTAGAACTCGATACTCAAGAAGAAGGTAATAAGGTTAGAGTTATAGGTAAAGGAGGAAGTGGTGAGGAAATATCATCAATCCTTCTTGATAAAGATACTAAGATAGTTTCATTTGAAAGACATCTTATAACACAAGAGGATATAGATAACGGATTCGGTAATGCACTGAATGAGGAATGGCTGATACTTACTGCTTCTAATGGAGATAGATTTGAAGTGTCTCTGGAAGACTTTGTAGTTAAAGGACAAATAACTAATACTATTATTACCCAGACTAAGAATGGTAATATTGCATCAGAGTTAAGGATTAATAATCCAATTACTAATAGGTCTGTAGATTTATTAACTTCAAACTTTGGAGTTAGGGCAGACTTAGTAGTTGATACTGATGCTGATTCTAACATAGTTATTACTAAGGGTGATAAAGGAGTTGTTTGTAAATTTAGTTGGGAAGGTACAGAATACCCAGTAAGAATTAAAGCCGTAGATACTTACGATGAGTATTTACTACAGACTTTGGAACCTAATACCATTTACTTCATAAAGGACATTAAGTCTATTTACCTTAATGGAGTTAAATATGCCTCTGAAGGTGGTGGAGGTTTAGACCCTGACTTGTATTATACTAAATCAGAAACTGATGCTCTTATATCTAATATTGAAAGTGACTTAGACAATAAAGTTAGTTTGGTTGATGGTAATATAGTATTAGAGGAAGGTCAAGGAATTGTGGTTAATCGTAGAGACGGTGTTCAGAATTTAATATCATCTGACAATTCCGGAGGGTTTAAACTTGGTAATGTTAATTCTTATCTGGAGATATATACTAACACAAGACCAGCTGTTGTAGTAGGGGAAGACACTGATTCACTTGCATTAATGTCAGACTTGACTTCTTATACTTGGAATGAAGTAACTACTGCTAAAGCTACCAGACTCGCTGATTTACCAGAGAGTTATCCAGTAGGAACTTTAACAGTTAAGCATTCTGAAGGAGAAGTTAGTTACGACGGTTCCGAAGATGTATCTATTGACTTAACACATATACAACAATCAATTAATACATTGAAAGATACTATGGAGTACTTACTATCTACTAAACAAGATAAGCTTGTTAGTGGAGTTAACATTAAGAAGATTAATGGTAAGTCAGTACTCGGTAATGGAGATATACTTATATCTTCTGATTCTACAGCTATTAGATATAAGGGGTCTGTAGCTACTCGTATGTATTTACCTTCTGCTCCAGAAGTAGGTGATATTTACAACGTTATTAATGACGGTGCTAACTATGCTTGGAATGGAGAAACTTGGGAAACATATGGAACTATAACTCCAACTGGAGTAGATTTGTATAAGAATGCCAGTGGTGAAATAACTGGCGGGGAGGTAAGATTCAGTGATAATACTGTGCTCCCTATTAACATATTTATTAAATAACATCATTAAATTTTATGGCACAATTAAAATTTTACAGAGGGTTAAAAGCCAATTACGTAGCTGAAACTACTCACAAGGATGGGATTTACTTTGCTACAGACACCAATGAAATCCTTATGAATGGTAAGGCTTACACAGGAGCTCTAGCTGCTGGTAAAGTCGTTACTAATGTAGCCTTGTCTTCTGATAAAAGCAAACTGGTCATTACTTACTCTGATACTACTACAACAGAGATTGAAGTAGGTAGCGGTAAGTATACATCAGCTATTGAGGACAAAGATTTAGCTATGCCTAATGCTGTCGGTGGTATCGCTAAAGGAACTAAGGTAAGTGCTCTGGAAGGACAGACATATGATTATATGTGGGATGAACTGCTGTTCCCTACTATTAATCCTACATTTACTGCTCCTACTGCAAGCATCTCATTTAAGAGTTATTCAACTCCTCAAGAAGTTGGAGCTACTGCACCTACTGCTGCTAACTTCAACACTAGTCTTAATAAGGGAGCTATTACCTTAAATGGAACAAAACAAGCAGACAGGTCTGGTAACTTAGATGCAGATAATTCATTTATCTTCGTAAATGGACAAGAGTCTAACACAACTCTGCCTACTACTGTAACACTTGGTAATACTACTTATACTTATAAGGCAGCTTATTTGCAAGGACCTCAACCTAAAGATAACAAAGGAAACAATTATAGCACTCCACTTGCAGCTGGTTCGGTTAACTCTTCAGCTATCACACTTAATGGTACATATCCTTGGTATGCATCTACAAGTACAGCTTCTTCTGGTACGCCTGTGGTTAAACAAGCTCTTATTGCTTGGAATACTTCTACTGGAGCTATGACTACTCCTAGATTTGAATTACAACCTTCTGGTACTCTTCCACAGGTATTCAAGCTGCCAAGAGCTGTCGCTCAACTTCAAATGTTGAACACAGTATCAGGTAACATGGAAGTTATAGGACTTAGTGACTGGACTAAGACAGAAGAAGAGATTACTATTGGAACCACACCTGTAACTTATTCAGTTTACACTTACAATGGTTCTACTAGAGGTTCAGTAACTTTAATCGCTAAATTCTAATTTGACATATGGCAAGAAATAAAGGTACATTCCAATTTGCAGCCAACTTTGAGGTTAAACTTCAAGGTGCTTTAGACCCAAGAATCTTAGTAGATAATAAGTCTGAACTTATTAATAAAGAGACTTGGCCGTATGATGGCGATACTATCTACGTATATAATGGATTGCTAGTAGCCGTTGCTGCTGATAAGGCAATTTATATGCTAGTTGATAAAGATAAAATTCTGGAAGCAGATTACTCCGGATGGAAACAAATGGACGTTGCTGCTGCACAGACAGTAGAGATTATTGACAACTTAAATTCTTCTTCTACCACTGCTGCATTGTCAGCTAATCAAGGTAGAGTATTAGGACAGAGAGTTACTACCCTTGAGGGCAAAATTTCTTCTGTATATTCATACAAAGGCTCCAAAGCTACTTATGCAGAACTTCCTAGTGATGCAGCAGCAGGTGATGTATGGAATGTAGAGGAAGCTCATGACAATCATCCAGCTGGTACTAACTGGGCATGGACTGGTACAGCATGGGATGCTCTGGGTGGAGCTATTGACCTGTCTGCATACTACAATAAGACTCAAGCAGATGCTGCAATTGCAGCTGCTGTTGATGCAGAGAAGACTTTAAGAGAAGCAGCTGATACTGCATTAGACGGTAAAATTACTACTAATACTCAAGCTATTGCTAAGATTAATGGTAGTGCTGATGCTGAAGGTTCTCTAGCTAATACTCTGAAACAGGCTAAAGATTATGCAGATACTAAAGTTAGTGATGTTAGTAATTTAGTAGCTAATAAAGTTGATAAGGTAGAAGGTAGTACTCTGATTCCAGAAACTAAACTTGCACTTATTGACACTAACGCTTCAGATATTGATGCTCTAGAAGTTAGAGTTGCTGCTAACGAGGCTAAACTTGCTGGAATCACCACTACTGTAGTTTCGACAATTAATACAGCTATCGATGCAGCTATGGCTTGGCACGAAGTAACTGAATAAAACACATAATATATTAAAATGGAGAAAATGTTTGTACACGTAGCGAAGAAGTCCACATTTACCAGTGAACTACAAGAACAATACACCAATAGTATTGTTTTCATTAAAGATTCACAGGAGATTTATACTCATGGAACGTTCTACGCTATTCCCGATTCTTACAAAGGCAAAATTACTTCATTGGAGAGTGCTGTGGCAGCTTTACAGGCTGCCAAGGCCTTCTCTAAAGTTTCTGACGGTACTAATGTTGCAGAGTCTCCTTCTCATGACGGAACTCTTAAATTCAACAAAGGCTCTAATGTAAATATCACTGTCGGAACAGATGGAGTAACAATTAGCGCTACAGATACTAAATACACACAAGGTTCTGGTATCTCTATTAAAGGTACTACAATTAATCACTCTAATTCAGTAACTGCTGGCACAGCTAAAGGTGATAATAGTAAGACATTAGCATTTGGTGGAACGTTTACTATTCCTAGCATTACTTATGATGCACAAGGACACGTTACAGCTAAAGGAACCACTACAATGACTATGCCAGCTGCTCCTTCATTTACTAACTGGCAAGCTAAGAATGTTGTTGGCGCTTCTGCTACAGCTACAGCTAATGCAGCAACTACTAATGCTACTACATTCTTGAACTTAATTGAGAATGGTGCAGTAAGAAGCTCACATCAAATTACTGGTACTGGTAAAGTAACAGTTACAGCTGATGCTACTGGTAAAGTAACAATTAATGGTGCTGCAACCACGGCTGCTTCTGGTTCTGCTAATGGTACTATTGCAATTGACGGAACTGATGTTGCTGTTAAAGGATTAGGTTCTGCTGCATATACAGCATTGTCTGCATATGCAACTGCTGCTCAAGGTACTAAGGCTGATAATGCTGTTCCAAATACTAGAACTGTAAACGGACATGCACTTAGTGCTAATGTTACTGTTACTAAAGCTGATGTAGGCTTAGGTAACGTAACAAATGAATCTAAGGCTACAATGTTTACAAGCCCAGCGTTTACTGGAACTCCTACAGCTCCTACTGCTGCTGGTGGAACTAATACTACTCAAATTGCAACTACTGCATTTGTAATTAACGAGATTGGAAGTAAGATTTCTGCTGCTCAAGCACTTAGATTCAAAGGAACTATTGGCACAGACGGTGATGTAACTGAACTTCCAGCTAATCACACAGTTGGAGATACTTACGTAGTTAAGGCTGCTGGTAACTTTGCGGGCGAAGGCTGTGAAGCAGGTGACATGATTATCTGTGTTAAATCTGGAACGACTGCTGCAAATGGTGACTGGTCAGTTATTCAGAGAAACTTAGACGGTGCTGTTACTGGCAAATCCCTAACTGCTAACGCAGTAATTTTAGGTAACGGTGGGTCTACTGTTAAAGCTCTAGCTAATGGTACTGCTGGATACGTACTGAAAGCCACTGCTAGTGGTCCTGCATGGCAAGCAGAGAAGGACACAGTTTATACTCACCCTGCTGGAGGTGCTCCTAGTAAAACTTCTGGATTCTATAAATTCAGCACAGATTCTACTAGCCACGTTGCTTCAGTAACCGCTGTTACTAAGGCTGATATTACAGCTTTGGGTATTCCAGGAGCTGATACTAATACTACTTATACGTTCGTTGGAGGAAACGGCTCATTCAGCGTAACTCCTTCTGGAGGTTCTAAACAAACAGTTAGTATTGGTAAACCTGCTACTGCTGGCGCGGCTGATACTGCTGCTAAATGGGCTACTGCTCGTACTATCACAGTTAGTGGTGGTGTAACTGGAAGTGTTTCTTTAGATGGTTCTGCTAACGTTACACTAGCTACTACTCTAGCCAATCTTCCTTCTAATAAGGTAACTGCAATGACTGGTTATACCAAACCGTCAGATACAGGTGCAATTGCTGCTGGTGATTCACTTAATGCCGCTATTGGTAAACTAGAAGCTGCATGGGATTGGGTTGAACTATAATATATGTACAAGAAGGAGGGAGTAGCATCCCTCCTTTATTTTATAATGATTAAAATTTAAGTGATATGGCAATTAATAAGAAATTAATTCACTTTAATAAGAAAACTACTTTTAACTCACAGAAGTTATCAGCCAATGCTTCTAATACTCAATATCAGGTAGGAGGTACTGGAACTGTTCAGACTGGAGCTCCTGACATTAATTATCAATCTATAGTTTATATTAAAGATTCTAAAGAAATTTGGACACACGGACAGTTCTATGCTACCGCTGTAACATGGAGTACCATTACAGGCAAACCTAGCTTTGCTACTGTAGCTACTTCAGGTAATTATAATGACTTGAGTAACAAGCCTACAATTCCTACTAAGTTACCTACTCCAAACGTATTAACCTTTACTGGTGCAGTAACAGGTACATGGGACGGTAGTGCTGCTAAAACAGTAAATATACCTTCTGGTTCCTCATATACACTACCATTAGCGTCAAACAGTACTCGTGGAGGTATCAAGTTATCAAGTAGCACACAGGGAGGAACTCCTAACGGAATTACTACAACTTCAGGCAGAACATATGCTGTTCAGGTTAATAGTAGTGAACAAGCAGTGGTAAATGTTCCTTGGACTGATACTAAATATACTCTTCCTACTGCTTCAGCTACTACACTTGGTGGTGTAAAAGTAGGAAGTGGTTTGGCAATTAGTAATGGTGTTCTATCTGCTACAGGTGGTGGAGAAGCCGACTCAGTTGCATGGGGCAATGTGACAGGTAAACCATCATGGATTGGTTCTTCTAAACCTTCTTATAGCTGGTCAGAAATCACAAGCAAGCCTACCTTAGTTAAACAAGTAGAACCTGGAACTCCCAGTACGGATTGGCAATCAGCGTATGTTCCATTAGATGTTACATACAGTGATACGTCTATTTCTCATAAAATCATTTCTTTACCTATGGCTTCTCCAGCAAGCGGTAATAGTCAAGGTCGTGCAGGTTTAATAACTGGTGTTGATAAGAAGAAACTTGATGACTTTACAGATACAAAGAACACAGCAGGTGCAACAAATTCTACTGATAGACTATACCTAATTGGAGCTACATCACAAGGAGCTAATCCACAAACTTACAGTAAGAATGGTGTTTACATAGAAGATGATGGAATCCTTATGTCTTTGCAAGGATTTGAAGGTGGTGCAATTACATCAACAGCAGCTATCTATGCAGCTAATGGATTCTTTGATACATCTGATGCTAGAGTAAAAACTAACGTAGTAGAAATTGATGCAAGTAAAGCTGATGCTGTTAGACTAGTAGAGTTTGATAGAACAGACAAAAAACATCATGGCTATGGAGTAATTGCTCAAGAACTTGAGAAAGTGTATCCAGAAATGGTGAACACTGATAGTGAAGGATTTAAATCAGTTAACTATAACGAACTTGCTATGGTTAAAATTAAATATCTAGAGGATAAAGTTGCAAGACTTGAAGCTCTAGTTGGAAGATTACTTGCAGAGTAATTATTATAATCTCATAACGTTTTCATTAAGAAGGTCGTCAATAGACGGCCTTTCTTTTAACGAGAGAATCGGTAACGAGTCTCAAGTTTTAACTAACCAAATCTGGAAAGGTAGAGTAGAAGACCTTCAAGAGAAGAGTGCAATGTACGTAGATATCGTATCTCGTGATAATGCACAGAATTTAAGATTATGTGATGAGCTTTACAAGAGGAGAGAACAAGATGTTCAGGAGAAAGCTGATTTGTTCGCTAGACTAAGTACTAGAATCTCTGATTTAGAGAAGAAAGAAGCTGCTACAGCTGCTGCTCTACCTCTAATGTTCGAGCTTAACAAAGTTAATGCTGAAAGATACACTGATGCTTGCTGCTGCAAGTCTGAAACTAATCTGTTAATGACTGCTAATGGATTACAGCGTCAACTTGACCACAAGATTGATGGACAGTTGAAATATGCTTACAGTGACCTGTGTGCACCTGTTCCAAGTATAGCTCCACTATACTGTAGCCCATTCACAAGTTACGGAACTGGCATGTATGCTGGAACTGCTGCTAGTAACTTCAACGCTGTAAATACAGCTATTAACACAGTTACAGGCGGATGTCCTTCTTGTACAGCCCAATAACTTAAGATAACCCATAAAAGGGAGGCTACAATCTAAGTGGTCTCCCTTTTATTATTTAATTCAAATTTAATTATCGTATGAAAGTTAAAATTACACCAACTGGAGAAAGTGCTCAAGTAATGGAGTTTAATGTATCGTTACCGTGTGGAGCAAATGCATCAATTGCTCCTGTGTCTACATTAACAGTTACACAGAGATGGGCAAAAGTCGTTAACGTTTCAACTACAGGAACGGAGTACGTACAAGTTACTAAATTTGATGTTATTCACAATATCCAATACACTGATTGTAAAGGAAATGTAAGAGTGTCTACAGAGTCTACATCTACGATTATGGAGACTGCTGCAACTAGTGAAACTATTACCACTTTGACACCAACAGTAACTAAAGTTATAGATGTGATTATACCTAACGGAGTTAGTATTGTTAGTCAACAAGTACTTGATGAATTGCCTACTTCTCTTCCTGTTAAGGGACATTGTGCATATTCAGTATTTGATGTTAGAGTAACACCTGCTCCTGCACCAACAGCCGCAATTGCGTCAGTAGCTAAATCTAAATAACATGTTTGGACAACCATTCGGTAGTAACTACACGGATTTACAGAACCATTACATGCAACAATTACAAGCGATGCAACAAGCTCAACAAGCACAGCAGAAGACCCAACCTATTCTAGATGAAATAAACAGAGAGGTTGGGTCTCTGTCTTTAGATGAGCAGAAGGTTCTAGCACAGATGCCAGAATATCAAATGGCTAAGCAAACCTATGAAGCTGGCTTTATGTCATTCTTAGGCACTAAGTTTAGTCAAGAGTTCGTGTCATCAGCAGATGGTAAAGTAGCAGCTGATAATCTATTAGCTACTATTAGAAAGAGTAAAGAGCACATTCATGCTCAATTAAAAGCTAAAGAAGATAAGGTTAACACATTATTAGAACTTGTGGAACAGGACCCAGAGATTAAGAAGAGATTAGACGAAGTTATGTTAAGTAAAAGTAAGTAATGAGCGATAAAGAAATTGTATTTCAAGCTATTAATAAGTATGCTAAAGACTTGGCGAGTAACCTATTTCATTTTAATAGCGTGGCAAGTCAAGCTGTTATCACATACGTAGTTAAGAATATGGAAGATAAATATGGTAAGTATTTAGACATATTCACAGACGTGCACGGCAATATTAATCTGGAATTGCTTGCCAATGCAGTTAAAGCAGAGATGAAAGAGAAGTCTGCTGATGGGTTTGTAGTTAACATTCTTAACAAGCCAGTAAGGTTTGGAGAGGACGACGTTAATCAATTAGTAGAAATATTTAAGACATTTAAACAGAACAATTAATCCAAATTCGAGCCATGATTAATTTACGATTAGAGAGAACTTATAAAGGTGTGTCTTATACTATAGGGAAGCTGTACCTAAACGGTAAGTATTTCTGTGACACTCTTGAGGATACAGACAGAGGGCTGAAAGATACTATGCCTACAGAGGAAATTGAGAAGATTAAGGTGTATGGTAAAACCGCTATACCTACCGGCACATATAAGGTTGATATGAATACAGTCAGTCCTAAGTTTAAGGATAGGACTTGGGCTAAGCCATATAGTGGTAAATTACCTAGATTATTAGATGTTAAAGGTTACAGTGGAGTTCTTATTCACGTTGGTAATAAACCAGAAGATACATTGGGATGTCTTTTAGTTGGAGAGAATAAGGTTAAAGGGCAAGTTATTAATAGTACTGCTGCATTTAATAGACTTATGACTGAACTTAATAAGGACAAGAATATAGAAATAACTATTGAGTAATGAGCAACTTTGATAAATTATTTGGAAGAACTTATAGTACAGTAGGTAACTCTGATTCTGACTTTATTATTAAAACTAGAGGACAGGTTAAGGTACAATGGGGCAAGAAGTTCATTGACATTATAAAGGACGGCAAACTTAATGTTGATGCAGAGGTCATTAAGAAAGTATCTTCTCCTGACAGAATAAGTTCTGATGGTATTTATTATGTGGAGAGCACTAATGAAGTAATGCTCAAAATAGGAAATACTGTTATCAATTTATCTGATGATGGGTCAGGAACATTTGTATCGTTTTTATCTAAGCAAGACACTACAGAAGAGCAGAAGGCAGTAGCCTGTTCTAATATAGGATTCAGATATGAAACTGAGGAGGCTGCTACTTTAGCTGGAGTAAGGAATGGGGTGGTTTTTATTGATGAAACTGAACGTTTCTTTATTGTCAATGATGGAATATTTACTAAGTATCCGTCTGAAATAAGTATGCCTTATACAGGCCAATTTGTTATCCAGAAGTCTGATAGTTCTGTAGGGGCTATAATCATAAATGGAGAGGGAATTGGCAATGCTCTTGTATTAGGTACCACTTCTAATGGAGCTTCTTTATATAGAGAGAACGGTGCTACATATGTGAAAAACAGTGCAGGCAACATAATACTAAGAATAGGTAATTCAAACGTGGTAGTTGCAGGAACGTCTGAAACTATCTTCTCTACTGATATTACAACTAGCGGCTCTGTCATATCTGACTCTATCTCTTCAAATTCGTTTTCAGATAATTACGGATTTAAATTGTATATAGAGAACGGTAAATCTAAATTAGTAGTTGACAGCGTTATAGAACGTAGCCCTTCTGACAATTCTGTAGAAGTAACCTTTTCGGAGCTGTTGGAACTCATCAATAATGAAGACTTGATAGTAGGGGCTACGTATGTAATAAAAGACTTTCAGAATGAGTGGGAACTAACTACTGAAGATGATACACAGGAGCCTTCCAATGAGGATGACACAAAAGATGATGAAGAATTAACTGATGAGAGTGAAAGTACTCCAGACCCTCCTGTTAACACACGACCTCTAGTAGTTACAGCAACCACTACTTCTACTTTAAATCCGATAGCATATTATAAAGACTTTCCCAGTTGGGAAATTGAATATGATGTGAATTACCAAGAAGTGTTTCAACTTCCTGGAATTGATGAGGATGGAGCATCTGTAATGGAAGATGTAACGGCTAAGGGGAGAATTACTAAATTAACAGATGAGAAGGGCAATTCCTGTAACTATGACTTTAAACATCTAAAATTTAAAATCACCGAAGACGGTGTAGATAAGTGGATTTATACATTTAGAAACGGAGAAGAGGATTTAAGTTTAACTGATACATGTAGGAATAATGTATTAACTGTTAATAATTACGAGATTAAATCTGAAACTGTAACTGTACGTGATAATGGTAATATTGTTACATTACAAGGAACTCTTTCTGATAACAACTTTGGAACTATTAATAGTAACTTTAACTTTTCCGGGACTGCTAATAAATTGAATGTGTCCAGAACATTAGAGAATGTAACATTTAAAGAAGATTCTACTATAGATGAGGTAGCTATTAGAAGTCTTACTAACGTAACATTTAATGAATCGTTCTCAAGGACTACATTCCATTCAGATATAAACGATGTTGACTTTGATACTACTGTATACGCTCTACTTTATGATAATGAAAAGGTAAAAGATGTATATTACAACAATAATACAGTCTCTGTTATTTGTATTCCTGATATGTCAACTGCAACATCTGGAATACCTGCGGGCACAATAGTAATGTATAACGGAACATCTGGAATACCTGCGGGCTGGGCTATATGCGATGGTACTGAAGGTACTCCTAACTTGACTGGCAACTTCATTAAAGCCAGTGAAACTGCTGGTGAAACAGGGGAATTTATACCTGCAAGCTCCGGTAGTTCAACTGAAACTCCTATTACATATTACTCATTAGTGTTTATTATGAAATTGGCTTAATGGAGATAGCAATATTTAGTGATAGATTACTAATTTACGTTAAATTAAGAATAATTAGTCTTTAATTTTAAGGTATGGAAATTTATCACTAAATTTGCAAATAACTTTAAAAGGGAATAATATGGACATGAAATTAGAAGAATTAGGTTTTGACGATGAAGACCTGCTAGGTGAAGACGGTGTAGTGCAAACAGGAGACCCTGATGATGACATTAAACGTTGGATTGACAATGATACTCCAGTAGATTTGGATGAACCATTGGACAATCAAGAACCACCTAAAGAAGGTGACGGAGATACAGAACCTACAGAGGATGATTTAATCACAACTATGCTCAAAGCTAAAGGAATCAATCCAGAGGCTATTAAGTTCCAAAATGATAACGGAGAAGTAGAAGAAATTCCATTCTCTGAACTATCTAGGGAAGAGCAATTAGAGCTTTTAAACTATGATGATACAGATTATAATTATGGTTTAGAGCCAGAAGAGATTGACCTTATTAACGAGCTTAGAAGAAATAATTTAAGTGTAGATGACTACCTGGAATCTCATAGACGTCAAGCTATTCAGGATTACCTAGACCACCTAGAAGATGAACCAGAATATCAAGTAGATGGCATGACAGATGATGAACTATTTATTGCAGATTTAAAGGCAAATGTCCCAGAACTTACTGATGATGAAGCTTTAGAACAGTTAAATCTTGAGAAGCAAAACGAAGCTCTCTTTAATAAGAAGATGAGCGGAATGAGAGCTAGCTATCAGCAACGCGAAGAAGCAGCTATGCAGCAAGCTCAAGCAGAAGCAGAAGCTCAACAGAAAGAAATGTATGAAGCTTACGAAGACGAAATTTTACAAGCTATTCAAGATAACGAAACTATAGATTTGGGAGAGTCATCATTAACGCTATCAGAGGACGATATGAATGAAATTGCTTCCTTTATCTTAGATTCAGATGCTGCTGGAGTAAGGTACTTAGCTAAAGCCATTAATGACCCACAAATGCTAGTGCAGATGTCGTGGTTTGCTCTTAAAGGACAAGAAGCTATACGTCAAATCTCCGAATATTATAAACATCAGATTACAGAGCAATCCAAAGCCAATTATAAAAAAGGTTATGAGGATGCTAAGGCTGGCAGAGCCTCTAATCCTGCTAAGACTGTAGTTAAAAGACCAGAGCAGCAAACTGGTCGTAAACCTAAAACAACATCTATTTACGATTTAGATTAAATCCAAATAAATTATTATGATAGTAGCAAATTTCGTAACTAATCGCGCCACTATGGGCGACACTAGAACTTATGAAGACTTCTATAAGTTTCTAGGAACTAAACCAACTAGACTTGGTGTAGTATCAAGACTCTACCCAGAATTGACTGCTTCTTACCTAACAGAATCTTTGAGAAACATCTTCTACATGGATTCTAAATCAAATAACAAGTACAGAAGCATTGACTCAATGTACTTTGAATGGGAAGTTGAAACCAACTACATTAAGAGAGTTGAGTTTGCAGATGTACCAACTGAAACTGGAGAGAACGGAACTGAAATCGTAATGGCTTTCAAAGAGAACTATTACCAGAAGTACGACATCTTCAAGATTGACAAAACAATGCAGCAATGCTATGTAACCCAGAGACCGGTTCGTAAAGCTGATAATTACTGGGAAGTAACTGTTAGAATTATTGACAACGACTACTCTAGTGTTCTTGACCTTAGCGGATGCCAAATTGGTGACACTACTCGTTTCCAATCTAACGCTATGCCAGAAGCACACGAAGAGGGATATGTTAAATATCAATCTAACATTGAAAGACACAGAGGTTATATTACTACTCACAGATGTGATGACAGTTATACAGCTCTGTATGCTGCACAAGAAGACGTTCTTATTAAAATAGGTGAAGGTAAAGGTAATGGTCAGATGTCTGAAACTATGTACCGCATGGATAAGACTCAATCTAACTTGCTGAAGAACTTCCTATATGTAAGAAACAACGGTTTGCTGTTCAACAAAACTAACGTTGACAAGAATGGTAAACCGACACTGTTCGACCCTGACACTGGTCGTCCTATCTACATTGGTGATGGTATCATCCCACAAGTAGAAAGATTTGCATCTAAATATGCATATAATAAGCTTACTGTGGAAGCATTCACTACTGCTATCGCTATGATGAATGAAAAGAGTGAGAATCCAACTGGTAACAAATATGTACTTATTTGCAATGAGAAAGCTTGGCAAGACGTACAAACTTGTCTATCAGAATGGCTTGCAAGATTCAAAACTTGCGGAACTTATCTGTGGTCTAAGAAAGCTAACGGCTATGTTGACGTTGGTGCTACATTCCAATCTTATGAAATCGGTGGTAACACAATTTCATTCAAGGTTGACCGTACATTCTCTCGTGAATGGGGTAGCGACAAGGGCTTCATGCTAATGTTAGACTTGACTGCTGACAAAGTAAGTGGAGAACCAGCTATTCAAATGTTCACTCTTAAAGGTGGTGACTTCATCTCTAATAAATATCCAGGTGTTGGTGGACTTGATGGTCTAAGCTCAGGTGTAGTTTCTAGCCCTGTAGCAGCTTCTAAACTAATCAACTGGGGTTATTCTGGTGTTGGTGTATTCTCACCATACAGAAGCTTTATTATGAAAGAAGTGTAATTAAATAAGTAGATATTGTGGGGAAGGCATAGACCTTCCTCACATTATTTTACAAGATAGTAATTTATATTAAGTAAATGATTGAAATAATATGGCTAATGAAACAGACAACATAATTGTCTTAAGAAGTGTATTCGGTAAAGTAGGACAAAAGTACTTCCTTAATCCAGTTAGAGACCCACAGACAGGTAGATATCCTGACTGTGTAAGACCAGTAGATAGTAAAGGTGATATGCTATTAAGAGGAGAAGAAGATAAAGGTAAATGCTTGATTGCAGAGAACCGTGTATTTATTATTGAAGACGGTAAAACATTTGACCTTAATGACCCTTGGCAAGCAGCTGAATGGTATTCTATTCAACACTGTCCTATGATTGCTATGTCTCGTGACCAACGTGACAAGAATGGTAATTTAGTGATTGACGGTGACTCTAAGAGATACGGAGGAGCTGAACTTTACGTTGAAAGACCTGGTTATGAAACTAATAAGCGTGTTAATAAGAGACGTCTTATCCATGATGCTGAAGAGTATATCATTAAAGACCCACAAGGTGCTGCTGGTAGACTTAAAATGGCTAAATTGCTTGGACGTAACATGCGTAATGCTCCTGATGCCGACGTAGAAGACTTCTTGATGAACATTGCGTCTAAGGACCCAGAGAAGATTATTAATCTATATACTGGTGATGACATTGCACTTAGACTTCTGTTTATTGATGCTAAAGACAAACGTGTAATATACGTTAAGAATAAAGTATATCTATATAGCGAGAATCAAATTCCATTGGGCGCAAGTGATGATGCAGTTATTACTTGGATGAAGAGTCCACAGAATAGAAGAACTCTTGAACTAATTAAGAGGGACACATATCCGGAACTGTATGAACAACCAGAGCCTGATTTTACTAACAAAATAAAAGATGAAGAGACTAAGAAGTCATCTTCAACTGGTAACTATATTAAATAATGACTGCTAGACAGGTTTATGAAGGAACCGCTACTGAAGTAAATAAAGTACAGTCTATGACTCTATTATTAGAGGATTTTAACTACTTCTTTAATAAGGCTATATATCAATATATTAATAAGAGATATAATATATATGATATTAACCAACAGACTACTGACGACATTAGGGTTCTAAAAGCTACAATAGCCCTTCCTGTAACACTTGCTACGTCCGCTTACGGAGACACAGAAGGTCTTGATTCACTATATGGCGCGACGTATGAAGTGGAATTACCTAGTGATTACTTACATTTACTTAATTGTGTATGTGATTTTGAACTAAAGAAGACTTTCAAATGTTATAACGCTGGCTCCAGAGTTCAAGTCGGAGCTAGCCGTTTAACATCTGACGCATGGTCTCAAATCATTCAGAATATCTATATGAGACCTAGCTATAAACGTCCTTATTTTTACATACACAATGTTGACATAAATACTAGCAATCCTACTAACCCGTATGATGCTGTTAATAATCCACATGGTACTGATATTAGTTCTGCTAAGACTGATGCTGATACTAATGCTACAGAAGTAACTGGTGGATTGCCAAGAACAATTTCTATTGGTGGTAATGCTGTTACCACAGTAGAAAGAGAAGGACAGATTCGTTTCGGTAATCCTTCTACTGTTAGAATGGAGATACGGTACGGGAAGGACCATACTCTATTTGAGTTAAAGAAAGTATATGTGGACTACCTGAAAGCTCCACAAACTATACGATTGACACAAGAACAGATGGATATGACAGAAGACACATCCCAAATTATGGAATTTCCTGATTACGTGTGTCACGAGATTATTAATGAGCTGGTACATATAATCTTGGAGAACGAAGGTAATCCTAGATTACAAACACATATTCCGATATCAACGTCAGTTGCAAATCCAGCTCAGCAACAGACACAAACCAAATAATTATTTAAATTATGTTTAAGTGGACAAACACATTAATCGTAAATTCTAATTTAGATTCTAGTGGCAAACCAAAATGGTCAGCACAGGCTGAAGACACTGGTAGTGGAGTTGTAGGTAGCTTCGAATTTAAAAGAGTTAACAAATTCCTCAAACCAAACGTAGTAGCAATCTATAAGAAAGAGGCATCAGACCCAGTACTTGGTAAAGTTACTTTCACTATGAGCAATCAAGGTGTAGGTAATTATAGAGTTGCTCTTTACATCAGACTATCTGGAAGCCAGAACTCTTATTACTCAAATGACTTCGTATTCAAAGGTAAACCTTTGATGTATGAATTTGCAATTAAGAATGCAAGTGCTACAGCAGCAGATGTTGCTAAAGAAGCAGCTAGAGTAATTGAGAAGATTCAGACTATCTATGGAGACCACTGGATTAAAGCTAGTGCAAATGGTAACAACCTTGTTATTGAAGGAATGGATGAATATCAACTATTTACTAAAGCTGAAATTCAGAAATTCAATCCAGACTTGAACACTGCTTTAGTTGGTGGAGAGTTTGAAACAATTGCAACAGCACTTCCAGCTGACGACCCAGACTACGATGGACAAAACACT